AAGTGATGCAACGACTGGTGTTATATTTGTTCATATAGAAAAACAATTTGCAGTTGAAGATTTATATAACGTTAATATAACAAATCCAATTCAAGGCGACTCATTAATTTATGAGAATAATCGTTGGTTAAATCGAAATTTTGGTTCTATTACAAAGGAATCAACCGGATTTGTGGTTCCAGAAAATGTTACAGTTACATATAATAGCACTGCTAGAACCATTACATTAACTGGAAGTGATATCAGTGCATATTGGAGAAGTAATGCAACCCCATTAACAGGAACTACATGGACATCAGATCCGCATCCCGCTGGAGTTACAACTCCTCAATTTCTATATTATAACGGAACTGCATTTGTATGGTCTTCAATACCATGGAGTTTCAGCGATCTTCACATAGCATATGTTGGATTTGCATCAACTGGAACTTATACAGGATCACTAAGAGAATGACACGGAACAATGCAATGGCAAGTTCATAGAGAATTACATAATACAGTAGGATGCTATCTTGGTGGTGGTGGTGATGTGACTAGTTATGTATTAAATTCAACCACAGCAATAGACAGAAGACCTGATATAATACAAACTATTTTATTTGATGAAGATTTACAAACTACAAATTCTGCATTAACTACTAAATTATACAGCCAAATATATTTAAGTGGTGCTGGTTCTACACGAACTTATATTGACAATGCAAGCGATATAATTCCATTAAGTGGATCTCAACCATATTGGAATGAATATACAGGTGGTGCATGGACACAATCATTAATACCAAATAATGAATATGCATGTATTTTTATAGTGGCTGCACCAACAGCATCCGATACAGTATCACAACTTCATAGATACGTATTTGTTCAACCACAAACTCATTTTTCAACTTTAAGTGCAGCTCAGAATTATGCATCAAATAGTATAGATTTTGGTGATGCAACAACATTAGCACCTGAATTCAATTTTATCGGAAAAATAATTATTAGGTATACGGGTGGTGATTGGTCGATAACCGAAGTTAGTAAGTTAACTGGAAGTAAAATAACTCAAACAGTATCATCTGGACAAATTGGAAATCAAGGTTATCAAGGTAATCAGGGTAATCAAGGTGCGTCTGTAACCGGATCACAGGGCAATCAAGGTAATCAAGGTAATCAAGGCAGACAAGGCAATCAAGGTGCTTCAGTTACTGGATCACAAGGTAATCAGGGTAATCAAGGTAATCAAGGTAATCAAGGTAATCAAGGTGTGTCAGTTACTGGATCACAGGGAAACCAAGGTAATCAAGGTAATCAAGGTGTGTCAGTTACTGGATCACAAGGTAATCAGGGTAATCAAGGTAATCAAGGTAATCAAGGTGCGTCTGTAACCGGATCACAGGGCAACCAAGGTAATCAAGGTAATCAAGGTGTGTCAGTTACTGGATCACAAGGCAACCAAGGTAATCAGGGTAATCAAGGTGCTTCAGTTACTGGATCACAAGGTAATCAAGGCAATCAGGGTAATCAGGGTGCATCCAATACGACTACGTTTTATCAACATAGCGCAATGATGGGAAGTGCAACTGGTACAATTGGATATTATTCCATACATCCACAACTAGCAAATCCATTTGAAAATGCTATAACAACCGCAGGTGATTCATATAATAATGGTAAATTAAATCCGTTTATTATGCCATTTGCATGGAAATTAACTGAATTACATGTATCTGTTGGTCATTGTGCAGTTGCTCAATCTACAGCAGCAGCTAACCCAACTATGAGAATCGAATTTTTCTCTCATACAGGAACCAGTAGAACCTCATTAGGCTCAATTGATGTTCCTCTCAATGGAGCAAACTGTGGCGTATTTAATAATTTAGGATCTGATAATTTTCAGACGGCATCTGTAACGAATATAACAACTATATCAGGCAGTTTACGAGATTTAATAGGATGGCAATTCACTAACAGAGGAGCCAGTAATGATCAAATAAATGCGATAGCGCAATCAACTTTAAAAATAAAAATTGAGAAGGTATAAAAATACGTATGAGTAAAATATTATTCAATCGAATTCAAAATATAAGCGAAAATTCTATTACAGTTGCTGGTGATACAGTTACAACGGGATCATTTTTATATGTTTGCAAAAATCCAAAATATTTTGCTAATTATATGAGTGATCTAACTAGCTTATATACACAGGGACTTATAAGTATTTATGATAATGCTAATAGCACAATCACATCAAATAATGTATGGGATAGTATAGATTATAACGTTCAAATTTCCAATAATCCAACTGTGGATACAACAAACAATCCAGTTGTTATATCGGTAGATACTACATTAAATGGATATGAAAACGGTATTATTTGCGTCCCAAATAAAACATTGGAAATAACATTACCTGCAATAAATACATTAACATCATATAAAGCAACCACAATAAAAAACGCTTCAAGTTATCCAGTTAATATAAATACATCAGGAAGCGACACATTTGACGGAACTGCTACTATACTAACATTAAATCCATTTGATGCAACAACAATAATACCAAATGCTGCCTTATCAGCATGGATGAAAATTGTATCTACGGGATCACAAGGTAATCAAGGAGCTGGATCACAGGGTAATCAGGGCTATCAGGGTGATTGTTCTGTGATATATGATGCAGTTGCTACATCCGAAGCTGAATTCGTTTCTGCATTAACATCCAGTACAGTAATTTCAATATATGTTAAATTACCATCAGGGGGCGAATGGACATTAGGCACAGCAGTGCCCTCAGTCACACTTGGATCATCAAAACGAATATATGGTGAAGCATTCTATATGAATGCTGTTACATTGAATTTAAATACATTTACAATTCGATTCCGAAATGACAAAATAGACGTTACGACAGGTGCTACGTCTATTACAGGAACTGGTCAACTATACATAAAGAAAATTAATATTCAAAGTGGTGGTACTATAACTGGACTGGCGGGTACTTCATATTATGAAAATACCACAACACCAGCCAACGTAACAAATTTCACCCAACAATTCTGGGATAATCCCATCAGAACAACTACATCAATAGCAGATGGGCAGGTATTAGCATATAGTGCATCCACCGGAGCATGGACTCCAACAAGTTCAGTTACTGGATCTCAAGGAAACCAAGGTAATCAAGGTAATCAAGGTGCATCAGTTACTGGATCTCAAGGAAACCAAGGTAATCAAGGCAGACAAGGTAATCAAGGTGCATCAGTTACTGGATCACAGGGTAATCAGGGTAATCAGGGTAATCAAGGAACTGGATCTCAAGGTAATCAAGGTGCTCAAGGTGCTCAAGGAACTGGCCCCATTGGAAATGTATCAGGTACTAACGTAGTTACTAGTATTGAAGTTGTTAGTGTAATACCAGATGTTGGTGCTAGAGTTTCGGGTAGATTATATTTCCTAATTGGATGAGTTTATGGCTAATACAAGTAATATAGCAATCAATTCAATATCAGCCATTTCTGATATTGGCATTAATACGGTAAATATGATAGAAGCATATCACTGGAATGGAACCGATTTGAATTTAGTATGGCAAAAAGGTGGATCATCGGATACATGGGTGACATATACAGATGGTTATGTGTTTTTAGCTGAATATACCCCATCAGTTAATATGGAAGTTAGTTCGTTTAAGATGATTCAAAATAAAAATACACCCGTGTATAATTATTTCCATGGTATATATGTAAAATCAACATTAGCACCCGTATCTAATTCAGTTATTGTAGGGATGGAGGGTGTCAGCATAGTTGCCGATGGTACGTATTTGGGGGAAAATAAATATATACACACATCTACATATTCTACGGGTTCATACCCATCATTAACCGCTGGTGTTACATATTATTTTGGATGTGCGGAACGTTATGCTGCATATAAAATATTAAGTGGATCTAATGTGGCTGTTAATGTAGCTGGGTGGTCGATTGGTAATAATCCTATACAAACCCCAGTATCGGTAGCAACCCCAATTTATTTAGAGGTGACAGCCGTATGATTTATCTAGTAAGAAATTCAATGAATTACGTAATTGGCGTATTTGACACAATAGCTTTAGCTAAAACGTATTTATCCAGTATTGGAGTAACTACATATGAAGACTTTTCATATTTAATGAGGATCGAAGATATGACTTATGCAAGTAGAATATGTTATGTAGATGGTATTTGTATATATAACAATAAAAATTTTTGGTTAAATACATCCAATACTATATATGATAATTATGAGTCTCATACGGTAACTGATTTCATGAATAAAATTGTGTATAAAGATCAATTTAAACAAGAAATGAACCGAAATTCAATGAGATTAAATAATATTTATACTACATCGGATGAAGTTAATTATAACATAGACATCGGATTTGAATTTATTACCTTATTTAGAGAAGAATGCGTTAACGCAGATTTGGGATCATTAAATGGATTATCTATTGCATCAAAAACTGCTAATTTAATACCATTAATAATGACTGGTTCATTCAAGGAATCATTAACAGTATTATCTACATATACAACAGATGAATATTTCACAACAGAACGATTATCTAAATATAAAGCAATGATAGCATCGGCTGATGTAATAACATATCAGAGATAGAGGTAGTATTATGAATGCACATATTGTATTAATAATGGGTAGCTTACAATATAAAGGCACTGGAATAATATCATCATTCAATGGACTTGAATTAGTTGAATTAACTAATGATATTAATTATTTAGTTAAATATAATAACAGTGATGAGATGTTTACTATAACAGTACCAAAAGGATTTATCACTGATTTTGGTACTGTTCCTAAATGGGCACAGTGTATGATAAATCCCAAAGGACAAGGTACATTAGCTTATATACTACATGACTGGCTATGTATTACCAATATATATAAAAGAAGTACGACAGATAAATTTCTATACCTCGCTCTTGATTATTGTGGAGTTTCATATAATAAACGAATAATAACTTATATAGCAGTTCGACTTTATTATATAATAACTAATAGAATTTTAGATATTAATATAAAAACTGCATTAGATTCATTAGATGCAAAATTCAAAATAAAAAAGACCGATTAACTCGGTCTTTTCTTTTATATTTTTATTTGTTTATCGTAGTCTTTTTGTGTTATTGGTTTAGATCCAATTGCAGTTGCTGTATTATTTAACGTCCATCCCTGTGTTTTAAATGCGTTTAATATTTTATCAACAGTCATTTCAGTCTTTTCATCAACTTCTTTAGCAACTTCTTCCTTTCCTTTATCATCAAATCGATCATTATAATCATATTCCATACGATTATAATTTCTATGTTCGGGACGACCCGGAGTTCCATACAAAGGATCTTCGGTTACGAATTCATCCTGAATTTTAGCTAATTTTTTAAAATCATGATTATGGAATTGCTTATATGCTCTGTCGGTAAAGTCATCACTTTCCTCACCAACATCACCAATACGTTTCAAATTTCTCTGAACGTCTGAAAAGAAATCTCTATATTCATGCTTAACATTAAAGTTAGCTTGTCCATTTAACATGGTCGAAGGAATGCTACTACTGCTCATATACTAAACCTATTTATTATAAGTTTATATAAATCCCTATTTCATTTTTTCAAGTATAGCAATGTATGCATCCAATGCTTTAATAATAGGGGCTGCTATATTAGTAAGTTTAGGAGCATATTCCTTTTTTGACTCAGGAATCCACGCATTTACATTTCTCAATGATGTTAATGTATTTTTCATATTCATCACAGTCGAATCTATGGGTGCTTTATTAGACGCTGGTTTAGTAGTGTTTAATGGTGCTGGTGCATTAGATGGTCTTCCTTGATTTGGTGCATCGCTGCATACAACATCAGCTAAATTACCTAATTTAGACAATACATCATTAAATTCATTTCTTTTTGCTGGTGCTGCGTCAAAGTTTGGTGTTTTTGGTATATTTAATGCGCTCTGTACTGTTTGTCTAATTTTATTAGTTGCGTCAGCATCAGGCTTTGCCTTATACTTATCCAAATTATTCATATCAACAAATCCCTCAGTTAATGGTTTCATTGGAATTTGAGGACGCTCATATTGTTTTGAGTTTGGCATCATTGGTGTATATGGCATGTCACCAATATCATCATCAGGATTATATTCTTCGGCATCTGGTGGCAACTCAACAAATCTCTGTTGTTGTTCTACTACTGAATCGGGTTGAATGTTATTTAAATCGTTAATATTCATAATTAATACCTTGATAGTTACTCTAGTTTATAATATAGATTTTTATAAATAAAAAAGAACCTTGGTTTTACCCAAGGTTCTTCGTGTAGTTTCTAGTGTTATCTAGATAGCTATACTTATGGTTGATTAGACCTCAGTATCGCCTTCTTGATTGCCGTTAGCGTCAAGACCAACACCACCCAAACCAGCTTCGCCATCGTAAGATGCGCCAGAGGTTTCCCATGGGTATGAGTCGCGGTTAGACGAATCAATACCAAGGATTGCGTAGTTGATGTTCTTGAAGTTAATCAAGCGGTAGAACTGACCAGCACCGAGCAAGTTAGCTACGATTGCGTAACGTGACTTGACGATCAAGCGTGGAGAACCATCTTCCTGACCAGCAGTTTTTGTGAAGATGTATGGAATGTATGGCATAAAGATAATGCCCGATTCACCCTGACGTGGGCCTTTATAGCCAACAAGAGCATAGGACTCTTCTGCGTAGATATCACGGTAAACCTTGATACCACCACCAATCAAAGAACCAGCTTCTGCAACACCGCCAGATGGCTGCATGTTCATTTTTCCGTCCATATAAGCAGTTGGAGTATAGATACCGTTATTAAGGGTAGATATAGCAGCAACAACGTCTGGAGAAGCGATAACCCAGTTACCAGAACCCATACGGGAAGTAACAGCGATCTTCTGAGCAACAGCGATAATCGTGTTAACGATACCACCAGCGATTCTTTCAGCAGCCCAACGACCGTCCATAGCCTTGGAAGTAGTGCTTGCAAGGTCAACTTCAAGTGCAGTTTCGCCACCCAAGCCCTTTGTAGTTGCAGCGAACTTCAAGGATGCAAGAATTTCACGGTCGATTTCCTGTTGGATCTCAAACTGAAGAGCTTCGAGCAATAGAGCCTCAATGTCCTGACCATGAACAGCAGCCAAATCCTGCTGCAATTCAAGAGTATAATGTGACTTGATGGCACGAGTACCAACGATCACAGAACCCTTAATAACCTTAATAGAAGCTCTCTTAATTGTGTTTCCACCAACAGTTGTGCCATCGGTATCAAATGTGTTAAGAGTTGTTCCATTTTCCATATAATTGGAAAGGAATTCACCTTCGGAAGTTGACCATGGAGTTCCATTTCCCGGTTGTTTACCAGTATGGTCGGTATCAAGGTCGAAACCGATTTCTTTCTTCTGACCCTTACGGAAATCAGTAGTTTTTGTGGTGCCTTCGTACAAATAACGAAGTGCGAAATAAATACCCTGTGGAGTCGTGGTAGGAATAACAGCGATGGTGTTCATAGCTAACAACTCTGGGAACTGACGACGAATCAGTGGAAGAGCATATTGCTGATAAACTTCAACATCTGCGGTTACGTTAGCAGATTCTGCAAGGAAACCCTTATTGAGCTTAACTTGGTTTTCCAACAAAGTAGCAAGGACGGATGCCTCATTCTGACTTCTGATTGGAGCACCGATGTTGCTCTCAAGGACTGGTGCCCATTTCTGGACTAGACTTTTCTTCTGTATAGTTTTCATTTTAAGTTACCTCTTGTAACATTGGTTTGGCTAAAATTTCAGCCTTCGAATATTGTTTATACAAGAGGAAAAACTTTTTTTATTTTTTTCGGAAAAACTACATTGAACCGCAAAAAACAGGCTTATATTGCTATGTAATATGCAATATTAGCCGAATTTATTGAATCCAAGCCCTTTATATGTATCAATCATACGTAGGGTGTCGCGAGTATCATTTTCCATTAATTCATCAGTTCCCATCGAAGCAGCTTCAATTAATGTTTCTGTACTAACGTCAGGACTGTGATTTACTTTGTGCTGTTTTAGTCCCTTTCCCAAACTTTCTAACTTAGGTGCTTTAGGAGTTGCAGTACCTGATACCTCGGCATTGATTTCATCCAATGCATCTTTAACTTGATCCAAATTAATTTCACCACTGAATTGATTATCTTCCGTGCTATCAGTAAATAATTCTGAGTGATCACCATCTAAAAAGTTAGCGATGGCATCTTTATCAATTTCTCTAATATCTTTGTTCTTGAAAAATTCTATTGCAGCATCTACGATTTCAGGACGCATTCCCTTTGTTTCGTTCATTATCATAACTAATTTAAGATTATCATTATATAAATCTTTAATCGCTTTACGTTCATCATATGCTTTCTGTAAACGTGTATCTGCTTCTTTCAAATCTTGTTGTAATTTTTTTGTAGCTTCTGTTGTAGGTATACCAGCGTCTTCGAGTAAATTAACCATTTCCTTTATTATCCCATAAAATTTTTTATTAATCATATCAGATGCGTTACCTCTGACGTTTTCAACTAAGACGCTACTAACTTTATTTTCAAATTTATTTGTAAGGTTTTCTACCAACGAATCAAATTTCTTAGAATTTTCCTTTTCTAAGGTATCGATTTTATTATCAATACTTTCATTTATGGATCGTTCTATCTTAGACAATACCGTTGCTGGCATTGCTGATAGTTCAGTGTCATTCAAAAAATCCTTTAATTGTATAGCCATATTGTTACCTTACACCAAAAATTTGTTTTTATAACCAAGCATTGCACTTTCTAACGCAACCCGATCAAATTTATTATATCCAACTTTTAATTGACGATTCATCATGAATTCTATGCGACCACGCTCAACGCTTTCAGTCAATACCTTTAATGAGCTAGGAGCTACATTTTCAAATTTATGACTAATTAATGCTTTATTATCAAATGATGGATTTCCAACCACATCAATAGTAATAAATCTATAATCATCAGCAACTTCGTAGTATCCTCTACTACTTTCAACCACAGATCCAGCTCCGCGAAGTGAATATCCGGGAACATATCCAATTTTCAATAAACCAGCTAAATTATGACCAGCATCTGTTTCTTCTGCCACAATCATCTTACAGAACAATTTATTTCCATTAAAATAAAGCTCTTCAACACGTGCGCAGGTTTTCATTAAATTCATTTCAAATACTGAATAATCCTTTCCTTCACCATCTGCGGTTAATCTAGGATGATTCAATTCAGCAGCTAATCTTCCATAAGGAATCATATCTTTATTTAATCTAGCTACTTCAGCTTCCAAAATTCTCTTTGGATATGATCTGCCGTTAATACCCGGAATATCGCATACTATAGCAGTACCAAAAATTTTCAAAAATTTAGTCTTTTTTCCAGTTATATCAACACCATCTTCTAGGATAACACGAGCATCCTCAAAACATGGAGAACTAATCATATCTTCTTCATACTTCTTATACATGCGTGTCTCCCCTGAAACTTTCAGTAATTATTTGCATTATATCTCTTTCTTTTTCTGGTATAATACTTTCAGACAATTCTCTAACAATACGATCTACTCGCTGATTATCATCAGCAAGCAAACCACTGATTATAGCTTTAATTTGCTTTTTTGTATTATTCATAGTATAAGTTTATAATTTTCAATATTTATTACTGATTAGCTTCCTCGGCTTCACTGTCTTCGGTTTTTATCTGCTCTTTAATTTCAACAATTTCAGAATCGGATAATTTAAGACCCTTGCGAAGAGCATATGCAATAGATATAACACCACCGGGATTGTCATCCGTCTTAACATGTTGCATATATCCATCAAATGCTTCTAAATTCATTTTGGTGACTTCGGCATCAATATAATTCTGGAATGCATTCGCTTTATTAAATTTAATTCCAAAATTTTCTTGTAATTTAATGTCATCTGATATATCATTTTTGGTATTTAATACCATTACAAACAATCGAGTTAATAATATTTCCAGTGACATCTGATATCGTTGCACCATTCTAGCAAACGCAACTTCTGCTACAGTAACCTCACCTATTTTACCACTCGTATAGTTTTCGCCATCACCTGCAAGCGCAGTAACACGTCCCGGTGGAACCTTCATAGCATTTACTAGGTTTCGTTTAAAGTATTTTAAATCTTCTATATTTCCGATATTATCACCACCCTTCAATCTATCAATTGAAGAACCAGCACTCTGACTTGATGTAGATATAAAGAAATGCTCACTTAAACCGACTACACGACCATTATTAGTAATCTCACCTGTCGATGTATTATAATCAACTTTACGAGAGAACAGTTTAGCCTGATCTTTCATAAATTTTTCGGCTTTTGGTTTTGGCATCATACCAGTATCTATCTTAAATACTAATTTCTCACTACCCCATTGTATACGATACATTGTAATAGAATCTTCGATTGTATTTAATTGATTGAATGGTTTGACAGCAGCTTCAAGTGGAGATCTAGGATCATTGATACCACCGGGGCCATACATACCTAAATCAGCATATAATATCTGATTAGGAGAGAAATCAATATAATTTTTACCAGCAGATTTAGAATTAACTGTATAAGTTCCTTCTAACATCTGTCTATATGATATCACAAGGTTATCTTGAACAACTAATATCATATTCTGCGCAGGAAGAAGATTTACACCGACGATTTCGTTTTTCTTCTCACTATACACTACTTCTAGAAAAATTCTACCTTCGATTAACAAGGTACGCATCATCTGCCATCCCTCTTTATCGAAATTAAGTATGCGTTTTAAAACTTCTCGTCTAAAGGTTTTATGTAATTTTACCTGAACAGCATGACCAATTTCAGCATCAGCATCTACTTTAAGAGAACATATCTCACCCAAGTCATCTTTATAAATACCCTCATCACATATTTGATCTAATGCTTCTGATACCTCAGATCTACCAGCAACACGATAATATTTAAGAATGCGTTCTTTATTCTTTTTCCAGTATAAATGTACTTGATTTTCGGCAATTACATCTTGTGCTCGTACTGGATCTACGTTTGGTGAATATACACCAAGAGATGGTGAGAATGCACTAAAGCCATCCGGTGATAACCCATTAGGATATGTTAATTGCTTTTTACCCTGTCCAACGACATTTCTGGATACATCCAGCTCTCGCTCAACTTCATCTCGGTTGAAAATACGATCAAATACTGGGCCTTTCTGGTTAGCTAATCCATAGTCTCTAGCACGAGACAGAATTCGGGTTGCAAGTGTATCTTGCTCTTTTCTTGGTTCTATTAACATATTAATTAGTCCTTAACTCAAATATAAAATAGGTTATTTATATATTGTATACGTCAAGTTTATAATTAATTATATTATTTTCAATCCTCGTTAGGTATTGATTTATTCTTGAATGATCTAAGGTCTATAATAACACCTTCATAACATATACCGAAATCATTAGTTCTTGATTTTTTATAGTATGCATGAAGTTCACTTCTAGTTATATTTTTACTGAATATTCTATGTCCATTCTGCAATGATTCATAAAACATATAAAAATCATTAAATCCCACATTAAATATAGGAATTCCATTATATGTAAAATCCCCATTCTTCATTAATTACTAACTCCTGCTAATCGTTTCCAATTATGATTCTGACTTTCTATTCTATCTTTACTTGTACTGAGAATATTGCCATCCACCACAATTTTAGCTAATTTAACTACAAGTTGAATGCCTTCTTTACTTATTCTATCATACTCGACTAACTTATTTTTATCACAAAAATCTTTTATTTCGTTATATGTTCCAATAGATCGTACATTAAATGTAGTCTCAACCGATGCTAATATATTACCATCAAATTCCACCTCATTCGGTAGTCTATCAAGTCGGATTGCATAAATTAAATAAGTACCTACGGTCAATGCTTTAGATAGATGATCGCAATAATTCATCTCATCTCCATTGAGTTCTACATACGAATCATCGCCATGATATAAATTTTCAGGTAAATAGCTTTTATCATGAACCGTACTTATAATCTTATCAAATGAATCCTTTACTTTATGTAAATTAGTACCACTCTTCATATTTATAATGAATAATGGATCTATAAATTTCGTATACTCAAAATTAGATAATAATATTTTTAATTCATTGGTTCCTATTCTACTCTTCACTAACATCATAAATTGATCAAGCATAGTAAATGCCCATTTATCATTTTTATCTGGTTCTGCTATTTTATTTCCTAATGAATCAATTATATCTGCATTACATGCATCAGTTTCAGATACATCTTCAAACAAACGTTTCATTAAATATACGAACGCTTTATTATCATATTCACTTTTAGTTTTTTTATATTGTTCAGCCATTATATTACCTTACAGTAGTTTATACAATCCGATTTATGCTTGATCACTCTTACCAGACGCATTATTAACTGCATCATTATGATCTTTTAATATTGGATTTGTCCATGTACTCGATTTCTTTAAATTTGTATTCAACATAACAAAGGATACAGTAGGAGGTGCATTATTCTTGAATGATGCATTTGCAAATCCTGTAGGAGCCTTCTCATTTTGCCATACTTCAATGTGGTATGCTGGATCACTTCCCGGCCCTTTTGGACTTGGCCCTAAGAACGCCTTTAATATTCCATCAGCCTTTGCTTGAAGTAATACAGTTCTGAGACTTTCGCTCTTATTCGTAGGTGATAATCGTGATGGACTTATATCAACAGCTTGTATAATAGTAGGATCTGCTGAATGTTTAGATATAGATTGAGGAGGTGATTTTTTAATAGCCTCTATCATATCACCCTTTACTTTACTTATCTGTGATGGATCTGTAAATGGTTCATTACTTTTTAAACCATATGTTGATTTAGCTTCATCATATATAGCAACAATAGCTTTACCAGCAGGTGCATATGATACTCGTTTATTACTTTGTAAATTATTAAACATAGTAGCAGCCTGTACATCAGCAGGACGATATAAGCTAGTAACAATTACCTCAGTAACACCAGCCGATCCACATAATGATTTAATTACATTTGCAGTTAATTCACTTAATTGTTCTGATTTTACCCCTGATCCGAATTTTATTGTGACTGAACCCTCTTCTGGTGTTGCCAATGCTCCACTATCAGCAGTACCACCAGCAACACCTTCATTTGGATATCTTAATATTGTAGCACCCATGATTTTATCAAAATTTCTATTTTTTAATTCAGATTGACCATGAAATACATCTAACTTGGATATAGAAGCACCGTATTCAACTGAAGGTTTTCCTAATCCTTTATATATAAGATTTGCCTCGGATACTCTTCGTTTACGCATTCTTATATCAGTTTCCGTTGAATTTGTACTGTATGTTAGTCGTAGTAAAATATCAGCTATCCATGTAAAATACTGATTAGCAATTGTACTATTCTTAGGAAGTCCTTTTGATGCCACCATTGGGCCAGTCGTTGTTACAGTAACTGCCTTTCCTGTTGAATCTATTGTTTGATCAAACCCAGAAATACCATACATATTGACACTATATTGATAACCAGTTAAATAATAAATACCCATAGTAACACAATAACTAATAAATCCAGCCTCAGAACTCTTACTAGGATCGATTGATAATCCATTAGTCCATAAAAAACTACACACAGCAGTTTTTACATATTCTGGACATGAATTATGTGTTAATGCACCCCAATGAGAATGTGCCCAATTTTGTCTATTATTAATCACATCCCATAAAGTTGATTGCACGTACTTAAAAAATGAGGCTTGTATCTGAGCATCAGTAATAGTGAATCCGCTATATTTACTATCAGCAGCAATCTGATTTTCATTCATAGTGGCTGCTGCTTTTACAATAGCGAATTGTTCCGCTGTCAATCCACCCTTAACATCACCTAGAGGTGTTAAATTTTTATCTACTGTATTAACAGCAAATACATTTTTTATAAATAAGTCTCGTCGAGCACCACCTTGATCTAATACTATATTAGCACCCAATCTAGTTTTACCATCTCCTGTAAAATAAAACTTGTTACTCTTTATATTCTCTTGTTGATATAAAAAATCCCAATTTGGTTGAAAAAATCCTGCTTTGAATGTATTTGCGATACTAACAGGCAATCCATCCAATCCGATTGCTATAGGTGGAATTAAATCAGCATTAAATGGACTAGATCCCATAACTGATGTGGTCTGTGCTTCTGCCATTTGTCTTGATGCATTAATTCCTTGTAATGGCGCAAGTGGCCCTTGACCTATAGCAGACAATCCTGCTCCTACTGCATTTAATTGAGCTGCATTTGCACTTCCTCTTATATCTAATGTATCAACTATAGCTTGCATATCATTAGTAATAATGCCATTATCACCATCCGCTAAAAAATATGAAAACATATCAGCAATTGCAGTTGATAATTGACTCATACGTGTTTGATTTTCAACAGGAACTTGCTCCCGTTGCTCTTTAGTAAGACCATTATTTTGGTCATTTACGTCATAAAAACCATAACTATTTAATATTGAATAAAATTTACCCTCACGACCCTTTGCTGAATCGTAAGTTCGAGTAATGGCTGTACCCATTCTACCGGAATAATGTGAATTTGTTGGCATAGAGCTAAAATACCTTATTTATAAACATTTAACATGCTATTATTAAATATGTTTATCATATTACTGGTTATTTTTATATAAAAAATTAAAATAAAAATGGAATTTTATAAACTATTTGAAAACACTGTAACAGGTTTAACGAGGAACTTCAAATGAAGACCAATAAAAAAGAAAATACAACTATGTCTGCTCTTCAATTCATGAGAGAATTCGAGAACACCCAAAAAATCATGGAATCTATTGCGGATAATACCGTAGTTCAGCAGAAAGCTCTTATGGAAGCTGCATTTGCTGGCGAAGATTATACCGATGATGAAGGTGTGTTTGATATGAATTCTATGCTTGATGTTGATGTAAGCGATAAACCAGAAAATCAACCACGCTATTATAATTCACCAGTAGATCCTCTATCAGACTCTGATAAAGCTCTTATTGTAGATGAATTTGCTAAGAAATTAGCTACAATGCAAAATGATATCATTGACTTCTCCGAAGTTGGCCCAATTGCCACTGTTATTCAGAATCAATTCGGATTCAAACAGGATGTCGAAAAATTCCTACAAGATACAATTCAGAAAACTTCCGATTGGATGCGCAACCAGAACAATACTCAAGCTAACACCAATGGTGTTGCTGAGCAGACTGATGGTGGCCCTGCCGATTTGAAGCCAGAAACCACTAGTGGCCCAGAAGGTACTGAAGGTGGAATCGATGGAATGGGAGAAATGGGAGTCGAAGGAATTCCTGCAATGACCGAAGTTCCTGCAATAACTGATACAGTCGCTGATGCGTCTGCTATCGTTCCACCAGAACCAGCTATGGGTGACATGGTTCCTCCAATGGGTGATGATCAAGGAATTGAAGGTGCTGAGATGCCTCCTATGGGTGGTGAAGATATGCCTCCAATGGGTGATGATCAAGGAATTGAAGGTGTTGAAGGCGGTGAAGGTGAAGAGATTCCTCCTATGGGTGATGAAGCTCCAGCTATTCCAGATGAAACCGATGAAGCAACCGAAACACCAGCAGAAGAAACCGCTGAACATGCTACTGGAGAAGAAGCACCAGACGAAGCTCCAGAAACCGAGAAACCAGAAGCAAAGGAAGAACCAGAAACTGATGATGATGATGATGATGAAGATGATAAACTTCTAGAATCTATCAGAAGTGATTATAAGAATGCATCTGTAAAAACTCAACTAGAATCAGTTAAACAAACTTTAATTGACAACACACCTAGTATTGATGCAGTTAAAGCTCAATTAGAATCTATTTCTTCTAATTTCCATGCAACTGAAAATGCAAAATTGGAAGCCGTAAAACAGGAACGTTATGTTACTGCTCGTTTAGAATCAATTGCATCGAATTTCAAAAATGCAGAGAAAGCAAAATTAGAAGCAATCGAACATGCAAAAACTGTTGACGCTAGATTACAACAACTACTTGAATCACATCAAGCAAAGTCAGTTGATGGAAAATCTAATTTAACTGCTAGATTAGAAGCTAAAGATAAAATTGAAAAGTTATCTAAGTAATTAATTCAATGATATATACAAAGGCGAGAGAAATCTCGCCTTTTTATTTTATACGCATCGATTCAGTTTTTATTAAATGCTGAATTCCACTACTAGCGTTTAAGTTAACATAAGATGGATCTGTGACATTCAATGATATCCATCTATCAGCCATAGCATAAAAACTATCACGTGTACCAATTATATCAGTTAATGCATCATGTAAGTTTCCACTTGGTTTTATATCAAGTGCTTCCATTATAGTACCTAATTTAACATTTGGTACATTTAATTTACCTGATTTTTTTAAAGGACGTGTCATATCCATCAAATCATATGATATCTTGGTACTAAAATAATATTCCAAATCCACTTCGTTAGCGTTTTTATGTTTTTGCCAAAATGATGATAAAAATCTCTTATCAAATGGAACATTCTGTCCAGCAAATATAAATCTAGGTTGACCCTTTACAACATGCGAATCTAATATATTTTTTAATCCAATGAATGCTTCTCTGGGAGGTGGAAATGTTTTCAATTCCTCTACGGTCTTTCCAGTCACTTTTAACGCATCTTTACTAATGGCCCAAAAATTAACAGGAGAACATATAAAATTAAAAGACTCTAATATTTCGCGATTTTCAGTGACTAATCCAGCAATCTGAATTATATCCTGACGCTTATCGTCGAATCCTGTTGTTTCGGTATCAATAAATATTACTTTCATAAAATAAATATAGCATTATTTAAACCATTGGACTAAAAAATTATGTAATAATCTATATTAATTACATCAAAGGATGTTGAGTAACATCCGTTTATTATGAAGGTATATATGTATTTAGATTACGAAAAGAAAGAAATTATAACCAGAATATTCACAAGTCCTGATATAGCTATAATTAAAATAAATAATAAATCAAAACCAAAAACTTGGGGACAAGCTAAATACTGGTTTGACAAAGCATCAAATAATTTAAATCTAGATCCTGATTACTATAAAACAATCGGTTGGGATGAATGGAATGATTTCATGGAAGGTGATAGACCAGATGATGAAATCTGGCTATTTAAGTTAGAACCAAATAACAACTTCGTTCCATATTCAGAAGGATTCTTCCGTGTCAGAAATGATGAACCAGTTAATTATCTGAATCTAAGTGAAATTGATAATTGACCTAGCTGGGATCGAACCAGCGTACTTCGGGTCAGAGCCGAATGCACTACCTCTATGCTATAGGTCATCATTATATTGTCCATGTAGGAGTCGAACCTACAGTATCCTTTCGGATGCCAGATTCAAAATCTGGTGAGCTACCATTACTCTAATGGACATCATATTGTCCGTGCTGGACTCGAACCAGCATCCTTGTGCTTCAAAGGCACCTGCTCCACCAATTGAGCTAACGGACATCAAATTTATTTATCACATTTAGAACACTTAATTTCATTATTATAAGTGAAATATAATAATGAACCACATCTATCACACATCTTTACATAATACATATACACCTCTATATACGAAAAGAACTCTTGCTTCTGCAAGAGTCCCTAATTTATTTGACATAGCAACATCAATCAGGTGGTCTAGCAGAGCTATCCATTACTTGTTGTTGCTGTTGTTGATTTGTCTTCATATTACTAATATAGTTCTTTTTTAGTGTTTTGTCAATACTTTTTTATATTTTTTAGTGATCCCACAGGAAATCGAATCCTGCTCCACGGATTAAAAGTCCGTTGCTTAACCTTCCAAGCTCTGAGATCATATAGTGGTTCCACAGGGATTCGAACCCTGTTCCATCGGTTAAGAGCCGATTGCATCTCCTATTATGCTTTGGAACCTTAGTGGAACTGGTGGGACTTGAACCCACGACCCATCGCTTAAAAGGCGATTGCTCTAAACCAACTGAGCTACAATTCCATATGGGTGTGGAGAGATTTGAACTCTCGACTCGCTGATTAAAAGTCAGCTACTCTACCACTGAGTTACACACCCTAAAAAATAAAAAACCTCACAACAACTGTTGCGAGGTTCAGTGAAAATCATATAATATGATGTTACACAACAACCTCGCTTGGTTGCTTTTTCTGTTTATTTTGTTTACTAATCATCTGCATAATCTTATCCTATTAAAAACATTCATTTAGTGGTTGCACGGGTATCGAACCCGATCTCCAGATTTTCAGTCTAGCGCATCTACCATATATGCTATCACAACCATAGTGGTCAGGATCGGAGTTGAACCGATGACGCAAGCATTTTCAGTGCTTCGCTCTACCTACTGAGCTACCTGACCATATAAAAAAGTCACTTTCATCAGTATTTTCACTAAATCGAGATAATCCCATTTTTCTATCCTCAAGTAAACTAAGCTACCACTATGCATCTAACTTATAGGTCTAGATACTTGACCTTTATGGATCAGGCAGGATTCGAACCTGCAATGCCCGAAGGCGGGTGGGTTACAGCCACCTGAACAACCAATTGTTCAACTGATCCTTATAGTGGATGTGGTAGGATTTGAACCTACTTCCCCTGCATTATGAGAGCAGTGCTCGACCAATTGAGCTTCACATCCATAGTGGGTTAGGTAGGGGTCGAACCTACAGTGCCCGAAGGCGGGGGATTTACAGTCCCCGGAGCAACCATTGCTCAACTAACCCAAATTACATAACAAAAACCCACTTCTTTTGGAAGTGGGCTTTATAACTTTTGCCATACGCATTTTACGTATATAAGTTATCGCATCACACTTCCTTTCGGAGTTGTTTTTATAAATCGATAATACTTATATATGCGTTTCATGTTCATACCTTATAATATAGTTCTTTTTAAGACACTTTGATAAACTTTTTTAGAGAAATACTACTTTTCTTTCTCTATGTATACAATATAGGAAAAAATTCAATGAATGTCAATGAAAAAGTACAATTTATTCACTTTCCGGTGGATTGTACTTAATATACTCAGCATATTCATCCATAATTCGCTTATTTTCCGCTTTTTGCCACTTATCGGCCTCATCCAACTGTTTTTTAGTTCCTATTGGTTTTGGGGGTTTACGATTCATATCCTTTTCTGAGTCTCTTATATCACTTGCATTCATTTTCAACCTCATTAAATAGTCATCTGGATATTCTTCTAATTGCCATTTACTAACACCAGTTACTTTTTTAAGAAATTCTTTTTTATTATTGTCATTCATTGCCTTAAACATAGAAATGATTGAGAATATTGTTTTATCTCTATAACTCATATCATCTGAATTCAACTTTGATTTTGTGGTAGGTGGATACCATCCCTGTCCTTCTATGATTCCAGCACCCTCTTCCATTTTTCGTAACCTATCATAATAATCAGGAATTTCAGCTTCATGATCCTTTGCGATTTCATACGCTATCTCTGGATTATTAGTATGTTCAGACTCTACATCTACGCCCATATCCAATTGATCCTCTATATCCTCTACAGGAAGTCCATGTTTCTTTGCTATGTCTTCTGGTGTCATTCCATCAGCTCTGCCACCAATAAGATGCTCAGCAGCTTCGAATCGACCTTTGGGTTTACTATAATGTTCATTCATGACTGTCTTTGTCAATCCTGCATCACGTAACATTAATTCACCGCGACATTTACCATATGATCCAAGTCTGGTTAAGTCACCACCCATCAATTCCATACTACCCATTAAATCAAATACACCAGAAATAAATTCATTCTCCCATAATTGTTCCATTTGCTCTGATGTTAAATAACGAGGACTTCTACTATTACCTCTGACATCAGCTTCATGTGTTAATATAGCTTGACAATACAATTTGAATGGAATCCCAAGCAATCGTTCAAATTCTTTTTGTGTAATTCCATCTACTCTATCGCTAATTAACCACAAATCTTCGGGATCACTATCATATACTTTAGCAGCAACACCAGACTGTTGAACATATCCATCAGCCTCAGTTCCATTCTGAGCAATTCCTTTAGCATTTTTTGCCAATTTTAATACTTTATCATTACCTAAATCAAATGTTGTACGAGAACTTCCTGTACCCAATTGAGATAATTTTGATTTAGCATATTTAACTCTTGCAGCAAAACTAGGTAATTGTTTAAATGTTTTTACATCAAATGGCATATCTTGAATAGATGTATCTAATCCTTCCAATATGCAAGTTATTAATGAATCATCAGCATTACCTCTAAATGATTCAATGAAAATACGTAATGCGTTATATGATTCTGTCATTGGTCTTACCATTGAGTTTGATATAGTGAAATCTTTATGTCGGCCTTTATTTGGTTTAAATCCTAACCCTTTATAAAATTTTAGTAGTTTACCTTTTTTGCCACCAAAATCAGTTGATGGTGATAGTGATACTTGTTTCTTTACACTATTTGCGTATTGAATTATATCATTCATAATATTAGTCCCTATTCCTGAATTTCGTAATTCAGGATTGACTACTATTTTAGATACTTCTACACTATTACGTCCATCCCAGACAAATAAGTCAGCGACATCTTTATATTTATCTTTGATTTGATCTAATGTCATATTAGCTCTCATCATATTCAATTATAATATTTGGTGTCGCTTGTCCAACTGTTGAGCTTCCTGTAACTTTAAGTTGTAAATACACATAATCAGTTTCACCAGCAGACATAGGATTATTTATACCAGCCCCAACAGTTTTTATATTATAGTTTCCTACCAATCCAGTTCTTGTATTTGTAACTTGGTTTCCATAACAAGTATTTCTCACTGATTGATATCCTAAAATTTTATAACCAGCTTCCTTTACTGCTATTGGATCAATAGTAACAATTTCATTAACAGTCCCACCATTTTCCACTGTAATTCCGTAAATTACCATGTGATATTCATTGTTTGCGATCACATCATCTTTATTATCTAGGAATCGTATAGGATCTGTATCGCCATTAATATTAATAAATCTATATATTCGATTTTCTAAAAAATTAAGGACAGGACTTTTTGTTCCATTCAGATAGAATGCTTTGGTTCCTGCTTGTGTTTCTCTGACTTCCACTGTATATTCTTCGGTAGTCGCTGGAGTCGTAGATAGATCTATCCATGTTATAGTATATCCGATTTCTGTTTTTATTACATCACCATACTTAAATCCATTAGGATATGCAGTCAATAAAGCACTAGATGCCGTTAATGTAACTACTCGTTCACCGGATACCGTAGTAACGACAATATCAGAACTTGATATAGGCAAATTAGTAGCAGGATCTAAAATAGTAAATACAATAGCACCATTAGTTTTATCTATAAATTGATACGTACTACCTTGAACAATTGGAACATCTATCTGTCTGTCTTCATTTAGATAAATTAGATTTCCCGTTCCGATATCATGCATACTTATGTTATAATTAATTACAGCTAACCGTTCATCAACATATTGACCGTAATTATTATTTACAGTTAATAAAAATGGACTTTCTTTAGTATAATTCCAAATACTATTAGTAGCTATCATAGATACAGTATTTGTTGGTTTTGTATAAGATACTGAATTTCCTATATATAAAGTTGGAATGTTTAAATCAGCAGGAGCTTCGGTTTCTGGATATATTCTAATATGACTCAACTGATTAGATGGTGGAGTTTTTAGAACTAACTTAAATACAGATTCAAATGAATAGGCTATAGCATCTGGATCATCCGGTCTATACACGCAATATGTATTGGCATCAGATTTATCATCGCTTGGTACAACAACACCGGGATTCGGCATTTGTTGATATACAGCAGGAACAGCAGCATCGATTCTTTTTATACCAATGCTGGTTACAGGAGTTCCGAATGTTCCGTCTTTACCTGTATACTTATAAATGTTAAAAGTTGCACTCATTGATAATACTCCAAATTTTACATATCCAAATCAGTCATTATGAATGGTGTAGCGGATTCCAGTCTGATTTCTTTCTTTAATTCTTTAAAAGTTGTTGTGGCATCATCTAATAATTTTTGCCCATTAACTTTACCACCACCCGGAAATGTATAATCATCTCTACTTAAAATCTTACCCCATAACATTTCCGTTTTAGCAACAACCATTTCACGAAATAATGGATTTGCGAATACTTCCGAAATTGCTGATTTTCTATAAATTCTACACATAGCAACTCTATCAGCTCTAGGAGTTGGAATTATTCTTAATTTATGTGCCTGTGGGTGAAATCTAACCTGATATTGAACACCAACCAATTTTTGGACATCTGCTAGGTATCTCATTGCACCTGCGTATGTCACAAGGTCGAATTGCGACCATCCAGTGGTTGCTACAAGTGATTCTCCAGCACCAACATCAAATGCAGTCCATGGTGTGAATCCGTTACCAAATGATGGAGCTACGTCAATCACATCTGTAACTTCGGCAGGTACATCATATTCAATGATACCAGCTTTTAATCTAAGAACCATCCAATCATGAAAACTTGCTTCATCTTGGTTTTCTCTATAAAACCAATCAAGACAGTCATTAATAGCCAAATGAATATGACCAAGACCATTTTTTTCTTCTAATTCTAATTCGATTTCAAGTACAGGAGAGCCTAACGCAGCTTTGACATATTCAACCATGTCATCTCGTGTAATGTAACTATACATTGCCATATTATTATCCTATTTTATTATAGTTTATAATATGTCCCTAACGCTAGGCATTCTGGATTTCTTTAATTGAGCAATAACCTTTTCTACATTCAAACCATTTTTTAATGGTTCAATTATAGGTTTTTCGCGAGTTAATTTTGCTCGTCTAGCACCAACCAATTGAGAATTTGATACCAATTTTTCATAAACAGATTCACCACTACCATCAGTATACATATCTTCAATGTTTGCACCAGCACCACGAACAGTACCATCAGGATCTGTCTTTTTATTATTTATATTTATACGAGCGTACATATCACGCAATTGATCAAATGTTAATAGATCCTGTGTATTTATGACACCAAATTCATTTTCAAGATAATCTATAAATTCATAATTAGGTGAATTATAGAATGTGTCATACATGAACTTTATTTTTAGATTATTAAATAACTCTACTATCTCAGTATATTCTTTATATAACTGATCACTAATCAATGAATGCAGCACAAGTGCGTCTTTATTTATTGGAGTTCCGTCATCAGCATACCCATCTATAACCGATGTTTCTGATTTTATATTTACTATGGCAGCATCACCTTCAGGTATAAAAATACCATCTTGATATTGACCAAACTGAACATGGTTAAAATCTAATTGTTTTTGACCGAAGGTATTACCATTTCCCTCTCTATGCATAGAACGCGCTTCTAATATAGGAGTTGTTAATTTTCCATCATATAATGTTATATATGATCCATCAGGTAATTCATCAATCTTTATTTGTATATTATAATAATAGTCACCTAGATATAATTGCACAAATTTAATAGGATCAGTTTTGTAGTATTTCGTTACTATATTACTAAATCTCTCAATATAATCACCAGCAAGTAATCCTCTAGTTGCTGAGTAGTTACCTATTAATGAATAAAATATAACCAATTGATTGAATGATTTAGGATTTCCCGATTTCCACTCAGATACCAATTGTCTACCCATTAATGAGGTTCCATTTGATTTCATTTTTCCATCAATTAATAATAAAAATTCCTTCACATCCTTCAATACTAAATCACTTGGAATAGCATAATTGGTTATTTTCTTAGGATCTACCCACAAATCACCATTTATCGTGATTCCAGTATTAGCTGCTTTACTACCTATTTTTACATAAGGTGCCGTTATATCATTTCCATCAGTTACTAAATAACCAGCCTCGGTGACATTAACATATGCATTAGTTATTACAGGATCTTGTTGCGTAAATGCAGCATCTCTGAATTTTAACGCATCTTTATGATTTACACCAATTGGTAAAAATTCCCATACAAATAAATCAGGCCCAGTTACTAACTGACCACACCATATTACATTTAATGGTTCGCCATAATAACCGTTCTTCACACCATCAATATATGCTTCTGCTATATTAAGCAAACGCATCATATCAGGAGTGCCATCTTCTATAGCCGTTATATTATCATCTTTAGTAATTCTTATTTTTACTGATAATCCATAATTATGCCATGATAAAAATGTACTTACATCACCACCCAATTGTAATTTATCCTGATCTTCAGTCGATCTCATAGTTTCTATTAAATGAACTCTAGATTTACCAAATTCAGCCTCTAAAATCTTTAGTAAAAATTCAACCTTATTATATATATCTATACCACTACGTAATGTATTTATTGACTTACTGGATTCATGAAATATTTCCCATCCCGGTATATCTGCATTTAATACAATATTACCAGCCATATCATATGTATAGTCACCATTTCTATTTTTATTTGCAGTAGATGATTGATCAAATGACCCAAAATCACTAAATACTTGCTTACGTAATTCTGAATCATATGGCAAGTGAGGCATTGCATAATTGACTTTAATATTTTTTGGATCATCTGATGGCTTAGTTGTATCAAACGGCATTAATACTTTATTAAGCACACCACCGGATGTATTTCCGCTAAATGTCACATTAGTTGGTGCTGTATATGTTATATGAGTAGAATCTATAATTTTAGCATCAAATGTTCCATTGAATGTTTCATTAGAACAACCAGAAATTGTTACAATTACAGTTTCAGGCATAGGATCTTTATTCATTATAGAAGTCGGCAATGTACTTGATAATGTAGCAGATGCATAAGTTCCATTTCCATTTAATGCTGATATTGAGATATTCATATCATTTGGAATTCCTAATGGCTCATCATTCTTTCTATATTTTGTATATGTATTGGTATCTACAAAATTGACCTCTACCCAACGAACACCAAGATCAACTTTTCTATATGTTGTGTATTTTCTACCAAATAATCCTTTTTTTCGTATTTTTTTACGCTTTGTGCCCATGTATACAGGAACCAATAATCTACATAACTGCTTATCATATATAAAATTTTCATCCTCAACTGGAGGTATGGTAGAATCATCAGTATCAAAATTCTTTATGAATTGTCTATCAGGAAATACAGATTCATTGGTATAGTGCTGATACCATCGTATATTTCTAATAATAACATTCAATTCACGCAAACTATCTTTAGCATCCGAAATACTTTCATACGCCAAGGCAACAGCAACCGCACCAAATCCAGCACTAACAAATGCAGCACCGATAACAGCAGAGGCTGCTCGATTAACTTGTTTTTTTAGTTTTGGTAATATGTCAATTATCTCATTTATATTAGTCTCTGTAGGTAATACATATTCATATTCAAATTTTTTATTGTTATTTTTATCTAATACGAATTTGACTCCACCCGGAACCTCGGAATCTTCCGTAGTTACATATTTAGCAAATGGAACCGCAGCAGTTGTATCAGTCACAACCAACTCAGATTTTAGAGTAATTGGGTTATATGCTAATGTTTCAGCCAATGAAGGATCAACTACAAACTGTTTTGTTAGATTGATATCTTCCTCATCTACGAATGAATTAACTATTGCACTTGAATTTATTGCCTTTATCAAGGCAGTTAATTCTTCTATGAAACTATCATATAATTCATCTGAACTAATGAAGTATGCCTTAAATACATCCTTTACTGACATATTAAATGGAGTTATATCATCAGCAGTAATCGACTCCATACCACCATCAGCTAGTTTTTTTTCTATAAATTGTGGTGCCTTTACACGAGCACCGAAGAAATTATAAAATAAATTAACTCCGCTTGAGTTTTTGTCAATTCCATCTTCACCAATGTCAGCCATATATTCATTGGTTACTATTTCAACTCCATTATTCTCTACGGCTTCTCGCAATTGATTTATGCGTTTATAAAACAATTTTTTTGTTATATGTCCCTTATATCTGAAATCAGGTTTCCCTAGATCTAGATTCACCGGAATCCCATATGGAGTTGCACTATCAGGAAGTGATTCTATATTGTATTTATTATTAGATACCAAACCAAGAGCTGCGAATACACCCTTTTCAACTATTGGATATGTATTATTAGCAAATCGGGTATATTTAGGTATTATATTAGCACCAACCCCATTTAAATTGATATAATTAGGATTAGTTACAGTAAAATCAATTAAATCAGTTTCGGTAACAGCCTCACCAATTAATCTATATGCGGTTACTGGATTTCCTTCTCCATCTAAAACGGGATCTCCATTCTCATCCAATGGCATATATGAAAATCGTTGATTAATAGCGGATGGACAATATGTATACACAAAATTGATATTATTATCAACTACTTCAGCTAGATTAACCTCAGATATTTCATTATTTTCGTCTTTTTCTAATGTTGTGGCATCGCCTTTTACATCAAGACCGCTTAAATCAATCTTGATATCGTATTTTAGTTGTTTCTGTTTTAGAAAATTATAATAATTAAAGTCAATGTTCACAACGATAAATCCGTAGTTTACAGTAGTTTATATTTCAGTCGTCAGTTGAAGTTGACCATTTTGCCTGTTTTATTGTTTCATTAAATTCAGCCGAGTTGTCGTATTCTTGAAGGATATCTTCATTCAGTGGTAGTGTGCTTTTGCTATAGGCTTCACATTTGCGCCAGCTTTGGATAAATGCATTTGTTGCTATTCGTCCGATATAATAGTAGGGATCTTTATTTTGAGAATCTTGAGATGATTTAACAGCATCATAATTATGTACATATCTCAATACGTGCTCGATGGCTTTTCCTCTCATTTCCTCTTTCCAATCTTCTGTATATCCTCTCCATCGGAAACTACCTAATGTTTTATCTATTACTATTAATGACACTTCAGCTAACTCTCTAGGCATCGGATAAGTCGGGTCTACGCTTCTTTTAAATTTATATGCCATAATCAAGTCAGATAAATAATCTTTATCAATTCGCCCACTTTTCATAGCACTTATTCGCTGAGCATATGTCATATCGATTGCACTTTCTTGTTTTTTTCTTCTAGCCATTTTGTATTCCCATTTCGACTAATTCGACCGTAAACTTCTCAAGATACTCTTTTAGTGTTATCCCCGAAAAATCACTCATATATAATATGCAGTATTGACGATCTGATCCAAAACAATCTTCTAGTCTTCTATAACTATTAAAAATATATTTCAATTCTTGATCCAAATCCATATTATTTTTATTATTTGTATAAAACTCTTTATATTTATTTAGAATCCATAATTTACCCGCCAAATGAAAAATTGATGTCCCTGACCCAAAGGTTCTATATATCATACTATCCTTAACATCAGGGGTATCGTTGATTATAACTCTATCAATAATTTCACCATATTCAGCATAAAATGTATCATATGCACAATCAGTGAATATCATTTGATGAATTAAATCAATCCATGCTATATTTATTGTATGTAAAACACTTAAAAATGAAATAGGTAGTTCATGTATGGTTACATCAAACTTTTTATATTCGGCTTCAATTACATCAGAAAATAATGATGAGTTATTTCTGTGCATCTTAAATGCATCTATATAATCTAAAATTATTGGGTTATCTGTATTTATTGGATCGAATTCAACTGCACGTTTATGTATCGCTAAATATTTATATCCAATATCATCATCATAGGAATATATGAAATCATTCACTTTCAACCTCCCATTCAAATACCGAAGGACTATATAATGAATGTTTCATATCAAAAATAGATTCATACTGTGTTTGATATTTACAGTTTGATGCGGTTAGACAAGTAACCGAAAATGAATTAAAATCACATTTCAATAAATTGCATCGTATCATCAAACAATCCACTACGGTGGATCTTTTAAAATCAGATTCGGTAAAATTAATATTGGTAAATGAGCATTCAATTAAATCTGAATCTTTCCAATCACATCGATTAGCTAAACAATCACATAACGCAGTATATAGTATTTTTGATTGTATTATCGTGGAATCTGTCATAGTAGAAGCAATAAATATACAGTCGGATATGGTAACATAATCATATGTACCTTTATCTAATATACATTCATAGAATTTACTGCGAGTTATAGTTGATGCAGTTAAATCACTTTTTATAAATAAACAGTTATTAAATATACACGAACTTATTACTGAATATTCTATATTAGAATTATTGAAAATGCAGTTATAAAATGTACATCCACATAGATAGCTATGACTTAAATCAGATCCCGTAAAATCAGCACCAACTACGATTTTTCCGGTCAATGCAATGGATTCTGATATTTTTTCGCCATCACTCACTCTAATTCTAAACTTATCTAATGATGTGGGTTCGTATAGTAAAGAATAGTCACCTTGATTGAATAATTTACGGGCATCTTTATCAATTTCATCTTGTTCATGTGACAATTTCTGAATAGATTGTTTTGATATATTTAGCTTAATCCGATCTCCCACGGATCTTAATTCACCTGAGTGAGTTAGTTGCTTTAGTTCGTCAGTGGTTATACCAAATTTAGAAGCAACTGACTCATTCCACACATCAGCCTTTAAATTTACAAGATCATTAAAATAATTAGTTGGCATATCTTTATTCAATCTATTTATAAATAAAGATAGTTTTTATACCAACCAAAAATTTAATATTTTGTTTTACTAGAAATCAAATCCTGTGCTTTTATTGATGAATATCTACCATCATGCTCAACCTCAAGCCTATGGTCGAAACATTCAGTTAAATCAGTTCCTCTATGAGTAATCAGATAGATTCCACCTATTTCAATAACTTTGTTTTTTAACAACATTATCATATCTCTAAGAGCTTCTCCGTCAGTTGATACATCAAGAACCTCATCTAGGAATAGAACATTAATCCTGAAATCACCAATGCTAGTAACGAAATCACGGAATGCCATAGCAATTGCAAAATTTATCTTTCGTTTCTGACCTTCTGATAATCCGTTATATACTTCCGACAATCCATATCGACTAGAGAATTTATAATTCATAGAATCATCAAACTCTATTATGAATGGAAGATCGAACGCCTTTAGATTATCCATAATGGCTCGATTCAAATTAGGAACAAATATACCCAAAACAATTTTTTTCATCCCATTGTCAGAACATAGTTTATCGATATATTTAGTTATTTCTATTTCATCGGAATATTTAATTACACGAGTTTTTGCTGTATTAAGATCACTTATAACACCATCTCGTTTTTTTACAGTAGATGTTAACGCATCATCCAAATCTATGTTTTGTTTCTCATCTATCTTAGCTTGCTTCCGTTCAATTTGAGAATTGATTGAATTAATAGAAGTTTCAATACCATTCTTTCTTTCTACTTGAGTAGATGCCTCCGAGCGAAGATCAGACATCTTCTTTTCAATTGATGCTTTTAATACCTTTTTATTCTGCAAATCAGATATAATTACATTCAATTTAGTTATATCGCTTTCACCAACAGATTCTATCTGAGATTGTTTTGTCTTTATATTCTTTTCGACATTATTTAAAAAGTTTTTTGCTGAATTATATTCAGAGTTTTCATACTTATTACAATCTCTAAGATATCCTTCATATTCAGATGCCTTAGTTGATAATTGGGATTGCTCAGCCTCTAATTCATTAATTACTTTTTGTAATGATTCAATCTCTTTATTTAATTTATTAGTTTCAGCTAATTTTTCTCTGAATTCCTTTCTATATGATGCCTTTATATTTTCCACATCATCATCAGTTGAAGGTTTACCACATGCATGACATGCAATACCCGATACTACTGATTTGGCTTTCGTTGTTATATCAGCCATTGCCTTATCTAATATTTTTACCTCTGTTTGGAATCCAGATAACTTCCGACCATTCTGTAAAAGTTCTGATGTTATAGACTGTAATCTAGATTTAATGGTAATTCCATCAATCGATGCAACTAATGCCTTTAATTCATTGAATTTAGTTTCTGCTAATTCAAATGTTTTTTTGCATTTAATCAGTTCTAATTTATCCGATTCAAGGGATGGTATTAAAGCAACTACTGTTGTATATTTTGATAACTCAGCATCTACATCACCAATCTCAACTAATTTATTTTTTTCGGTTTTTCCCAATGATACTATACGGTTATACTCAGTAACCACTATATTTAGTTCACTCTTTTTAGATGTCACATCGTTAATAAGTTGAGCAACTTCAGCTTTTAGGTCTTCGATGTCATTATTTTTTTCTTGTTGCATTTTTTCTATAATAGAATCGAATTCAACCAAATCTCTATTATATTTAATACAGTCACTACTCGCAGATTCGAATTTAGTGGTTGCTTCCTTGAATGCGGTTTTATTTAAGTCTTTCCATTTATCAATGCATAAAGTCAATACAGATTCAAGCAATGATCTCTTATCTTTTGGTTCCATATCTATAAATGGAACTGTCTGAATTGTATTTAATGATATAACATTTTCCCATAATGTTTTATTAAATCCAAGAATTTCTTCTTCTAATTTTTTCTGTGATGTTCCTGCGCCTTTTTTCTCAGCTACATTATTTTTTGTAATACTGGTAGTTGTAGATCCAGATTTTTCCATATGTCTAGATATAACATATGAATCAGTTGTTAGGCTATCAATTCGATCAAATTCTACCTCAACAAACATTTTAGATTTGTTTGCTGTGTTTTTTAATTGTGGTTTTGTAATATCTCTATAAGGAGAATTAAAAAATACAAACGTCAATGCTTCCATTATCGTGCTTTTACCAGCACCATTAGGCCCACTAATCCATGTCAAACCATCAGTAAATGTCACTTCATTTACATTATTTCCATATGATAATATATTAGAAAATCTTAATCGCTTTACTACAATTCTATGCATTAGAATACCTCATCTTCTGAATTATCATCTATTGGTGGAGCCGTTACAGAAAGAGGATCATCAAATACATTACCTAAATCAGCAAAGGTTCTTTTTGGAGTAATAGCAGCCTTATATTCAGCTTCATCATCAAGCATCACATTTTTTGGATTGAATATATCTGGATTATCTGATACATACTCACTATCAAGCAATGAATAAAAACCCAGATTCTTCATCTGCATTGCTTTCTCGATTAATTTATCAGTAACACCAATCCTATACAATTCATCAGATCCACATAGTTCGGTGGTAGCTGCATCAATTGCTTCACATGATGTTCTCTGAATATGAGTTGGGATATACTTCATACTAATCAATAATTGATTTCGTCTATATTGATTATCCCAACCTTCAGCCTTTGCTTTCGAGTAAACATCTGTACTAGATTCAAATAATGTTCTAGCTGTATCTTTACCTAATTTATTTTTCTTATTAGGTAAAGCTATGCCATTAATATTATCGCTACTATCACCTTGTAAAATTTTTAATTCTAGATATTCATCAGGACTGATACATTCACATAAATTATCTTCTTCATGATTGTATATCTTTAAATTTGGTTGACTTAGTAACTGATTAAAGTCGGTATCTCGTGTGACCACAATTATAGAATCATATTTATCTTTAAGATATTGAGTTGCTACATAAATAACATCATCACCTTCAGCACCTTCAACTCGAACACATTTAGCTCTATATAAAGCACTTATATCTTTAGCGAATGCCTCTTTCATCTCTTTCCATTCAGACTTATTAGTCATGAATTTCCAATCACCTGCTCTAGTTCCTTTATACTTAGGAAGTAAAGGAGTAGTTCCATTTGGGAGATATAAATCCCAAAATATAGATTTAATTCTATCAGGAAATTCTTTAAGTTTCTTATGTTTATTCTGCATTACAGAAGCATTCTTAATAAAATCGAGCTTCTGAATTTTATATTCATCATTTTCTTTATATACACGGAATAATACATTATCATATCTGAGATAATATGAAGTAGAATCATAATATACCTCAGTATATTCTTCATAATACTCTTTAACTACATCAAATCGCCATACATTCTTCCCTTCCAAAGCACATATAATATCCTTTGGATTGAAAAGTTTTATATATTTTAACATTTTATTCACCATATGATTCTTCCATACACGCATTTCATCTTCTGGTGTTTCAATAGTAAGAACCGTACTTCGTTTTGCCGAAGTCATGGCAAACATCTGATGATACGATAAACTCGCCCAATCGATTATTAATAATCGATTCTGGGAGTATGGATATGATTTTAATGGATTATATGTACGCATGCTACAAATATAGCAAAATTATTATAGATATAACAACTATTTCATTAAGGTGTTAGCTTTTGAATATATTGTCGTTTTTCAATTAACTCAGCCACCGAATAATTTAATTCTGTCATATAAACAATTAATAATTCTAATGTCTCTGCTTCAATATCTGTTAATTCAGGGATATCAGAAGCATCGATTCCATCCCATACCGATAGAAGTGCATCACGTTGAATTAAACTATCAGTATAATCAACTGAGTTCAATATTGATTCATCTAAATCAATTATACTTAATAGTAATTCCGTTAAATAATCTAATGTGTCAATTCTAGTCATGATTTTTTTATTACTTTAGTTTCAACTATTGATTGCATTTTCTTACTTGATTTGTATTCTAATAAAGCAGCAGTCCCTTCTTCTAATCCACTACTCCCAATGACTTCATATATAATATGGTTTCGTAGCGTTTCAGCAATCCAGAATGCATCACATAAATCAGAATGAGGACTATCATTTTGTGGTAATAGATTAAATTCTTCTGGATATAAATTTGGATATTCTTCTAACAACACAGCAGACATCATAGTTTTATCAGCGGTTCCATTACCAGTAGCAAAACGTTTAACAACCGTTGGAGGATATATCATTATACCCAATCCAATATCATAAAACATCTTTTTCATTCCACCGATAAATTCACCTAGCTGAAAAATAGAACTAGTTTTGGTTGCACCAAATGCATAACCTTCAAATGCAATATGTTTAACGTCATCCATGTCATTCATTAGAATTTTATATGCCTTATCTTGTCTATCGAACATATTCAATTTAGCATAATTTGTTCCAACGTGAGAAATATGTACATTGTTTTTTTCAATGCATCTAGACTTAACTGTACTATAACCATAAAATTCAATATTTAAAATCGAAAATGTATTTGGATCTAAATCCATAATACATTTTCCAGTAGAATTCATGGATGGATCAATACCACAAATCTTCATTATTCAGCTCGTTTTGCGATGGTAACTATCTTATATTCTTTACCAGCATATTTTCGCATACTATCAGCTACTTTCTTTAAATATTCATCAGCTTTCGGATTCGGCATACGTCCAACATCAATTTCAATGACATTTATGCACTCTTTATGTAAATATGATACCATATTATAACCTCTTGTTGGTATATATCAAATATAATTTATTAAATTATTATAAACTATATAAAAAATGAGGTTAATTATGGAAGTTAATAAAAACATAATACCACCAGCGATAAATCCAGTAGCTCAAATTAAAGTCCACACTAATAAAATATTAATGGATAGAACTATTATCGCTAATAGACCAATGACAGAAGAACAAAAATTAAACGTAAAACCATTATTCAGTTAAATAAATTGTGATTTTGCTTTTGTTGTTGTAGGTGTTGGTACTTTAGGTTTCTTCTTAGTGGCTGCTTTCTTAGCAGCCTCTTTTTTAGATTTTACGGCATCAGGATATACCGTAGCTTCAAAAATACCCTCAAGATTATACTCAATAACCGGAATATCATCCATATTATAATATGATTTGCGTGTCTTGTAATGTTGCATTGAGTAATTTTCTTTCAATCTAGGTGTACCACCTTCATATCTAGGTTTTGTATAATAACTACAATCATCACACACATCAAATACACGAGCCAGTTTTTTATCTTTATGTTTACGAACAATACGACCAATAGACTGAACTACCTCATACATTGATTTAGAGAACTCAGCAAATACCAAGTTATGTAATAATTTAATATTCACACCCTGTTTCATGGTTCCGTAGGTAGCTATAATCATATTACCAGTACTGAATTCCATTTCCTTTCGTATGCGTTCTCTCTCGTCTGTGTCAATCTCACCTTTAATTATATAATATTTGAATTGTGGATATGTTTCTTTTAAATATGCATACATATCATCTAATGTAGCCTTAGACTTATATAATAAAACTGTATTTTCGGCAGTGGTTATCTTTCCAGACGTTATCAATAAATCCATTACACGTTTTCGACTACCATTATTGGTAATAAGTGAATACTCTTCTTGATAATTTTTTCTATTTACTAATGCTCGTATTGAATCTAAGTAGGGAACTATTAATGTATGAACTTCAACTGGAGTTAATATTCCTTTCAATACTAATTCTTTAAGTCTTACTATATTCTCTTTTCTACCAAGAGCACCTTCTATCCACGCAGCATCTAAACCTTCGTCAGGTAATGTACCTGATAATCCTATCTTGAAATCGCTTGCGTTTGGACATTTATCTAATATATCTCTAAGAATAGCACCACGAGTACCATGAGCCTCATCGACAATAACCGCAGTAAACACTTTAAAAAATGAGTCTGGTTTGTTTTGTAAACTCTGCCATGTGGATATTGTTATAGGACGAAGCATAACCTCTTCGCCTAAATTCAATGATTTTAAATTATCTTTCTGTTTGTTAGTTAATTTATCACGCGAATCACCATGTATTAACGTACAATTATATTCGGCTCCATCCCATCCGTAATCTTCATAGAAATCACTATATAACTGTTCCACTAGGTTAGTTGATGGAACCACAATCAATATTTTTTTCTTCTCAACTTCCATTAAATATCTAGATATTATGCACATGGATAACGACTTACCAGAAGATGTACATGCCAATAATGATGACCGTCTTCCATTCAATGCTCGATCTACTAATTTAATTTGATGTTCATATGGTACTATGATAGTTCCATCACGTCTATTATGTAAATTAAGACCTTCTGCATATGCACTGATGGTCTCACGCGATATTACTCCGTTTGGTGATGTATATATACGCTTAACTTTGTCAGTTACTTTAATTCGTAATGATGGCTTTCTATCCTTTAAATAATTAGTTGCTCTAGGTATTAAACCAATTGGTATTGTTTGTGTGTTTTTATTGTAAATATATACAACACCATCAGTAAATCCCTCTTCATATTCCCACGTATACATGGTTTTTGTATTAAAATATGAAAGACCAGCATACAATAAACTATTGATACTTATAATATCTTCTTTAGTAGGTGCTGATATGTTAATTATAGCATGAGTAGCATTTAATATATCAAACTCAACACAGTATTCGGAACCGATTGTATTATGCATTAAATTATGAAACTGACTTTAGTATAAAATTATATTATTTTTTCCCCGAATTCATTACTTGATCCACTGAAACAGGTTTAATATTTTTATTTATTTCATCTTCATCAGGTGCTGATAGTATTTTACTCGCATTAGATTCAGTAGGTTTAGATTCTTCTGTGTTTGTATTTACTATATCATTTACATCCACAGCTTCCGGTTCTACTGGTTCTTCTTCGATTGTGTCATCTTGAATTATGTTATTAACTGGCTCAGTTTTTAATTCAGGTTCTTTATTAATATTTTTAGATTCAACTGCATCATTTGCATCATTTAAAATATCAGATGCTCCACTTTCAATATCTTTATTAAGTTGTTCACCAGCAGCATATAATGAATCTAATATAGGCTTACTCTCAGAAGGTGGTATTTCACGAGGTTTGCCACTTTCTGGCTGGGTTGGTTCTTTTATTTGTTCAATAGGAGTCTCACCTGAATCAACCTTTTCGGTTTTTTCAGTATCGACTTTATTCTTATTATCAAATTTTCGCACTGCACTTACTATCTGGAATGCATTAGCAGGAAACACCTTAAATATTGCATGTAAATGTTTACACATGGTATTACTACCAGATGGATCTCGTATCACAGGAGCACTTGGTGCAGTTTGTGCGTTTTTTACTAGAGTTGGGTTTCCTTGTGCAAGTGATCCTTTATATTTACCATTTGGGCCACCATTATGCATCATACCAGCCCAATAAAAATCAGGACAATTACAATGAACTCTAACATCGGATTGAGTTAATATACTTTTGAATTTTTTTGGTTCCCATTTACTAACTAATGAAAATAATCCACCTTCGGATGGGACTACGATTTCTACGACAGCATTGTATTTTAAGTTAGCGTCAGATGCACTCTGAACTTGCCAATGAGTTGCAGTATGTCCATCTGGGGTCTCATCTACATACTTATAAAATGCACCAAGTCCAGTTGCACGTGATTTTCTAGCTGGATCAACATGACTATCCAATTCAACAAATGAATGTTCCATCAAAGGTTTTGGATATGTTGTCTGTAGATTTTCCAATAATTTTTTTACATTTATCATTATTCCACCGGATGAAATAAAAGATTATACTCAGTTTTATTCAGAATCATAATTAATTCAGAATCATTTATTTTAACAAATATTATATATTTGTCTGATTCATCTTTTAAACTAATATATTCGATTAATTCCTCACTTCCCGATTTTTTTGATCCCAATATCGCATATTTCTCACCAGTATCTGGTCTAGTTATTGAATTCTCGCGTTTTGTGTAATATGTATCAATATAACTAACAGGAACTTCTCCCTTTGTGAGGACTGAATTAGTTCCCTTATTTGAATTAAAACATAAATATTTATCACCTTTACCAATATCAGATTCTTTACAAAATAGTAAATTCCTATATAATTCTTTCTTTGCATCTGATGTTACATTTAATATCTGCTTTATATCAGATTTAGTTAACAACCCATCAAGCATAGACTCATCTGCATTTTTTAAGTCTTCACTTAATTTAATTTCAGGATATCCATGAGATTTATCAATTAATGTCTTTGTCTTCGTTTCTTTAGGTTGTTTCGATTCAGGATCTTTAGGAGTATCTTTACTCACCAGTGCATCCTTTGGTTCTTTTTTGACTGTTTCTTTTGGTATTTCTACCGTTGCCTTTTTATTAACTGGTGTATCTTTTTCTATGTAAGGTTCTACTTTACTGACAGGCTCTTTCTTTTTGGATATATCATATATTTTCTTACCACCATCAGATTTACTATCCAATTCCATCAAATCAGGTCTTGTGCTTCTACTAGGTGGTGCTTGTTTTGGTGATTCACTACGTCTAGGTATTAATCCATTAGCTTCCAATAACGGTAATATTGAATCATTATTAGCAGAATCAACCTTTTTTAGATAGTTTCCTTTCAGTGCTTCGCATAAAATTAAAAGATCCTGTTTTTTCATATAAATTCCTCGATTATAAGAAGTTTATAAAAAAGGGAAAACATAAATGGTATTTCTATTGTTATTGTAATTCTTATCTTTTTCCTTATTAATTTTAATAATTTTATTATTTTTTGATTTATTTAGTGATTTTCATTTTTTTATTTCAATTTCAGATATTAAGGGAAAACATAAATGGTATTCCTTTATTATTTATTCTAATTCTTATTTCTTCTTATAAACTTGACATATATTTGAATCAGAATCTTAATTTTTTTACTTTTTACGTATATTTATCATAATGGATACAAATCCGATCATTATTCAAGTGCCGATTCAGTTAAAAACTGATCTTTTAGGGTTATTGTTGCGCAATAAGCCTAAATTTGCATTTAATATTGATTATTTTTTATATGTCGTAGGGAAGATCATTCAAATTCCTCAATATAATTCAAAACTAAAAAATCTAAATAAAATTCCTTTATATTCTAAAATTCTTAGATATGAGTTAGGAAAGAATTATAGAAAGTATTTAGATTACATGATAGATAACAAATTAATAGAAACTGACAATCATTATATTGTGTCGAGTCCATTAATTAATGGTAAATGTAAATGTTATGGATTATCACCAAAATATAGAAATGCGCCATTAGTCGATCATGAGATAACCAGAAAAACACTATTAAAACAAATCATTAAATGGAAACTGAAAACCTTTGGAAATGTAAGTAATGATGAATTGCTTATTAAATTATATGGTATGTTAGATGGATTTTCAATAGATATGGATGGAGCAACAAAATATCTATCTGATTCATTACATGCGAATGAAATAAGTCAGAAACAATATGATATAGAATTGCATAAGTGTGAGAAAATAAATAATAAATCTAATCCTAATCTGGGTTTATTCATATCAAAAGACTCATATAATCGAGTTCATACTAATTTCACTAATATATCAAAAAATATACGAGAGAAATTTTTATTTCATAAAGGACATAAAGTAAAGGGTATTGATATAGTGTCATCTCAGGCATCTTTGCTATGCTCATTGTTCAGAGATTATGCCGATAAAATGACTAATAGTATAAAAAATCCATTAGAATTGCAGAGAGATGACTTTAGATATGATTTACGTGATAAATATGTGAATAAAAACAATAATTATAACGGTGATCCTATTCATAACGATATTAATAGTGAATTTTCATTATTTGGTCTTTCTCACATTGATAATACTGAATCAATGTTACATAAGGAAATTAAAAAATTCACTAGCATTATGTCTATAGGTGGAATTTATGAATTTTTTCAGGAAAAATATGATGATTTATTTTCTGTAACGAAAACTAGATCTGAGGTAAAAAAACGATGGATTGCTTATGTATTCGGTGCATATCAAGATGGAATCAACATAAAAAATGAAGAAAAATACATGATTCATAGCATATGGAAGCATGAATTTCCTACACTAACTAAGTTATTGAATCATTTTAAGTTATATGATTATAAAACATTGGCTCATAAACTACAGCGAATCGAAGCTGATTTAATATTTAATAAAGTATGTCCTGAAATAGATTCTAGGTTGGGTATCGAATATTGTACTGTGCATGACTCACTCATTGTTGAAGAACAATATTGCGAAGATGTCGCATTGATTTTTAATGAAATACTGGAAAAAAATCATATAATGACCTATGTAAAATTCGATGATGAGTAGTTGAATAACATATATTTCATATTAAGATCATATGGAATATTAATTATGAAACGTGTAGGAATTATAGAGATTGGTAAAATTAGTATAGATGTTATTGGATTCGGTGAGTGGATATGCGAAGAGACTGTATTCGATGATGATATTGGTATTGAATTATCAATGCCTAAAGTAAAATTAGACTCAGGTGAAGAAATATTAGTTCGAGATGCTATGATAGCGGAAGAATATATAATATTAAAAGAAATCGATTCATATAAAAGTAAAGGATTTATAATTAATCGTAAGTGAGTTATAAACATATATGTAAACAATAATCATACACCGGGATTGATAAAATGGACATCAATTGGTATAATGTTAAGATAGATGGTACTTCAAAAAGTAATGAATTACTTGAAATGCCAAATAAAATGGGTAAATACGGTAAAAGACGTGAATTAGAACCATTAGTTCGTAGGTTATATAAAGAACGTAGAGAAACTGATAAACTATTATCTCATATTAAATATACAATGGAAACATTTAGATCCCAATTTTCTAAGGATGATAATGAAGGTATGGTTAATAATTGCAATGCTATTATTCACAAAATAAATACAAATATTAATGAGTGATTTACAACAGTAAGTCATTAATTAAATTTGTTCGTTTTTCCATAATTAACTTACCTAATATATTAGAACCTACTGGTGGTGTTGATTTTAGACATACACCCCAATAGGTATCATTCCACCAATTACCTTCCTGTATATATTCAGATCCAGTTTCTATTAATTTACTTCTATATGGTTCTTGATCATATTTTTGATCAATGCATAATTTCATAATAACTAATTTTTTTACATCCCAATCAGATGGCAATGTTAATTCACGACCTTGTTTTTTGATTATCGCTGGATTCAATTCAGTTCTGCAAAATTCCTTCCATTCTATTGAATCAGATTTAGCTGATACATATGCGTGTTCAACTGATGAATATTCAATTCCATCGAGTACTATTATACATGGTTTAAAATTTGATAACCATTCATATTTTTCTGATTTAAAATGTTCTATCATACGATAAATATAGAAAAATATTCTATTTTTAAGTAGAGGTATCCATGTTTACAGTAATAATACCATTTATGAATCTCAATCAACAATTTAGATTACGTAATCTAATTTATGTTATCGAGAATTATAAAAGAATAGCACCTGATTTTGATATTATAGTGATAGAACAGAATGGTGATGGGTTGGTTGAGTCGTTATTAGCTGAGTATGATAACGTCAAACATATTAATTTATCTATAAATAACAAGTTATTTCATAAAACCAGATTATTAAATTATGCTATTGATTCATGTAATAGTGAATATATAATAATGTCGGATGCTGATTGTGTGATTTCGATTAATGGTATCGATATAATACGAAGTCATTACGCTGATGGTAGTATAATATATCCATTTAATGTGGTTGATTATTATAATGAAGGATATACTAGAAAATACATCAAGGGTGAGGCATTTACTAAATATAGTATAGACTCTAGAAATCTTCCAATTAAACGATTTACTGGATTGATTAACTGTTTTAGTAGATCAACGTATAATAAAGTTGGTAAATTCGATGAAGAATTCATTGGATGGGGGTCAGAGGATGATGCCTTTGTTATTAAGTGTGAACGAGTGTGTGGTGCTGTGTATCGAAGTGATTTAGATTCAATGTTGATTCATTTATTCCACCCAAAATGCGATACCGATTCATATAAAAACAGTTCTGAATTTATTGATAATAAGAAACGAGCTGCTGTTATTAAACGAATGAGTGATGATGACCTATTTGAATACGTAAATAAAAAGACCACATTAAAGGAGTTAATATCTAAGTATGAATCTATGAATATGATGGATCTAACTCTAAAATGGAAATTAAATAATGCTGTCGTGACGTTGGATAGTACTATATATGATATAGGTTCATTTGATAATATGTCAATCACTAGAATATTAAAATCTATTTATGATATAGATGGAAAGGATTTTATGTTATCTATAGTTGAATTGATTTATAGTAAAGTGACTGATTTGTCTATATCACAACGAGACGAAATCGATTCCTGTATCAAAATGTGTGTTTAATCACTAAGTGATCCTTATCACCTACAAATAAAGGAAAAAAGTTCTATATTGTATATATAAGAAACTCAACAAGGATATATTTATGGAACTCATTGCACTAGGAACCGGAAACTCCAGAACTAAGAAAAACTGGCAATCAAACTTTCTATTTAGACAGAATCAAAAAACCATGGCTCTTGACTTTGGTACATATGCGCCTCTTGCTCTCGAAGAGAATCATATGACTACATTGGATTTAGATGCTATCTATATTAGTCACCTACATGCAGATCATACAGGTGGTCTTGAAGAATTGCTATTTGATACATACTTTAATCCAAAAGCAAAACGACCTACATTATATTGCCAAGGTGAATATATTCGTGACTCCGAATCAAATACAATTATAAAAAGTGGATTAGTATCTGATTTATGGGATCATACTCTATCAGGTGGTGCAATTGGGTTAGAAGGAAAGATAGCAACGTTAGATACATATTTTGATGTGCGTGCTGTAAAGGATAACTCATCTTTCATATGGGAAGGTGTTAAATTCGATATTGTCCAAACTATACATATTTGTGCGAAATATAGAATTGAAAATAGTTTTGGTCTTATGTGGAATGATCCAGATACAAAGGAACGCATATACATAACAACCGATACACAATTCTGTCCAGTTAATGCAGCAATGGCGTATTTAAGAGAAGCTGATATTATTTATCACGACTGCGAAACTACGCCATTTAAGAGTGGCGTTCATGCCCATTATAGCGAATTGGTAACATTACCAGCAGAAATAAAAGCTAAGATGTGGTTATATCATTTTGATGATAGTATTATCATGAACTGGGATGTAATGAATGAAAAGGCTAAAAATGATGGATTCCTTGGATTCGTTCCAACGGGTGCTGTATTTGATCTTCATTACAATAAATACAGTGTTGGTATGATTGGTAAGCAATCACATCATAATGAATACATGAAGACTCGAAATGCAGCATAAGATATATGCAGGAATAGGATCTAGGGAAACCCCTAGATCCATTTTAGATATAATGACATCATGTGCATCTAGATTGGAAGCATTAAATTATACATTACGCAGTGGGCATGCTATTGGAGCAGACACTGCATTTGAATGTAATGTTCATAAAAAAGAAATTTTTATAGCAGATGATGCAACTTCGGATTCGATTGAATTAGCTTCTCATTTTCATGGATATTGGGATAAATGTTCGTCATATGCTAAAAAGTTACATGGGCGAAATTCAATGATTCTATTAGGTAAGAATCTGGATACTCCAGTTAGGTTCGTTATATGTTGGACTAAAGATGGCAAAGATACTGGTGGTACTGGATTAGGAATACGAATAGCAGAAGCCTATAAAATTCCTGTATTCAATCTATATAATTATGATACAAAGATACGATTATTAGAATTTATTGGTATGAAATCATCTGATATCGATGTATTATGAACTATATTTAAAACATGTCCGTAAATTACTACCAAATCCTTGAAATTTCTCAAAATGCATCTGAAAGTGATATAAAAATATCATTTAAGAAATTAGCAGTTAAATACCATCCAGATAAACATAGCGGATTTGAGGATAAATTTAAAGAAATTAATGAGGCATACTCAACATTATCAGATCCTATTAAACGAAAGGAATATGATACTAAATTATCATTTTCATCTCAATTTAAGCGATGGGGTGCTGCGTTTGGAAAGCCAACTACAGCAACTAATTTTTCTCAGACGGCAAAGAAAGAAGCCCCTAAAGGTACTGATATACATGTATTTGCTGATGTTACATTAGATGATTGTATACATGGTGCAAAAAAGATTATTACGGTAGAGTATGGATCGAGATGTCCATTATGTGATGGAACTGGTGCAAAAACACGAAAAAAATGTACTGTATGTAAAGGCATCGGAATGGTAAAGAAAATTATTGATGGAGAAATTAAACCAGCACCTTGTACTAGCTGTAATAATTCAGGATTAATAATCGATGATGTGTGTTTACATTGTAAAGGAACTGGATTAACTAAATCGAGTCGAGATATTGAGATAACAATTTCGAAAGGAATGAAAGATGGGGATGAAATCACTATAAAAGGAAGCGGTAATGCTGGATTTAATGGTGGTGCTTATGGTGATGTTAAGATATTTATTAATGAACTGCCTCATAAAGAATATACTCGTCATGGCAATGATTTAAACATGAAATACGAAGTTTCTCCTATTGATCTTATACTGGGTAAAGAAATAATTGTAAATACTCCATATGGAATTGTAAATACAACTATCCCAATGGGAACACAGGTAAATTCTAGAATTAGAATTAAAGGTAAAGGAATATTGGATGGTGATTTATATGTTGGGTTTAACACTATAATACCAACTAATATTTCGGATGATGAGATTGAATTATATAAAGAACTGAGAAAAATGGAATTTTCAAACCTATAATAAATTATATTTAGATTATAAATTAAGGAATTAATAATTATGAACGAAGTTACTAAATCGCTCACGCTTGAAGATCGTTACAGACTTAGCATGTATAGCCGTAAGTTGCCATGTACTCTTAGATTACGATTGGTTATAAATGATTTTTTGAGTCAGATTGAGATTACGTCTGATGAGATGAAAAAATTTGAAGTATCAATTGATCCGACTACTATGGCATTCAACTGCAATGATTCGGAATATACAGTAGATTATACTGGATTTCCTCAAGATATTATCATTGCTATGACTAGATATGTATCATTATTGGATACGGAAAAAAATGCTGATAATGTACTGTTACAGAAAACATTGTTAACATTCAAGAAAATAATATAATATGAAGCATAATAATTCAGTAGTGAGAATTTATAATTTTGATTTGGATGAATGCATTAGTGAATTCAAAAATTCATTTAATGATATAACCAAATCAAAGAATTCACAAGGAATTCATACATTCCTATTTTCATCATATAATGATCAGAAAGTCACTACTGAATTAGTATATTGTTCTATATATGAAAAAACCGTCATATTTTATGTTAGTCAAGCAGCTATCCAATTAAATATTGGATATAGAAAGGCTGAACCTACTGATGGAGATGAATCAGAAGATAATATGGAAGAACCTGAATTTGAAATATTAGGTGGTGAAGTTCTTCCTATTGGTGGCAATACATTTGATTTAATGGCAAATGAAGCTAAATCGGATGTTTATTATATAGGACGATATAATAAAAATACCAATATTATGGAATTAAGTCGGAATTTAATATCATCAAACATGTATGAATTAAATTCTCTTAGACTTAGTGACGAATTACGTCTATCAATTCTGAATCATACTCATCCAGATGTATCACATATAGGAACCCATGTGATAGATGGGAATTATTATGATATATACACTATTCCGGTTAATAGTTCACTAAAAATAAATCAAATAGACGGTATTGGTGATGATGATAATAATAGAGATGTCGAATTAATGATTGTCAATAGTCATCCTGATATTTTATATCTAGGTGATTGTTGTAATATGAACGGCTTTTTTTATAGTATGTATACACTAAATAAGTCAGAAGAATTGAATAATGCAATGAATTTGATAGAAAATGAGCTAATTGATACTAATAATTTGATTATTGATGATAGTGAATTAGTTGATACATCGATTGACTTTTTTAATGATAGAATAAATCAGTATAAGAGTGATATTAATATAGCAATTGAAAAAGAAGAACCACCTATGAATATAGATGAAAATCCATTCGCTAATGGCTTTTTTGATAATATGAATGGGGATAAGAGACAAACTAAACCACTAAATGCACCTCGTAGACTAGGTGAATAACCGAAAATCTAGATAAAAAAGAAAGAAACCCATTAAATAATAAAAATTTTAATGGGTTTTTTATTATAAACTATTGAAAACTCACTGAATTTACATATGGCATTACAATTAAGATTACATGAAGGCAGTCACCAGACGCATGATACAGAAATCGATCTATATAGGATCTGGTTTGGATTGTATCGTGTTGATTCTGGTACATATTACTTACCCGATTATAGAATTCGTGGATTTTTTAACTGTCATTATGGATTATCCGCAATTTCAAGTAATACTGGGTATATCGTAAATAATATACAGCAAACCCAAGGTGTAAATATATCAGTTGTTCCGGGTTATGATGACTGGTGTAGTGATATTAGACCACCTCGAATAGATAGTAATAAATTTAATACTGAAGTTCAATTTTATTTCCCAAATGGGACTTTAAATGGAACATCTCCAACCGCTAATCAAGGTGGATTTGATTTAATGGGAGCCATAGGTGGTGGTATTCGATTGGGTAGATATCATGATGTTCAAGAATCATACTCATATCTAAATGCATCAACTAATGACATAACAAATCCAATGAATTGGATTATGGAACATAGAGATAATACAAAAACTAAATCAATATTATCTATTTCGTCTGTGGGAACATTAGTTACTGTAACTACAACCACGTCTCATGGGTATTCAGATGGAGATGCCATTAGAGTAACTGGATTTGGTAATGGATCTCAACGATTATTTGGTAATGCAGGAGAACGCTATAGTGGTACATTTAAAATAACGGTAACAGGATCTAATACATTCACATATAGAACAAAACATGTAGTAATAGCAGGTACATATAATAATACAGGAACCTGTGAATTCTGGAACGTTCATGTTTGTGAAGCTCGAATAAGTTCTATACAGGGTAATGGTACTGGCACCATCTCAGTGACAACAACTGACAATCATAATTTACAAGCAGATGATATAATTTCTATATCAGGAACCACTAACTATAACGGAACCCAATTAAAAGTATTAACTAGTACATCTACTAGCTATACCTGTAGTATGCCATCAAATACCAGTAATACATTAGAAACTACTGGATTAACATCATTCTCAACTCGTCCTCCATCGGCAGCAATTCCAGTCAATTATGTTAGTGGATACGAACCAAAACAAATGACGGATCACACTACAATAACAGAATTAATATATGCAAATAAAGATACCTATATTGCGGTAGGTGATACTAATGGTCATGGTGGTTCAACTTCTCTGAATGTTATACAAAACGGTTCTCAGATATCAAAGGCATTATTTAATTTCCCCGTTGATAATGTCGCATTGGCTGATTTATTATTTGCTGAAATATGTACATATTATAATGGTGGTAGTGATGGAACTGCTCAAATGTCATTATATCAGATGACAACTGATACATGGAATGATTACGATGCATATAATACATTAAATCCATTAATTGCGTCTCCATTGGATCAAGTTGGATTTTATCAATTTACTAATGTAGGATCTGGTGAGAATAATACTTATACTAAATTTACAGTTTCTACTGAGAAAGTATATAATTGGTTAACAGCCGTTCAGTATCCATCAGTTGCATTAGTAAAAACAGCGGTAAATTCAGGTATAACCAACGAATATCTTAGTTCGGAAGTGGTTGAATACAAACCATATATGGTTATTAGTTCTGGTGTTATATCAGATACAACTAAGCCTACATTAACATTAACCGATACTTTCATGTATCTTCCTTGTAATAATATTCAAGGTAATGGAACCGGAAAAGTAACCATCACCACTATAGATGCACATCTATTACAAGCAGGTGATGTAATTCATTTATATAACACAACTAATTATGATGCCATTTCTGCAACAGTATTAGGTGGAACTGACGCACCTTCGACATATCAATTTAAAATAAATATAGCAGGAAATACAAGTACTGCAATAGATATTGCTGGTATTGTTCAACGCACAGGAACGATAAAGATTTCGGCTATTGGGTATGATGATACTGAAATATCTAGTGATTCGGCTGATATACAAATAAGAAAGGGATCTTCATTAACAGATATTTCCGAGTATAACGTGATTAAATCATCAGATGGTAGATCTGTAACATTTGATTTCAATTTACTGGGTATTGATGATGGTTTTTTTGATGTATCTGTTAAAGATAAAGTTGGTAATAAAAGTATAGTTCCATTCCAACCACCTATCATAATGAATTATACAAACTCATTAAATTCATCCTATGAAGTAGTTAAATCAGGTCATGATATAACAGTGAGTGGATTTAATGTGGATTATTATACTAGTGGATTTAATGCAATCATTGGTGATTCTGCATTATCTGGTGGTATAGTTTCTGGTGGTACTAATATCACTGTCAATAATTTTAATACAGTAGACAATACATTTACTATTCAGATACCTAGCAATCTACAAGCTGAATATGCAATTGGTTCTATTGATACGATAGCTGATACTATTACCGTATTAAATGCAGCTCTAAAAATTGGTGATGTGATGTCATTCAATTCACTTGGTAATTTTATACAACCACCTCTCAAGGTTGGATTATTATATTTTGTAAAAACTGTAACTCAGGTTGGAACTGATTCTGTAATAACATTATCAAATAATGTTTTATTGACGGATACCATAAATTTAACAACTGCTGCTTATACTGTTAATATGGTAGCATATAATACAGTTACTCCATTATATGTCATACGTGATGGATTTAATTCGTATAGTTATTTCAATAGATTATATGTTAGATTGGATGAATATGCACCAAAGATATATATTGAACCTATAATTGGCGTTAATGATGTAATAAATGTAACAATAAGTGATGCATTTCCTGTTGATCAGAGTACTGTTAATTTTATCAATGGAACGATAAATGGTTCTATTGTTGATGTTAATGGAGATGGTCGTGTATTAATATATCCAATAAAAATAACGGCTGCTGGTACTTTTACCGTTCAGGCTGATGATATTATAGGTAATAGTGCATATGCTGATGCATACGTACAGTCACTAATCACACCATTTATAGAAATAACAGGTCATACAATAAATTCAGCAACTTCGGCTGTTATTCATGTTAAAGTAACCGATGGTGATATATCACCTATAGTAGCTCCAGATAATGCATCTCGTGGTGTATTCGTAGAAGGTAGTGTTGCTAACAGTACCTATGGAACCATTACCAATTTAGTATCAACCTCTACTGGTATCACCTTTGATGTTAATGTAAATGGGTTGGGTGATGGTATAATGAAGATATATGCACATGATAATGTTGATGATGTTGATAGCATAATACCTCCAGTACTTACATCGGTCTCCCCTAATTGTATTAAGGCTGGTGTATATTCTGAAATAACAGGTATTAATTTAAGTCCAGTTGGATATATTCGAACATTTCTTAATAATAAAATAAGCATATATGAAGCAACCGCAAGTAATATATATCTAAGTGCTATAATTTTAAGTGGTATTTCTGATGGAAATTTACCATTCATTTTATCATTAACTAATTCTTCTACATTATTAAGTAATTCCATAGTAAAAACATCAGATAATACATCACCTACTATAAATATAATAGGACTTCCCGTAACAGAAACCATTCAGGGTGAGGTATATACCGATCTCGGTGCAACAGCATCAGATACAGTATCTGGTGACGTTACTGATAGCATAATAACCACTGGTGTAGTTGATACTACGACATTGGGTAGTTATACTATTACATATACAGCAACTGATGATTGTGGTAATTCAGCAAGTTCAAGTCGAACCGTGAATGTAGTAACTGGATGTCCTATATACATCTCAGTGTCTCCAAATGTTGGATATGCTGGTGATTTAGTAACTATCACAGCAACGGTAGGACTATTCAATCCAACTGCATTGAGTAACGTGGTTATGTTTAATGATAAGATTGCTCAAGTGATATCAGGAGATAGAGAACAACTATTAGTTATGATTCCAGAAGGTGCGACAACCGGATATGTTCAAGTGGAAACTGGGTCTACTAATACAGGATATGAAAGATGTTCATTGAGTAATATTGTTAATTTTACTGTATTATATGACGATCAGACATTTACAACAACTAAATCCATACTTTCTATATTCAATAGAGGATCTAGTGCCAATGCTATTTATAATAGAGATTTGTCATATTCTGGATTTAGTGAAGTTACTGATGAAAATAGTATGATCCAGAATTTATATACAATATTATTGACCAGATTAGGAGAAAGATTTTTTAATAGTAGATTTGGGTCTACTATAGAGGGAAGACTATTTAGTCCTATAAATGACTATGATACATTTGAGGCCGATGTAATGAAGGAAATTGATACGTTAATAAAACGTTATGAACCACGTATTATTCTAATAAAGGATCAGTCATTTGTTGTATTTGATTCTGATTATAATAGTGCTCAAGTTGTCTTATTAATTAGAGTTCCTAGTGGTAATATAAAAACTGTATCATTAACATTTAAAAGTACTCGAAATGGGGAATCTAACATATGATAGTTCAACGAATTGATAGTAATACTCAGATCATATATACAAATGATCGAATATCAGATGCAAAAAGTATAGCATCTGAGCTTGGATATGTAAAAAAAGATGGTGAATACTATAAGACACTAGAATATATGCAAAATACATCCTATTATCCAAAAGGATCATCTCATTCAATTGATTCAAGTAAATTTGTATATAAGGGTGTATCTACTTATATCATTAATAAGACATATTCCTTTATGATTAATAAAGAAAATCCTCAGTTATTAGTTGATAATTTAAATAAATTTGGATCAACCTTTATTATGAAAACTGGTAGTAACCAATTTGAAGGTGATGTTTCATTAGATGCTAGTCGAAATATAAAATTTAGTGATGGTTCCACCATATCATTAGATGCATCAACTAAATCAGATACAACTAATTTAGATAATTTTATTCATCGTATGTCCATGGATAATGGTAGAATGTTATATCCTGTATTAAAAAGATTTATTAATACAGTATTTATGTTTAATGGACATAAATCAATGTTAACTGGATATATCAAATTACGTGATTATTTATATATGATAAAAACTCCATCAACAGGATTATTTAATGCTGTAAAAGGCACAAATGCAAAATATTCATTAAATATAAATTCCAGTTCTGCTCGTATGTCAGTGGTTGATGTAAATAATGGAATTCCTATAATTGAATTATTGATTGATGGAACAATTACTCTAAATACGCAAACTGGTAAATTTGATCCATTCATTTTATTTACAACAAAACCAATTTCAATGAAAAATCAACAGATGCCTTTTAAGACAGTTCAATATAAGGGAGTAACTATTTTTATAACTCCATTATTATTTAGTAATATAGAAACATTAAGTACTCTTAGAGGTGGAATTAATTTATTATCTTAATAAATATAAGGTAATCGATATTCAAATAAATTATTTTATAGCTATATAAATAAAAGGAATGTATTATATGGCTGCTAAAAAAACATCGAAACCTGCTGTATTACCATCATTCGAATTTTTCCAGACTGTAAAGACTGGTGATAGATTCGCTGACAGTGGTAAGAAACGCGAAATTAAAACATGGATTGATACGGGATCATACACGCTAAATGCATTGATTTCTGGTGATATGACCAAGGGATTTCCGGGTAATAGAGCTGTTATGTTAGCTGGTGAACAAGCAGTGGGTAAAACCTTCTTCGCTGTATATGGATTTGCTCGTCCATTGGTTGAAATGGGATACTTTATTTTCTACATTGATACCGAAAATGCTCTTACTGATGATACTTTGATTTCTTATGGATTACCAGAAGGCACATTTAAAATAATTTCACAGGATGTTGTCGAAGAGTTGAAGGTTAACTTTGATACAATTTTAACTCAGCTAGAAGAAGCCCGTGGTAAGTCACTTGAGAATAAGAATAAGTGCGCATTCGTACTTGACTCTCAGGGTATGTTGGATACATTGAAGAGTCGTGCTGACATCCAGAAAGAAAATTATGTTAATGATATGACAGCACAAAAGGAATTGAAGAGATTATATCGATCAATTTTGGTAAGAATGGGTGAATTGGAAATTCCTCTGTTGATTACTAACCACGTTTACGCCAATATTGGTGGTTATGGTGATCCAACTAAGGTAGCTGGTGGTAGTGGTGGCTTATATGCATCAACTGTTATTCTTCACATGAGAAAGAAACAGTATAAAGAAGGTGAGATTCGAAAGGGAACTATCATTACTGCGAAAAATATAAAGAGTCGTATATGCCGTGATGGACTTGAATCATCTGTATATTTAAATTTTGAAAAGGGTTTAAATAAATGGTATGGATTGCATTTATTTGCTGTTGACGCTGACCTTATCGAAAAATGGAGTGCTAAAGAATTTGATAAAAAAGGTGTTATTGGCCCAGAAAAAGCGGGTAATTCAACATTCTATGTTATCAAAGATCCAAAACTAACTCCTGATAAGTGGATTGTTTGCAAAGAAACCGAATTACATAAACAAAGCACGATTGGAACCATATTCAATGAAATAAATGAATATGTGAAAGAAACGTTCAAGCTATGTAATCCAGCAGACTTTGATTATGGTGATGATAATCCAGATGAAGAAGAATTGGATATCTTAGAAGATAATCTTAAAGATGCTGATACCGTTGTTACCAAGGCAAAAAAAGCTGGTAAGTCAATTACATCAGATGAATAATTAAATATTCTATATAAAATTATTTTTTACTAAAGTCACGATTCGTATCGTGGCTTTTTTATTTTTTATGTATATTTAGCATAGGAGTTTTTATGGCAGAAGTTCAAGATCTAACACGCGAAGACTTAGTGTTACGTAAATTTTTTGATGATTCTATAATACAGAATAGAATCGTTAGTCATTTGTCATGTGATTTATTTGACGATCCCGATAATAAGAGAATATGTGATTTCATCATTAGGTTTAATAAAAAATTTAAAAAGTATCCAAGTCCACAAGAATTAATAACTTCTCTACCCCCATGTAGAGAACGCACTAAAATAATATTTATAAATAATGTTAATATTCCTCATATGGAGAGGGATTTTACTATTGCCATGATTGAAAGTTTCTTCAAAGAGAAGAAAACTGAAATGATTTTAAGTAGTGCAGCCGAATTCATGCATGACGGGCATATAGATAATATCAGTGATCTAGTAAAAGATTTACATAATGCTGTTAATTTTTCTCTCAATCTAGATATTGGCTTAAATATGGTTGAAGATGCAAAGGTAGCACTTGATAGATTGAATAAATCATTGGTTGCAGTTCCTTCAGCATTATCATTCATTCGTCAGGCAACTGCTCCTCCGAATGGCTTTGGTGGGCATTATAGAAAGGCTCTAGCCGTTTATTATGGTATGCCTAACGTAGGTAAGTCTATCTTATTATGTAACGATGCAGCCTATGCATATCAGGCTGGTTATAATGTTCTATATATAACAATGGAAATGGCAGAAGAGCTTATATGGGAAAGAATAGCATCTAATATAAGTAATATAGAACTTGGTGCAATTAGAGGTAGAACCGCAGAAGAGATTCAGGCATTATTGATAGGAAATAAATTAGAGGGTGCTGAAAGTGCTGGTACATTATATGTGAAAGCATTACCAACTACAGCAACTGTAAATGATTTTGAAAATGAAATTATTGAAATCAAGAGAACCAAAGGCATTGATGTTGACTTGTTAGTCGTTGATTATATTGGTATTATGAAACCAGCTAAGAGAGAAGGTTCATTTAAAGATCATACTCTATACACTATGATTAAGGAAAGTGCTGAACAGTTGCGTGATTTAGCTAAAGCTAGATGTATTGCGGTTGTTACTGCTTCTCAGTTGAAACGTGAAGGTTATGAGAATAAAGAAGCTAGTATGAAGGATGTAGCTGGTTCGGTTGGTTTGAATGATACGGCTGATTTTGTTATTACTATTACTCAAGATCCATTGCTAAAACAATGTGGGTTGTATGCTCATATGATATTAAAAAATAGATTTGGGCAGAATAGTATTCCGGGAATGTCTAGAGTAGATTATACCCACATGAGAGTAACCACTGCTACTAATGACGATACTGACAAATATACAGATTTGCAAATGAATCAAACACAATCGATTCCAGAATTTAATGCAAATCGTATGGAAGTTGGTGGCTCATCAAAAACACAGATGAAGGATAAAGGTGGATATAGTCCTAGAGTAAATCCAAAGGCTAAGAAATCAACAAAAGAACCAGAACCAAAGCAAAAAGAAACTCCTGAATTTGATGTCGATAATCAGCCCGATGGATATGTAGACTCATCTGATGTTGTATTTTGATGTATTATAATAAAAAATAACCTATATTATGATATATGTATAATATAGGTTGTTTACTAAATGATTAATTTAGCAAAAGAAATTGAAACCCTCCTTATGACAAAACGATCAGAAGATGATGTTGTCGCAACATTATCAATGCCTGAACATAAGTTTAAAAAGATTTCTGATAAATTTAATGATGTAATTTTAGAAGTATATAACAATCATAAAAACGATGGTATACGAATGCGTGATATTTTGTTATCACTACATACACACTTTGAGATTGAATATATGGTGGAAACATTGTTAAACATAAGAATCAAAGATATAGTAAAAACAGAATACTCAACAAATATAGTGAATGCACATGACACGAAAAATAATTCTAAGTAAGAAAGACACCTACGCTAAATATCAAGAAGTTATGAAAGAACACCTAAATGAGCCAATGGAATTATCTCATAATGCTCTTGTTGAACGTGCTGGTGGTTCTATAAGTAATTTACCTGTAAAAACTAAAGAATTTGCTGATTGGTTACAAGATCAGCGAGAAAGAAATCCATTGATCGGTCGTGATTATATAGAAGCTGCTCCTGAATATAATTCGGAACAAATTAAAATGAACGATGAAAAAGAAATATATGGATCTGATGCAAATGAATTAGTAGATAAAGAAGAATCCAAAGCCTTTGATGTTGAAGCTAGTCAATCAATGCTTTCGGATAGATTGGGTGCTGCTTTAATCGGTGATGATTCGCATGACACTAAATTTATCGATATGGCGATCATATCAAATGCTACAAAGCAGTTACTTACATCGGATGTAGATTCAATTACGAGTCATGCTACAGATGAATTAAAGAAGTACCATGGTGATGCTAATTACCAAACTGATATAAATGTAACTGATGTAATAGAGCAAGAACAAATATTATTAATAGAAGAACAAAATAATTATAAATTGCTAAAATAATATCTGACAAATCGAGCCAAATAATATATATTTATTATTGTTCACACGTAGAATATTGATTCTAAATACGGAACATTAATAAATAAAATAAACATGGAACAAGGAGTTCAATATGTCAGATTTTCTAACGATCACCAACGAAACAGCCCCAGACCTTACCCCAGCAGGTAAAGGTGGAAACGGTGGAGGCAAGAAGCCAGTAGATCCTCGCTTCTGGAAACCAACAATCAAAAATGAAAAGAAAGAATATCAATCGTATATACGATTGTTACCACGTGGCATTAATGGATTGAAAAATCGATTGAATCCAAGTGTTAAGGTTCTTACTCATTATCTTAAATCCGATTCAGCAAAGGTATTTAGAACTATTAAATGCCGTAAAACTGCTGGAAGTGAAGAAGTATGCCCAATTTGTGAAGCAGCATGGGCAATCTTTAATGAAGGAAAGAAGCAAAACAATGAAGACCTAAAGGACATGGGAAAATCCATGCTTCCAAAGGAAACTCATGTTATTAATATTCTTGTACGTAACGATATACAGAATAAAGATAATAATGGGCAGGTCAAACTCTGGGAACATACTCAGAAGTTGAATGAAACTTTGTTTGCACCTACAAAGGAAGAAAAGGCAGATCCTAATAAGGTTTCCCTTAAAAAGAAAGAAATTTTCTATCCTTATAGTCCAAAGCATGGTCGTGATTTCTTGGTTGTTATGACTGAGAATCCAAAGAATAAATATCCTACATATGATAGCTCAGAATGGGATAAGGAATATAGTGATTTGGCTGCTACTGAGGGTGAAATCATGGCTATTCTTGATAAGTGTCATGACTTGACTGAATTTGTAAGTAACATTCCTACGATTGAAGAAGCAGCTCAGAAGTACTCCGAATTCAGAGCAGCAGTAGAAACCAAAGAAGCAGCTCAGTTGCTTAATGGTGGTACTGCTAGTGCATCTGTCGCTTTGAGTGGATCTAGTGCAACTGCATTTAAGAATGTTTCTTCTGGAAATGCTCAAGAGTACTTCCAAGGAGGCTCTGTTCAGAATACAGCAGCACCTAAATCGAATCCACTAGAACCAATGGAACCAGTCGCACCATCAATGGAAGATTCTATTGCTGATGATGAACTTCCATTCTAATGGATGATTAAAGTATATATTTAAGAGAGATGGAGACATCTCTCTTTTTTATTTATATGAAAAAATACAATGAAATAATAACAAATGCAATAGATACCGAATATACAAGATATAACGGATTATCTAATATATTAATTGATCTTGAGTTTACATCATCTATGAGAAGATATGGGAAAACGAAAAATATCACTCGTTTTCGAAATTCTTTACTATATTTAGGGATGATAGAAGAAACTTTACAAGCATTAAAAGATGGTACACACAAAATTTGACGAAGGTAGAATACCAGATTCCGTATTTCATGATGCGGTTCAAGAAGTATTAGGTAACTGTTCATTATCCTGTAATTCTACAGGAACTGAATATACCTTTCATTGTCCTATGTGTGGAGGTCATACAAAGAATCGTAACATCAAATGTGGCTATGTGTATAGTGATACATGGAAATACAAATGTTATAATGAATGTGGATCTATGTCATTCCTATATTTCTTAAAAAAAGAACATCATGATGTATGGAAAAAAGTGATATTTCATGCATTTGATAATTCTAAACGAGACAAGAAAAAAGTAGTTGTAAAAACAAGAGTACAAAAAACATACAATGCTAATAACCTATATAAGTTTAAAGATGGTGAATTAATCGATATAACCGATTCTGATAATCCAGTTGCTGTTGAAGCATTAAAATATTGTATAAGTCGAAAAATACGAAAAGACGTATATAAAAAATGGTTTGTCTGTATACGAGATGATAAATTTTTCGACAGAGATGCTAAAGGTGAACTTGTTTATAATGATAAAGGATATCCTAAAGGCAATGAATATGGCAATCGGATAATAATACCATATTATAAGTATGGTGGTAAATGGGTACAATTCGATGCTAGATCACTAGACCCAAATCCATTTCTACGATATAAGAATCTAGCTGATGCTGATCGCGAGATGTATAACATTGATTTTATAAATGTAAACGAACCGTTCTTTCTTCTTGAGGGAGCCATAGATTCTACATTTATACGAAACTCAATTGCATTTGGTGGAACTCAGCATCTTATGAAGTTTCTGGAGCAATACCCAGAATTAAAGAAGAATGCACATAATGGTACTGTTATTTGGGACAACGATGAAGCTGGACGAGATGAGATGCCTAAAACCGTTAAACTTGGATTTAACTGGTTTGAATGGACTGATATAATACCAACGGATGAGTATAAGTATAATTCTGATGGAACACTTAGAATAATTAAAGATGTGAATAATGCCGTTATGTATAGTGATGCATTTAGATTGGATAAAAATGGTTTTATTGTTTTTGATGATATAAAAAAGTATATTAGAAAGGCAGAAGGTGCATCTGTTAAACTCACATTACTGTATGGTAACAGAGTTAAAATGAAATTTGAAAAAAATAGAAATTTATCAAATGCACTAAAAACTAAAAACGTAAAAAAAGTTATAGTACCATATTTCTAAGGAATCCACATGAGTAAGAAAGACAAAAAAATAGTTAAAGCCGATGATGTATCAGAAACTCTTTTTGAAGGAGATGGTACTATTGCTTCTGATGAATTAACGATTGATGAAGCATTTGGTGATATATCGATTAATGATGCGATGGATACTGTTATAAATGAATTAGAGAATCAAAATATTGCAAAAAGTGAAGCATTGAAAGTAAAAGCTAGTAAAAAACGCCAAGAAGTTGGGAAAATAAAGACTGAATTGGGTATTAGACCTCCAAAACAGAGTAAATTCCCTACTCAAAGTGATGATTTTTTAAGTAAGCCAGCGAGTGATCGAGCTATTCATGTAATCTTGAATCAACATATGTCAAAGATTTACTTGGATGGTGTTGATTTCGCACCTCGTATAATGATGGGAATCCCTGCATTTAATAAGCAATGTAAAAAGAATGCATTTGAACATTTAATCCGAGTCCAAGAGAAGATTAAAGAATTTAGAGGTAATGATCCAACTAAAGCTCCTAAATGGATTGTTATTAGTAATGATTCATCCATGATACAAGATCGAAATATATTAAGTCGGTTAGAAGAGTGTAAAGAAAATACACATGTAGTCGCTCCATATGGATATTCACAGATTCGATCATCTGGTAGATGGTTTAGTTTGGATACTAATGATGTGCATTATGGATGCTACATACAAGGAAAAATGGATAATAATTCATGGAAATTTGTTAGTGGCATGGATTATGTAGGCCCACGTAATCGAGTATTGATAGCACATGGCCCATTTATTGCAGTTCGTGGCGAGACATTCATGAAGTTAGATTTTAAAGAGATGTCCGAACATATGGAATTGGGGTATTATCACTATATGGCTGATATTTCATTGGAATGTCATAAGCGAGGATTACTAACTGCTACCATACGATCTATTGCAACTCAATACGATGAAATATCCAATGTGTTTTCTGGTAGTGAAGTACAAGTAGATCATGCATACTTTACATCAAAATGGCAATCTAAACTACCAATAAGTATAGTAAAACGATAAAATTAATTATCCCCTTCACCGGGGATTTTTTATTTATATAAACTATTATCATAAAACAATAAGGTTATGTATGAGTTCCAATTTCGATAAATTATTAGATCTCACCAAAGGATTCGAACCATCCTCTGGTGCTCAGTGTGATTCGTTCGGTAATAATGTATTTTCTCCAATTTCTGCTGGTTTGAATGATTTTAATAAAGGTGTCGGATTTATGACTAAATTCGGTGATTATTCTATTCCAATCAATGAAGCAGTTGAGTATGTATATGACACAAAATTATTGTATGATAATTTACAGCCAGTTGAACAATATTTTAAGACTAAATTAAAGGAAATGAATACCAACGAAATCGCAAGAAATAAGAACTATAAAGGTGAAAAGGATTTAGGTTCTTCTATTGGATTCATGCAAGGAATTGATGGAGAACCTACGGCAGATGAACAGGAAGCCATAAAATTGATGAAATATAACGAAAATGAATCAAAATTCCCACCTCCATTAAGCACAGATATACCAATCAAGTCATCACAAGAATTCGTTAAATTACTATCTGAAATATATAAAGATTTGGATTCAGATACGTTAAATAAGATATTACAAAGTGCATCTGGATTTATTAATGCATTTGATGTAAATTCTTTCAGACGTTATATTGAAACAGTAAAGGAAGAAATTCAAAATAGAAATTTTTCTAATACAGAAAGAGAACCACGCCAATTCTAATTCATAAATATATAATTACAATAAAAAAGAGTCAGAGATGGCTCTTTTTTGCTATATTATAGTAATCTATGGAGAAAATATGTCCTATCCTATAATTATAAGTCAAGTATATTTAGATGTTTTGAAAAATCTATTAAAAGTAGCCAATAAGCGAGAGGTGCTATTTTTTAAAGAGAATGATGATTATATGATCTCATTGATGGATATGGGAACATTAGTTCATATATCAACTACAGAATCCAATATATCATATCAAGATAGCGAGGTGGGTATATCCAACATGAGTGAATTCATGGATTATGTTAAAGCTGTAGGATATCCAAAAACAGGTGATATAAAGTTTTCACAAGAAAAATCAACTAAAGGTAGAGTTTTAGATTGTCTAGTTTTCAGTGATGATTATTCCACATATAGAACTGTAGTGGCTGACCCAACTAAATTTACAGCCAAATACGATAAAAAAGTTCCTGTAGATAGAAGTATCGATCCAATGAGTCTAGTTGCTCAATTTACATTAGATGAAGAAGATTTAGCTCGAATAACTAACGATATCAAGCTAATGAAAAAGTGTGAAATATTTGGCGTGACCGTGGCTGATGATATATCATTGTATATGAGAGGTATTGAACGTCAGCAGGTTACACGTACTATAGATTCTACTAAAGCTAGGATTTTGAATTCTACTGTCTTGAAGAGTGATAGTATTGATAAGTATAGATTGTTTCCTAGTAGACTTTTCTCCTTTATGTCAACATTTGATTGTGAATTTGATGTCGAACTAAGATATCTAGAATCTCGTAATATAGTAGCATTCAAGGCATTTGGTAAAATTGAGAATCCGAATGGCGATCCTATTAATGTATATGTAGCATCTTCCGAAAGTACATCTCAAATAATGAGTAACTTTGATATAATAGAATGATTTATGTTTATATTGTCATAAATATAAACTATTGATAATCATTATATTTAGGTATACAAAATGGAATTCAAACGATCTGATGTATTAAATGCATTAAAAAAGGTTAATATTGATAACGGCCCAGATAACACCAAGTTTAAAAAACAGGATGTTATCGCCAACTTAGGTAAAACTATACCTAAACCAACTGAAAAAACACCCGATAAAATTAATCAGATGGCGGTTATTAAGAAGATGAATGGTGATTTATCTAATCCAGCTAAAGGGATTAAGTTTGAATCTACGTGGAGACCACAACCAACCACAGTTAAAGCCATTACCCAGCGTATATTAACCGAAGCGACTGTAACACCTAATGCATCTCCTAATGCATTTAGATTAGATCTAAAAAGCATCGTACTAGATAAATGTCATAGTAAATTCAACATTAAGAGAAAGAATGCTGACGCTGTAGTTGAATTGATATACCCGAATGCTAATAGTAAGATAACCGTAAAGATACATGTAGATGGAATGGATGATTCAGTATATGAAGTTGGATTAGAAGATCAACAATATACTACGAACTTTGGTGCATCTATTATTAAATCGATTGATCAATTAGTATCAAAACAGAAAGAACAATCTCCTTCATTTAGCACACCGTCTCAGTTCTCAAATCCTGCTATCAGTGTGTCAGGATTCTCGCCAAACTGGGTACAGAATGGATATGCTATGGAATCTGATGCTAGACATATGATGGATTTAATCACATTAATAGAGCAAGGCGAAAAGCCAGTTGATGAAGAACCAACAGATGAATCTACAGATCCTGCTGATGCAACAGATCCTGCTGTTGATGGAACAGAAGGTGCTGATGCTGTACCCGAAGGTGATGCAGGTGATGTCAATGCAGATGCCTTTGGTGCGGAAGACTTCTCATTAGGTGGTGGCGGTGGTTCAGCTCCTTCTATGGGTGGTGATATTGGTGGTGGAGGTGCTCCTGATGCAGCCCCTGATGCTGTGAATACTGATGCTGGTGGTGTAGGACTTGAAGATAATGATGAATATGCATCGTTTAAAGAATTTGCTGTAGATAATTTCTCCACTACAAAAAATGGTGTAGTTGATGTATTAGCTAATATAGTTGGCGATGCATTAGGTAAGCAAATGAATAATTCAACTCAAGGTGTTAAATTAACTTCATATCAAATATCTAATGGTATGCAAGGGTTAAATACAAGACCTGCTATCGAAATTATTGATGCATTCTTAAAATTATATCCAGCTCTCGATGGTGAATTTAAAGTTAGTGATTTAGAAACTCTAGCTGAAAAACTGGAAGAAAGACCATCACCTACAGAATTTAATCAATTCTTAGAAGGTCATTTAAAAGAAATGCAAAATGAATCTTCTACCGATACGGATGTATTACAATTACCTGATTCTGAAATGCAACCTATGGGTGGTGCTGCTCCAACTGATCAATACCAACCAAGTGAATTTGGTGATTTTATGGATAATGCTTCTCAAATGGGTGGTAATGAAGGAGTTCCTGCTCCAGAAGAAGTAACGCCAGAAGCAAATGCAGAAGACGAAGATGTACAGAACACATTAAAGAAAGCTGCTGAAATGGAAACTGGTGTAGGCCCAGCCAAAAACGAATTTCCTAACGTTTAATAACTAAATTATTTAATTTAAGGCAGAACTCAATAGTTCTGTCTTTTTTAATTATATTTAGATGATAATAAGGAAATTAAATTATGTCTAATATAGAACCAACAGTAATGGTAATCAGTCCATATAGCAGCGGTATAACCAATAAATTAACATTCATGGCTAAAGGATTGCAATCAGAACATGATGCGGATACAGAACCTCTATATATCGAATGTTATAAGAAAGATACCGGAGAGTCTACAATCAGAATAAGTACCGGAACGGGAATATGGTGTGAATTTCAACCATACGATAAAGAAGCTGGTGAATTGTTGCCTACATCGGTTGCTGTAAATCTATACGATTTATTCAATACTGTTGATCAATGTGCTGATGAAATGATTTCATTCTGGATCGATGATGAATCTAATGAATTAGTATTAAATAGTATGTATAATCCTACAAAGGATATTGATGAGTTGGAAGTTCGATTCCGTATTATAGAAAAGGGATTCGCTAGAAGATTGATTGATGTAGAACCAACTGATACCCTAATAACAACAATTGAATTAAATCAGATGTCATTGATGAGCATTCTATCTGAATTGAATGTAGAAAATTCAGTAGATGGCGTAAATATGATAATTCAAAACGGTAAATTGAAATTTCAATCAGTATATGCTGGTTTGAAGAGTAATTTGATTATAAAAGAATATGCGAATGAAGTATATCCTACCGATGTATCTGTATTTATACCATTTAATATATTTAATTTGATGATGTCAACTGGTGAATATAAAGATATCAAATTTAGCGTATATGAGAATAACATTGTTACCGTCAATACCGATGAATATAAATTTGTATATCGTGGTAACGAGGTGAGAGCCGTATTTTCATCTGATGCATCTAAGTATGAAGATTATTTCGTGATTGATGCTAAATTAATCGATAGTACAATGAAATTGATTAATAAATTAACTCAGCAGGTTCCTGTAACAAATATTACATTTGAAAAGGTGAGTGCTGGTGAAGCTGATATATCAACAGAATTCACAGATCGTTTTTCTATTTCAATCAGAACCGATTTAGCTATGTTATCAGATAAAAAAATGACAGTTGATGCTCAATTATTCGCTGAAATGATGAAACGCACAGGACTTGATGCAATTAAAGTGAAAGTCAATTCGGATGATGGTGTATATATTGGATTTGAAAACAAAATGATCATAAAACAAATGGAATATGATCATTCAGATTTCAGTAAATTCCGAACTTATTCAGAGCATAAATAATTATAATTCTAGTTCATCCATCATTGCGGAAAATTCTTCCTCACTTGGTATTTGACTAGATTCATCAGCAGATTCTGGAGTTTCTTCGGTTGGTTCGGTTGGGGTTGGTTGACCCTCTTCTGTGCCCTCTGGAGGAACTTCTTCTGTAGGTATAGCAGAAGGTTCTTCCATTCCTGTATCTCCTTCAATTGGTGCTTCTGTGCCTTCTGGTGATATATCAGCGGATGGATTTTCAAGATCTTGTTCAATCTCATTACCGAATTGTTGTTCAGCTTCACCAACCTCTTGATCTTGAAGTTCTTCTTTAGCTTCTTTATTTGGATTTGTTAAATAGTCTTCTAATCGTCTTCCGATTTCTGTGTATAAATCAGTTTTTCCAAAATTTATATATTTAGTTGGATTATACATTACGTCATATTGTACTTCTCTATTATACTTATCCCATAATGATTTCAATTCACGGTATGTTTTTCCTGATGTGTTGCTTAAATTAACAATATATGATGATGTATTGCTATCGTTTTGAAATGGTATATTTATAGGCATTTGTAATCTCCAATATGTAAAGTTTATATAATTTTCTCTTTTTTATAAACTAATATAAACAAAGAATATAAGCGGAGCCTTTTATGGACATGCTAAGTTTAAATGCGCTAATGGAACAGACTAAGATGATTGAAGATATTTCAGCATCTGTAACTGATGATCAGGATTATAACGTTATGACTCAACGGTCTAATGTTGTTATGGAATCTGTAGATGATGTCAATGGAATACTATCAAGAGGAAATGATATCAACAATGTGATTGATTTTTCTGACTTAGAAAATGCTGTTAGCGGATTGACGGAATGCAATAACACCAACTTAGGAACGCAAGTATCTAATAAAATGAAGGAAAATATGAAAGATCCAAAAGCAAACCCAATAGTAAAACCAAGTGCTCCAAAGGCACCAATACAGGAAGCAAGCGCAAGCAACCCATCTGCTGGTGTAACTAGCGCGAATGCTTTTATGAATGCAACCCCAATCAAGCAAACTGAATTTGTTACTGCAAAAACAGCAGCAAAAGTAAGCACTGAACTTGAAAAGGCTAATACAGCATCAGAATTGCCTGTAACTGAACATAAAAATGATAAAGTAGTTGATACCCAAGCTGATAAAGCCATGAATCAAATGCGTAAAGATGCGGATGATAAAAAGAAATGGGAAGAAGTATCAAAGAAACAAACTAAATTATGTAATAATTCCGCTAAATTTGAGTCCTTTATGGAATCTATGAAAACCGACGACAATAAAGTTTTGGTTGAAAGTTTCACTAAAGCATTCAATGTATTAATTAAAAAACATATATAATTTATTTCAAAATTATTTTTTAAAAAGTGATATAATATTTTATGTCACTTTTTCTTTTTTATCTATATTTATAAGTAATCCCGGTCGGGAGACAAACAGGTAAATATATATATATGCAAGAAGAACAGACTAAAAAGTCTATGTGGTCAGCTATTCACCACGATAGAGCAAAAAACTTAATGTTCCTATGGTACACAGATGGAACTAGAACAGCAGTAAGAACAAAACACAGATTTTTTACCCCAATACGTGGAGAATATGGATCATCTCCTAGTGGTATGAAAGATATTTATGGTCGTGATATGTATGAGGCCATAGTTGATAGTCGTACTGAAATGGATATAAAAAATGCCAACATAGGAAGACATAATCACATTTCTGAATGTGATATCGATTTTAGAACTAGATGGCTTCAACGAGCATATCAAGAATATGATGACCTTAGATTTAATGTAAAGGATATCAATATATGTTATCTTGATATTGAGGTGGCTACTAAAGGTAAATTCCCATCCGCATCTAAAGCAGCCTACCCAATCAATTGTGTTACTATTTATTTTTCTAAATATGACAAATATTATACATACGGATTAAATCAAGAACTTAAACCTGAGACAACGGAAACTCTTAAATCACATAACTGTGAATATATTAATTGTGCTACTGAAAGAGAGTTATTACATAAATTATTCACTGCTATTGGAACTAATGAAGTCGATATATTAACTCATTGGAATGGTGATTTTTTCGATATTCCTTATATAGTGAAACGAGCTGAATTACTGGAAGTCCCTCTTAAATTATTGAGTAGATTACCTGAACAATTTAAAAGTGCTTATATAAGCAAGCAAGATGGTTCCCTTATAATTGGTGGAACTGAGAATATTGACTTTTTAAAACTATATAGAAAGTATACGTTCTCCGAACGCGATAACTATAAATTAGATACCATCGGTTTTGTTGAATGTGGTGAACGAAAAGCACCATTACCTAATGGATATTTAAGTTATATGACTGACTGGGATAACTTTATCCTATATAACTTTCAAGACGTTAGACTTATGACTAAGATTGAAGGTAATTGTCGAATGTTCGATACTACCTTTACTGCATGTTCGGAAGCAAAGGTTCCATTCTCTGCTATATTTGAAGCTAAGAAGATGCTTGTAGGATTTATATTGAACTTCCTACACAAGCGTAATCTTGTAATGCCTCCTCTTAAAGAAAATACACGTGAATGGTTTCCGGGTGCATATGTATATGCAACAGCAGGATATTATCTACATCTAGTGTCCTATGACTATAGATCTATGTATCCCTCTATTATGATGGGTGCTAATATTAGTCCAGAAACAAAGGTATTGTATCCTATAGATGAAGTAATCCCAGAGGAAATATTAAAAACCCTTGTTCGAAGTCCATGGACAGGAAATAATACCCGACAAGTATTTTATAGACGAGATGTTACAGGTATTGTGCCTCAAGTTGTTAAGATATTGTTTGATGGTCGTACAGATCTGAAATTGCTAATGAAAAAAGCTAGTAAAGCTGGTGATACTCATTTAGCTGATTTCTATGACATGAAGCAGAAAACGTACAAAATTTTAGGTAATTCTCTATATGGCTTATTGGGTAATCCATACTTCCAGTTATATGATATTGATAATTCAGCATCAATTACTGCATTCGGACAGGCATTAATCACTAGCACAGTTGATCAATTATGTACGTACATAGATACTCAAATGAGTTCGGATGCTAGATTTGATGCGTTATTTGGTTATAAAGCACCCATAGATCCTGCATTAACCGGAACATATGAAAACAAAGAAGGGTTAACTATGTATCGTCGTGTAAGTCATGGCGATACCGACTCTTTCTTCGTAAAATATACCGACATATATAAGCCATATATGGAAAATGTTGGAAAAAAAGTAGAAGTTATTGTATTTAATGGCACTACTGTTGTCGAAAGAAATACATATAATCTTCCTACTGAAGAAATAGCATCTAAGAAATATTTTAATGCGATGTGTACTAAGTATTGTCCATCATGGACAGATCCTGAAACAGATGATAAGAAAAAGAAAAAAGCATTTGCCGAGGGAATCGTATTCGGTAAAGGATATCGTGTCATATATAACAGATTCTGTCTAACTGATTTCTGTCGTATTATGGATGCTGGTATCATGGAAGAAAAATTAGCTGAATTCATGAGTGATTATGCTAAGCATTGGAATTACTATGAAAACACTTTATTCCTTAAACGTGAAAAGTGTATTCATCAAGCTATTGTTACTGCAAAAAAGAAATACATCTGTAATATTGAAAGCAACGAAGATGAAAAATATTTAGATAAAGAAACGTTTTTACCTAAAGAAAAATTCGGCATCACTGGTCTTGAAATAGTTCGTAGTTCAACCACACCATTTTCTAGAGATAGAATTATGAAGTTGATAAAAATGATGTTTAAGACCATGGATAAAGCAATTATTCGTGATGAATATCTAAAGGTAAAGATCGAGTTCTTCCAGAAAATTGATAGAGGTGAATACTACGATATATCAATTCCATCTGGTGTTAAATCCGATCCACCTAAATATTCTGACTATATCACGTGGAGTGATGAGGAGAAAACTAAAGTTGACTGGAGACTTCGCGCAGGGTCTGTGTGGAATTTCTTAATAGAAAACGACGAGGTTCTGAAAAATATGACATTAGAACCAATTTTTGAAGCATCTAAAGTAAAGTTTATTAAAGTTTGTGAGAACAAATATAAAATAAACGCAGTTGCTTTCGTTGGTGATAAATGCCCTGATAGATTATTTGAAATATTCACTCCTAATTGGGATGAACAATGGATAAAAACATTTGCTCAAACTATGGATAGACTATTTGATGCAGTAGGTTGGGGTGTTGGATTGGAAAATGATGAACGTGATACTATGGTAGATATACTTTAAGCATATTTATCAACATTAGCTGAATTCTCACATCTCGTTATTTTATTAACGAGATGTTTTTTCATTTCTGGTAATTTTATAGGTCTATTACTTAAAAAATTAGATTGAATCGCGTAATAATATGCATATGGATTTATATCAGATGTGATGTTCATTAACTTTCTCCATAACTTGCACTATAATTACTGGTTTCGTTCGATTTTAATGCATCTTTTCCTGTTGATGTGCGTCCAACTGGTGGCATTTGTGCAATTCTGGCTCCCATTTGAGACATATTTGCTATATTATTCTTATCATCTGGTAATGTTTGTTGAAAATAATCTGTACTAGGTTTGATGTAATCTATAGCACTTGCTGGACTTGGGTGTGTCACCGTTTGTCCATTAGGTTTACCATTAGCATCATCCGTACTTATACTTTCTATAATAATAAGACCTTCTTTAATAGTATCTATTAATATTGGGTCTACATCATGCATAGAAGTTAAGAAAGATTCAAATTTATTATTCATATTACTCAGTCCTGATTAAAAATAGTTTATACTTACATGAAAAACTTGCTATATTTATAGGAACGAGGTTTATGATGAGTAATATGGATATATTTTCAGGTGATGGAATAGATGAAGTAAATAAAATGATGCTTACTTCTAAGCAAAAGGTAAGTGATAGCCTACCATGGGTAGCAAAATATAGTCCGAAATGCGTTGATGATGTAATTCTACCTCAGAAATTACGCAATATGATTAAATTTGCTTTACAAAATAATAAATTCACTCATTTTTGCTTTCATTCGGGAAAACCCGGAACAGGAAAGACAAGTACTGCAATTGCAATCGCGGAAGAATTTGAAACCGACTATCAAGTTTTTTATATTTCCGAAAAACCAATGGAATGCATCGACAGTATTAGAAATTATGCATCTCAAAAAAATGTAGATGGTAAACCACGTTTTGTTATATTGGATGAGGCCGACACTCCAAAGATGCAAGATCCATCTAAATTCTACACAGCATTACAACCATTGATTGAATCAACTACATCAACCCTTAGATTCATACTAACATGTAACAATCTATATAAAATACAACCAGCCATCTTATCTAGATGCACACCAATATCATTTGCATATGATGTTAATGATGCTGATATTAAACTGCAAGTATTTCGTCGAATGAAAGAGATCGCTAAAAATGAAGTCCTTGATAACGGTGGTACTGTTGATAATGAAACAATCAAGGCTATAATAAAATTCTATTATCCTGATATTAGATCTATTACTCAACAACTCCAAGTAAATTATATGGAGAATCTTGGTTCGATTGCAGGGACACCATCGCTAATTTCATATGAAAACCTAGATACTATTTGGGATTATATTCTAAAGGTAGATGAGGAGAATCTACGTAAATTCGTAACATTGCATGTTGTTGATTTTGTATCTGTATATGCACCATTTGGAGCATATGTAATGGAACGCATCGATAAAAAATATAGACTTAGCTTCTCTGTATTACTTGGTAAATATCAAGTACAGTCAGCAATGCCAGCAGTTGATCAAGAAATTAATCTAAACTCATTTTTTGCAAGTATAATGCTGTTATTGCAAGGTAAATAAATGGCTAATTTTGATTATTTTGCATTCATGCATAACCGCAGATCCTCAATTGAACCAACTGAGGATGAAAAGCGTGAATTCAATTTATTTATGACTCAAATGGTATTGTCTATGGATACAAGACAATCAGTTATTAATATATTGGATAAAATAAATACTAAAGAATTTTTTTCATTGCCAAATGAAATTCAATGCATGGCATTTACAACACTGGATGGTGCTTCATTGAATCTTAAATGGAAGAAATCTAAAGCGGGTTCTCAAGAATCACATAAAGAAACCATTGAAAAAATAATGAAAGTATATAAGTTATCTCATAATGATGCTGAATCATGTATAAGATTTAATACTATTAATATGAATGAATTAAATGAATTATATACACGTATATATGATACAGATGATATAAAATTCAGAGCGACAAAGGCATCAAAGAAATCTAAATGAACCAAAATGTGGTGGATATGACTCAAAATGTGGTAGATATAAATAATGAAGATATTACAACTGTTATGACTCTGTTAGGTGTTCCTTATGATACAGCAAAGGAATTAATCCGAGATGGATTGAATATGCAATATTTAAGAACAGGATTAAAGGATGATATTGAACGAGAAACTACTCAACTTAGAGATGAGTATATTAATCGTATCAATGAAATGATTAAAATTGAATTTGAGTCATAATTACTGCATTTTTTCTAATACAGTTTTATCGATTGCAGGTGCTTCTGTAGCTGGTTGATTCATTTCTTGTTCTTCCAATTTATCGGCAACTTCCATTTCCTTTGACTCATCTGTTATACCGCTAGAAAAGTCAACTAATATCTGTTGAAGAATTGGATCTGCTTCTTGTCCAGCAAATATGCCTGTGCCATATGCGAAATCAATTAAATAATCAATTATAGTCTGACCATTTATATCAGTCTCGTCAATTACATTTTTTATAATTACCTTTTCTTTATCTGGTGTGGATTCTTTTTCTTCATATGAAAAATCAGTATTTAGTATTTTTTTAATTAAATCATAATTAACAACTTCTGTAAATGTACCTGTCGCTGCTGATATCAAACACATCAATACGGTATCGCCATATGAATTTTTATGTGCTAACATTAATGGATTTACTGATAATACATCAGCAATGCCGTTTTCTGCCCATATATGTAACTTTGTCGTCCATTCACCACGATCAGTAGGAATTCTAGGAATGAATTGAACTGGGAATGTTTTTAATGCCCGTCTTTCGCCATCGGAAATAGCTTCAACTTCCTTTTCAAAGGTTCCTTGAATACTCTCAAGCAAATCAAAGGAATCAGGATTCTGATCTTTTAGCTCATTTAATAATACGTGAAATGCTCGTTTATCCATAATAATTATAGTATTTATTATTAGTTTATAATATGATATAAAAATAAAAGGGCGTTACCGCCCTTTTTAATTATTTACTTGTGCTTCCGAAGCCACCAAGTCGATCTCCTCCTACAGTGGATTCATCATCATCAGCAATTAAATATTTCTGAAACATCATCTGAGCCATTGCTTCGCCCTTTCCGATGGTCAGTGTATCATTTCCCTGATTATGTAACTTTACGAATATCTCGCCTTCTTCCATCTCACCCTTTTTATTCATTACTGCTACAGGCTTATAATAATCACAATCTATAATGCCTGTTGAATTAGCTAATCGTACTGAATACTTAAATCCATGTCCTGATCTAACATATGCCATAAGAACTTCATCTTCTAGCATATATGCTTTAATTTTTGTGGGAATAGCCTTTGATATCTGACCTGCTTCTATAACAATATCATTTCCTGTATTGTTAAATATATCATAGCATGCAGAAAACTTAGTACCTCTGCGTGGCATTAATACATTAGATGCCTCAGATGAATACTTACTAACAACTTCAAATCCTCTTGATCTAGCCATTTTTAACTCCTATTTAGTGGTTAATTTAAATTTAGCAAATTTTTTCAAAATTATATACATAATATAAACAAATGTAAATGTATGATAGTTTTTCAAAAAAATATTAAAAAACGTCATGCTTATAAACTATAAGTAAAGAATTATAGTACTTATATAGGAGTTATATATGGCAGTTTACGGACAAGGCGCACCGGGAGTAAGAATCAGACTGAGAGATCAAAGTGAAGTCAGTTTGGTTACGAATCCAAATATAACCGCTGGTATTGTCGGTTATTCATCTAAGGGTGAATTCAATAAGATAATTGATCTTACATCCACCGCTGAACAGGATACATATCTTGGTAGTGGCTTTAACAACGCGAAATTCAATCAAGGATTGTATGCAGCTCGTGCTGTAATAAATTATGGTGGATTTGTTGAGTATGTTCGACCATATGGCGAAACAACTATTGCAGATGATGACTATAATCAAGATTTAAAAACTGATACATTCACTGTAGCATTCGATTTCTCTGATACAGCTACTACATCGTTTGATGTAAAGCACATGGCATCTACTAGATATACGGAAGATGGTTTACAAGGTTTGGGATCTCGTAAAATAAACACAATTACAGAAACTCTCGCAAACAATACAAACGTTGATTTTGAATTATCTGCTGATGCAATGACTGACGCTGGAAGTGGTACAGATAAGGTTATGTTATTCGCTATAATGAATAGTGATCCGACCGCTGCTGTACGTGCAGGTGATCGCGTTGCAGTTATCGATATAACAGGTTCTGGTACTGCTGCTACGGTAACTACTGGAAGTATACATGGATTGAGTGCTGGTGATAGCGTTATAGTTGCAGGTACTGCTAACTATAATGGTACTTATACAATCGCAACTATTGTTGATGATGTTAAGTTTACATTCGCTACAACCGAAACAACTCACGAAACGGTTGGTTCTATTTACTCAAATTCAGATACAGTAAACAGTGGTGTTGATTATTTAACTGTCAAGACAGTTGCATCGGGTAAAGCATCCAAAAAATATGATCGTATTACTTTATCTACATCTACTTTAATGGGTGTGGCTAATGCTACTGACACGTTCACAATGGAAACTTCAACTGGTGCGGATGCAACCTTTGAATTTACATTGACCGGAACACCTTCATTGGATACATATTATCCAATTACCATCGTAAACGATACATTCACTACTACTTATGTAGCCACTGCATTGACTGCAATCGTAGTAACAGACCCTGCTAAATATGCAGTTGGTGATAAAATACACGTTACAAGTAGTCTAGGTCTTCCAACTGGGTTAGTCGCTGCTACTATATATACAGTTAGTGCAATAGTAGGTACTAGCGTTAGCTTAAATCTTTCATCCACTGGTGCTGCTGTGTCTATGACAACTAGCTGTACTGATGGTGTTGCTATTAACTTAACAGCAACTCTACGATCTATTGTATCTGCATTTGCTAATGTAGGATTGGCAAATTCTTCACAGGCAACAGCTACTGCAACTGAGATCACTGCAACTACTGGTATCATTACATTAAATGCTTCACAAGCATCTAAATTCACGGTCGATGATCTAGTTATACTAGATGATTATTATGCAAATACTGGATTGAGAACTGCATTGCCTACAGGATTAACTGCTGGTACTGTATATAAAGTTGGTACTGTTGATTTGATTAATAATACTATCACATTAAAAGATTATACAAGCGGTGTATTGGTTGCTCCATCGGTAACGTCAACCTCTGGAATTACATACAGATTGTTGAATTTAACTACTGGTGTAGTCTCAGCAACTATAAATTCTAATAGTCTTTCCATTGATGTTATCGGTAAGTTCGGATTAACATCTCCAATATCTGTACAAGAAACTGCTACATCATTCTTTACATTTACTGATTTAGCTACTGCATTCTTAGCATCAACCGTATCTATGGATGATGCCGACCATAAAATAGCAGGAACTGATGGATATATAGTAATCGACTCTGACATCGGAAGACAATTCCTTAATCTAGGTCTCGCTACCGAAGATTATCAAGATATAAATTTTGATGGTACGGAAGATCGTGTATATCAACTAACTGCTGAAGGTGAAGTTGTTGCTAAAATGTACGTATTCGTAAAGTATTATTTTGGTGGTGAATTATATGAATTCGCTGGTACATTAGTTGAATACGCTTATGGCGATACTAATTTGTATTTGAAAAATAGTGCAGAAGATTATGAAAATGGTTGGACACTTGTTATGAATGACAACGCATCTATAGAAGATGCTGTTGAAAATCCAAATTTCTCACTTGCTAATAGCATTTCTGGTGGAATTATAACAAGTTCAGTAACTAAAGTTGCTTTTGATGAAACTGATCCAGCTATCTTAAATGATGCTATCTGGACATATTTACCTAAGAACAACAATTCATCTAACATACTAGCAAGTGCTTGGAACTTATTCTTGAATAAAGATGAGGCTAGTGCTGACATGTTAATATCTGCTGGTACTGCGATTAGTAATCTTTTCGTTAAGAATATGGAACAAATCAATTACACTGTAATGGACACTATGCTTAGCATATGTGAAAAGAGAAAGGATTTATTCGCAATCTTTGACGGTGTGGATGAGCCAAAAATAACAGTAGCATTGAAGAAAATGATCGGTATTGGTTCTAGTGGTGATTTATCTCGCTGGGGTTCATTATTTGATGGAAGATCCATTTTCTCTGATACCATTTATACAAAATTAAATGCACAGGCTGTTAAATCGATTGAAGTCGCTGCTATTATTACTGCTAACAGAGCAAGTAATGTATACTGGTTGCCTCCTGCTGGTTTCACAACTGGTAAGATCCCAACAGGTCTTGCAAAACGTCAGAAATTCATCAGAACTTATAATTATGCAGATGATATCAATTCCGATATTGCTCGTTTGTATGATGCAAACATTAACCCAACCCGTGTAAATGATCAGGGTCAGTTCATATATGGTCAAAAGACCATGTTAAAGAGAATGACTGCATTGAATCGTTTAAATGTTATCATGCTAATCGCTGGTATACATAAACGTTTCGGTAATTATTTGGATACAAAGGTATTCCAATTAAATACAGCAGCATTAAGAGCTGGTATTCAGGCTGATCTACAAGCTCAGTTGGAGTTGATTAAATCCGCTAACCCTGCTGGTTTGACCGCTGGTGTTGTTATATGCGATGAAACAAACAATACACCTGACATCATTGATACAAATCAATTGATTGTTGATGTAGTGTTACAACCAACAAAAACTGCTGAGTTCATTACTCTTAGAACTACGGTTCAGAGAACGGGTGCAGATCTTAAAATTACTAACACCATTGTGGGAGGATAATTAAATGGCTGATTTTAGTAACCAAACCAAACTTTTCTATCTTAGTGGTGTTGATAACTTACGTGATCCAGTTAGAAACACTCGCTGGAGAATGTTAATTCCATCTGAAATTTTTGCAGCCACTGGTATTCAAGTTACCAATGGTGCTCAATTCAATAATGGACAGGACGGAACTGATGAATTTGCATTACATGTAAAGTCATGTCAGATTCCTACCCTAAAAAATGAAAATAAATTTCATTGGTATATGGGATTTAAACAGGCACATGTAGTTAATACCGATATGTCTACTGAACAAGAATTCGAAACGATTCTGTTGGAAGATATGAGAGCGTATGAAGCTATGATTGCTTGGGAACAGGCTTGTCATAATACTGGTATTCTTGTTGATGGCTCCACTAATGATAGAATGAATCAAACTGGTATTCGACTAGGATTAGGTAATCATAAAGATATAGCTAATCCAACATCTACTGTGGTTAGAAATAACACGGTTAAGATTGAGTTGTATAACTGGATGCGCGGTGATGTAATAATGAGACTTAATCTTATTAATGCATATCCAAGCGAAGTATCTGGATTCAGTCTTAATTATAATTCAGCCGATATAGTTAATTTCAAATTCAAACTATTCGCTGATAGATGGACGGTACAAATACCAGAAGGATATACAACTGGTGTCTAATTAAAAAAGGGTGATTTAATCACCCTTTTTCTTTTTACAATCCATATTTTGCTCTAACTTCTTCACGCTTTAAAATAACATTAACACTATTGGCATAGTATTGTAATTGACTTACTGTGCGTTTTAGAAATTCTACATATGCATTCTGATCATCATATTCACGTTGTTTTGCACGTACACCTTCATGACCTTCTAATATAACATTAGTACCCTTTGAATCTATGTCATATGCTAATTTTGTTCGTTTGATGTCATCGTATGCGATTGCTTTAATTTTAGCCAAATCTTCGGCTATCTGATTTAATTTAAGTTGTTCCTGAAATTGAAGTCCGTTATAATTTGTATATATGTTTCCTGATGAGTAGGCAACATTGCGTTGACACTTATCAAGATCGACCTCCCCATCAGCATTAAATGCATTAAATGTGTTATTTATGTGATTTTTTAATTTTATTATATGTTCAGATGTAATTGATATAGGTATTTCGTCACTAGCCATGATATTCCTCGTTTTTTTAATATAAATCAAATATATTATAAATATACTTAATAAACTATGGGTTATCATTAATGGAAAAAGATTATTCAGCATTTGAACGGCTTCTAGGATTACCAGCAGGATCAACAGCACAAGGAGAAGACGCACTACGTCCGTTACTGGCTGATGGAATAAAAAATAAAACAACTGAATTAACTAAGAAAGCAAATCAACTCGAAGTTCTTGGTGATATGTCTAAAGCCGATTTGGTTAAGAGTGGATTTAATTTGGATAGTCTTGAAGAAGATAAAATTAGAATTCGGACTGAAACCTTTGAGGTGTATGCCATTGCTAGATCATTATTAGATGGTTATAAAACCCAAATGGATAGGGCAGTTAATCCAAATGATCGTATGTGGATGGCAGGTGCTAAGCTAGTAGATTCGGTCACTGGTAGCTTAGATAAACTGCTTACAATGACGATGAAATTCCGTCAGGAAGAAGAAATGAAGGGCATGACCTTGGTAGCTGATGAAGAAAAAACATCAAAGGAAATGACTCCTAAGAGTTGGTTGGAATTTGTCAAAGCCGTTAAAGATGCAACCCCAGAAGAATTAGGTGAAGTAATAGAACATAAGGAATAAATTATATATAAATTTTAATTAAATTATGTATATTTATACTCATGGAAAGAATAGCACTTATAGGTGATCCACATTTTGCTAGAAAAGCTGAGCATCCTTTAATAAAGAAACATATAAAGGATGGACAAGAGGCTTATTTTGATTTTGTTGTTAGTGAACTAAACAAAAACAATATTAAAACAGTTCTTATAAGTGGGGATTTACATGATACTCGTCAATCAATTAATGTGGAAGCATTAGTATTGACGAAACGTTTACTACAAACGAAAATGAAAGACTTTGATGTACATATCATATTAGGTAATCATGATATGTATTATGAGAACTCATATGATATCACTGCTCTTGAATTATTTGAAGATATCCCTAATGTAACTGTGTATAGAAATGAAGTGGAAATGAAAACCTTCTTAGGTAAAACATGGTATATGTTTCCTTGGATAATTCATGAACGAGAAAATAGTACAGTAGAATTCTTAAAGAAATTGGCATCAAAGCCATTAAAGGATAGGAATAATACTGTTTTATTTGGTCATTTCGAGATGTTTGGTATAAATATGGAAGGCAATAGCATGTCAACGTTTGGATTAGATCCAAATACGTTCATGGATGCATCAAATACCATATTTAGCGGTCATTATCATGGTAAATCAATAACAGAAAAATCAAGTAGTAAATTAGTATATCTTGGATCACCATATCCAATGACATTTGCAAATGCCAATCAGCAACATGGTATATGGTTGGTTGATGAAAATCTTAATACTGAATTTATTGAGAATAAAATATCACCTCGATTTGTTGATATATGGGATACCGATGACATGGATTTATTAGATGATTTAACAAATTGTTTTGTTAGATTATATATAAATAAAACAATAACATCAGAAAAAGAATTCGAAATTAGGTTGAAAATAGAAAATAAAAAACCTATTTTAATTAGAACACTGCCATATAATGGTAGTAAAGCGGAAATAGAACAAAAAACCGAAGCTGAAAAGGAAGCAAATCGTATAATTAAAATGTCAACGTTAGATCTTGCTGAAATTTATATAGATCAAAATTCAGAAATACTTCCTTCATTGAGATTATCGAACGATCCTAAAGCAGCTATAATGAGTAAACTAAACCTTTATAATGAAACAATCAAAACTTGAGGCAATAATGTCAGATACAAACGAACAAGTAATTCCAACGATTAGCGATGAACTTAGAGAAAGAGCATCACAGAAACCAACATTTAATATTATGTTTGTTTCTGATAATGATTCTAAATTGTCATTATTCCGTGGTAGTAACATATTTAAGACGTTCGAAGAATTTTATTCTAGACAAGCTAATATATCATGTATTACAGCATCATCGACTAAACTAGCATCAATGAATAAAGATGATCTTGCTGGAGTTAATGTATTGTGGATTGATAATTGCAGTAATTATCAAGCAGCTCGAACTCTTGCTGATATTCATCGTGATATGCTTAATGATATTGATTCTAATTGGAAAGAGACTGTAGCATCATTTGGTAGTGACTCAGATTCGGCATTGAAATTCATTAAAGAATTAAATACAAAGAGAGAAGCACGACTTAGAATTATATATGCAATCGATGAATTGGTATGGGATGCACCTGTTGGTCGTGCCCATGATATTCAAAGCGTACAGATAATGGAAAACTATATGAATCTAGCTGATAGTATAGTAGTTCCAACGGCTGAATTGCGTGAATTAATTCAATATTATAAGTTCATTGTTGATACAGAAAAGGATATTTTTGTAATTCCAACATCAGTAAATGCTGACTTCTTTCCATTATTTAAAGATTTCAGTCGAATGCATGCACCAAGTCAACTAGCCGATAAGCCAAAGGTTTTGATTAAGGGTGTTACCATTCCTAAGAACGTCGAAGAATTTATTGTTGAAAATCATAAGAAAATGAATATCACCATTTGTACTGTAGGTGAACTCAATGAACATATCATGGGTCTTATTCAGCGTCAAAAGATTACTCATATTTATCACTGGGCTAACCCATACGTAAATAAGAGAAATATATTAGCTACATATGCATTGGAAAGAGATATGTCATTTGATTTTGTTATCCATACAAAACCAGATAATCTCCAAGGACAAATGTATGAACTATCAATAGGTGATGAAGATATGTTGTTCGCTATTGCATCTGGTGCATTGCCTATTAGTGGTATTGCTCATCTTGAGTATGATGAAGATAGTTCTCATCTAGGTGTTGCTAGTGGAATCACTTTTGGTAGAGAAAGCACAGCAAAAACTATTAAGCATTTAATCGAGTCATATAGTGTTCCAGTTCGTTGGACGGAAGCATATAATAAGTGTCGTGCTAAAGTAGAAAGCCGAATCATCACATCGCCTAAGATCATATCAGCATATTTCTCGGTCATGCTTGGTAGAGAAATCGCGCATGCTCGTAATGTGATGGCTATGGAAGCTAAAGCTAAACTTGAAAAAAATATTGCTACAGAAACATCACAAGAATCCTAATAAGGGAGAATTAATATGAATAAGAATCCTAAATTAAAGTTAGTTGGGTTTTTTGGTCAGTCAGGTGCTGGTAAGACCACTATAATTCGTAATGTTAAGCCTAAGATAAATGGTCAGACTGTTATTGCAAGTACTGGTATTATTAGATATTTGTTCGGTAAAAACCCTCGTACATATCAGAGTCCAAATGATATTATGAATAAGTATGGACGTGATATCGATGCATTGAAACCAATTGAACGTAATGCTAAAATTGATGAAATGTATGAAAAATATATTAGATCTCAAATGCAATTGATGAATGATTTCTCTACTGAGGTATTCAATCAATCACGTGAAACGGTCATCGAACCCACAATTATATTATTTGATAGAAGTCCAATTGATTTTTATGCTATTACATACTGCGGTGTTAATTATTTAAAAGATATATTGGGAAAAGAACTAAATCCTATATGTGTTAAATTATTAGCTTTGTGTAAATCAACTGCTGAATTAAATACTAGAAATATGTTTGATTCCGTATTTATTACATATCCATGGAAGACGAACGAATTATCTAAATTTAATGATGGTGTTCGTGATCAGTATTTAAGCGATTTTTACACCGGAGATAATTGGTACAGTCTTATAAACACTGTAGATATCGGATCAGTTAAGACATTTTCAATCGAGGGTGATATAACTGACTTAATGCAGCGAGCTGCTGTAGTCGATAAATACTTAGAGGAAGTGTAATCATGGCACCCAAAAACGTTAATAGTGATATAGATCCACAAACCGCAGCACTGCTTAGACAGGCACGTGCTGCTAATAATCAGATGCGCAATATCGGTATGCCAGTTACACCACTGGAACCACAAGCACAGCCAGTTATTCAGCCACTTACTGTTAATAAACCAGTTCCTGTGAAAACGACTGAGCCAGTCGCATATGAAAATTTTGTAGAAATTACTCACTTACCATCGAAGGGATTGTTTTACTCAAATAAAGTATTTGGACAGCCTCTTAAAATGGAAGATATTCTTCAAGTTCAGACAATGGATGATGATAATCTAATAACTAATTTGGGTGAAATTTTTAGCAGACGTATTAGAGGTGTCACATCTGATGAAATTACCGTAGCCGATGAACTATTTTTGGCTCTTTGGTTACGTGCAACTTCATTTCCTAATAGTGATCATCCTGCCGATGGCTTTGTCTGTACCAATGATAAATGTAAGTTTGTGATGAAAGATCCTGCATATACAGTTAAATTTCAACAAATCACATTTGATGCACCTAACATGCCAGATGATTTATTTGAGCATTATAAAGCTACTGGTATTGCAGAGGATGTTCTCGCATCTACAGGACAGAAAGTGGCTATTGAAATTCGTAGACGCTATCATACAAAATTAATTCATGATATATTAGACGAAGATTATTATTCTAAAGATACACTACCTTCTAAGTATTACAGAAACTTACTCAGAATAGCCTCAATAACTCATATTGATGACATTGAGGATTTACGTGAACGAGCTATCAGAATAGGAAATCTAGAGACATCTGAATCATATGAATTAATTAAACTTATTAATAAGTATTCATTGTCAGCCGAACCTATTGTGAATCATATATGCCCTGCGTGTGGGGAGGTTATCTCTGTTAGGGGGTATCCTTTTCGTTATGAAACATATCTTCCCGCTGATTACTGATGCACAAGTTAGAGAAATTAAGGCATTGATATCGATTCATACATCAAATAGTTATCTTGATTGTGATCGAATGTTTGTTCCTGATTTCTTATACTTGGATGATATAGTTCATAAAGAAGCAAAGCAGAAACTAGAAACTGCTCAATCACTGTTAAATTCGCTTCTATCTAGATAATTGAAAAAAGACCTAATTATAAATAATTTGGTCTTTTTTTCTTTTATAAACTAATATATAACGGGTTAATATATGGCAATCGAAGATAAAGATATAAATGAGTTAAAAAAAGAGTTAGAAACTCTAGCTAAAAACGTATCATCTATAGGTGATTCGGTTCGTGTTGGTGTTCGGGAAGGGATTAAAGATGGAAATAGTGATTTAGCTAAAAAAACTCGTACAGAAAATGATGCTGATTTGGCTGAAAAAGCCCAATCACGTATTATATTACGTCAAAAAGAAGATTTTGAAAAAACACGTGAAATGCAGAAATCATCTGTAAAAACACCAGAACAGATAACACAAGAAAAAGCAGCAAATGCTCAATTTAAAACTAATGAATATTTAGATCAATTAACAAAATTAATTAAAGATAACAATGAGACCTTAAATAAACCATCCAAATCAACTAAATCAACTGGTGATTCTATTGGTGATAGTGATAGAAAAAAGAAATCAGGCTCGGATTCATATATAACAAGTAGCGGAATGAAAGGTGAAGATCTAGTTGGAAAACTATTTAAAGGAATATCGGGAACATTCGAAGGAATTAAAGAAATTCCGGGTAATATGAAACGAAAAGCAGAGGGTGCTGCTGATTGGATTCATGGTATTGGTAGTGGCGAAGGCATAAAATCAAAAATATCCGGTGGTGTTGATTGGGTTAAAGATGTTACTGGTGGTCGTCAAGATAGTGCAGATAGACAAAAACAATTAGAAATTACTAAGAACGAAATTAATAAAGAAAAAATGTTGTTATCAGCCGAAGAAGCTGAATTAGATAAATTAAAAAAACAACGTGGTAAGAACAGAGATAAAAAGGCTATTGAAGAATTAGATAACGCAATAGAAGAACGAAAATCTACGATAGCTGAGAAGGCAAAGGTATTAGGATCTTTAACATCGGAAGAGTATTTATATCAGAAAGGAAAACAAGATAAAAATTATAAATTAAAAGGACGTGAAAGGGATCTTGTTCTAAATCAGATGCGTGATAATGTTACTTCTAGCGTTACATCAGATTTAGAAACTCCTAAAACAACGTCTACGCGAGGTGGTACTGGATCAGGTACTGGTATTGGTGGTATTGGATCTGAATCAATTATTTCTGGCTTAAATAAATTAGAAAAATCCTTGAATGCTATTGAGAAAAATACAAAAACCAATACCCAAACAACTACATTAAATGCGTTGAGTAAAAGTCTTGCATCGCAACAATCCTTATTATCTCAATTAGATAAATCGGTTACTGCAATAGAATCTAAATCATCAGGTAAATTAAATGCTGATACTAAATTATCAAAGACTCCAACTCCTACTACTTTTGGTGAATATGTAAGTGGTATATATAATGAATTGAAAAAATCAAATGAATTGAATGGTACTAAATCAAAATTAGCTGGTGTTGCTAGTGAGGCTGATGAGGGTGGTGGTATTATGGGAATCATGGGTAAAATCCTCCCTGCGTTGGGTGGATTAGCTCCTATGATGGGATCTATAGCTGCTGCATTACCTGCAATTGCTGTGGCTGCTGGTGGTGCGTATTTATTAAAGAAAACCTATGATATGACTGAGCAAAGTACTGAAGGTACTACTGTGGGTGATGTGGGTGCTGGTATTGGAGGATTCGTATCTGGTAAAGGATTTAGTAAATCATTAGAAGATCGACAGGTTGATCGAGTAACTGCTATTCATAAAAAGGAAGGTGATAAAACTGTAGTTGAAGGTGCAAAAACACTATTCGATAGAGATCAAGCTCCTATTTTCGCACCATATAAGAAATATATGAGTGATGATGATTTGGCTGGATTAAAAGATAAATATATTGATTATAGAGTCGGTAATTCTACATATATACAATATAAAATTGATAGAAATAAATTATTGAAGCAAGCAAAGGAACAACAAGCTGGTGAAACGTCAGTTGATAGTGAATTCGCACAATTAACAGGTAAGTCAGCAAGTACTCCAACATCAAACAATCCAAGTACATCAGATAAGGGACAAGGCAGTCAACCAAAAGTTAATACACAAACATCAATGTCATCAATGGGTAGTTCCTCTGGTATGGATCAGTTAACTGCAATGACCATACAAGCAAAATTAATAGCAACCGAAATGCTTAACATGCAGAAAAACCCTGATTACATTAATCAACAGAAGGCATATATGAAAGAAAATGGTAAGCAGTTTGCTACATCTTTAGTGGGGAATGACTAATGGCTGAGAAAGAAACAACAGTAGATCCATCAAGAAATCTTAAAGTTAGAGGATTATCAGATAATATTCCTAGACCTAATATAGTTCGTATAGAAACTTTAGATGGTGCTGCTAGAAGTCGATACTTGACAGGTATATATACAGGAACAAATCAATTGAGAGATAAAATATATCAAAGCGTAGCTCCTGATGCAGAAAAAAAATTTTATGGATTCTTATCACCAAATGCAGATTTTTCGTTTAACATGACTGGATCATGGGAAGGATCAGCACTCGGTGGCATGGCTATAGGAGGCATTAAAAAAGTAGCTGATATCGTTGGTGCTGGTAAGGCAGTTAGTTCAATATTTGATGCAGGACAGACAGCTTATGAGATAGCCAGTTCATTAACACAAATGAATTCTACTTCAACTGGTAGTTCTACCATGCAAGATTTCAAAAATGTAACTTTAGATCAATTTGCGGTTTCCTGTGTTTGGTATATCCCAGAACAAGAAAAAATTGCACAGACATCATTGAGAATTATATATAGAATGTTATATCCACGTCAATTGAATGCGGATTCGGCTGCTGATATGCTTGGTCAAGCGACTGCTAATGTAATAAATGCTGCTGGTGAAGCAGCCGTTACAGCAGCCTCAAAATTAACTGCATCTGATAGTGAACAACTTAAAAGTAATGTAAGTAAACCAGCATCTCCTGAAGGTGGTGGTGTATTGTCTGGAGCTATATCTACCGTAGCCGATGTATCTGGTTCTATGGTAAGTGGTGGTGTACAGGCTATCAATGCTGTAGGCACGTTCTTTGGGTATAATACAACCATGAATCCATTACCTGTTCGTGTATCTATAGGTCAGTATATAGATGTCGAACCACTTGTAATAACAGGAATAGAAACTAAATTTTCTAGAGAAACTTTTATATCTGAAAATACAGGAAGACATCTTCCACTATTCGCATACACAACCATTCACTTTAAATACTGGCTTAACCCAGCACCTAATTTGCAATTTGCAAATATATTAGGTACAGAATTGTTTGGAACTTAAACTTAGGTATAATTTATGGCATTTCCGAGAATAAAAAAATTTAATTTTAATATAACAAGTACTTACGAAGTTCCTAGTTATTTTGTTGGTAGATTGGATTTAATTGCAGTCGAATTATTTGATAATGTTCGCATGTATAAATCAATCGCTGCTGCAAATAATATAAAACTTGCACATGGTACTAGAACTGGTATAAGACCTCAAACCATTTCAATCCGAAATGAATTGATTATGCGCGGATTTACTGGCACTAATCTTGAAGCTGAATATCAGAGATTAATAGATGAATCAAGATCAACTAATTTGGATTGGATGGCATATGAAAATACAGGATATGGATACATGAGTGAAGTATATGAAGGTAGATTATTACTTATCCCAGATTTTGCTACGGCTGATTTGTACCTAAATAAATATGAATTTTTAACAGAAGAATAACACATGTCAACTAAGTCAACCGGATTAAATGTAACATTTGCAATTGAATTACAGGGAGCTGTTTTCAATAATGCTACTATTGTTGCGTTTGCATATAATAATTCAATTAATCAAAAACCATCAGGTGAATTCATATTAGTTGATTCTAATAGTGATACATTAATTGAGCGATCTGGTGATTTTGGTTCTATAATATTTAGCAATGTAACTGATACGACAACTGATAAAACCACTATATTACCATTTATTGTAGATGACATGATGCGAATAAATGTATCTAACTCAAACTCTACTTATAAAATAACATGGAGTGCAGGTACTAAAGAGACTATGGTATTAAATACACGAGCCGTTAAAGGGAGTAGTATTGATGCTATGGTAGATATCGCAAAATTCTTTAAGTATAAATTAGTTGAACGAATGAGTGACGTTAAATACGATAAACCAAGTGATTCGATGATATGGCGATATGTATCAGATGATATGTGGGATTCGTTTGAGAGAACAATTAATAGATCGTATTTGTATAATGATTATTTATATTGGGCATTTGATGATGTGAATAATTGTGTTAAATTATCTTCATTTAAATTTGAAGATGCCATGGAAGATAAAAATTTATTTATATATTCAGATAATGCGAAATCATCATCTGATACCGTAAAGACATATGTAGATAAACCTAAACTTACTATATGGTCATATGGTGATAGTTCAAGACAAAATAATATAGGATCTAATAAAGATAAATTATTTCCAAATGTCGCATTTAGTGGTGTTAATAATGGTGAAATGAATCAGGCTGGATGCCAAGGGCCATGTTTTAATAGCGTATTAAAATCAACTGGTGATAACTCACAAGATATGATAATGAAAAATACCGGATTAACTGGTAAAAATGATGTATTTGGAAAATTGGAAGTTGTTCGAAATTACCCAAATAATACTCATAAAATGTATTCACTTGCGCCTACTATACGAAAATACAAGTTAGCTACTTATGGAAAGGCATTATATATACAATTATATAATACATTAGGGCCAGAAATTGGAAGTAAGGTCTCCGTGGTATATTTTGGTGCGGATAGAAAAGTGCGTGGTATGAATGTTGATGCAACCTATACAGATAGATATATAATAACTGAGAAGCGAGTTAAATATACCACAGTAACCGGAAATATGAGAGGAAATACAGTTGCGAAGGATAGTACCGAAGTTTCTGTGATGTTAAAATTAGTATCAGACCATTTAGGTACTGAAGGTTTTGATGATGTATCTAAAATATTAGATCAGATTAAGGATAAATAATGACACTATTAACTGATAAATATTATGAAGCTGTTGTTATAACAGATGAAATTGACCCGAATCATGCTGGTGCTGTTCGTGTACATGTTCTTGGTGTTACTGATAAATTAGAACCTGATAATCAACCATTTGTAGTACCTTCTATAAATGGAATGCAAGCAGTTCCCACCAAAGGAACCCTGCTTTACGTTGTATTTGATGAGGGTGATATAAATATGGGTAGATATTTCTTTGTAGCACAAGACAAAAATTATTTACCGAGTGAGTATGTAACAGATTATCCGAATGTAGCTGTAACTAATTTGGGTGATGATACATTTTTATTAACTCATAATAGAAGAACTAGAACAAGTATAATCACACATCCAAGTGATAGTAGCGTTACGTGGAATAATTTTGGTGCTATTATACATGATAGCGATAAAGGATATACCAATGCTGGTTATGGAGCACTTAATAATCAAGGAAGTAAAATACAATCAGTCTTAACTGAAGGTACTGTGGATGTATTTTGTTGTACAGCTATCGGTAACAATATTGCTAATGGTGGTGCTCATCAAGGATCTGAATATTTATATGCTACTCATATATCTAAAGCAACTGTTGATGCCATAAATGGTAAAGTTGTTTCTGACGATGAAAACAGTGAGGGTAATCCAGCACTTGAAGATGGTAGCAGTGAATTGGTTATTAATTCTATATACGATGCGACTGGAAATGAAGTAGCAACAGTTGAATATTATCCAACTGAATCATATATCGAACGAAAGGATAAAGATATATCACATATAATTGTAGCGAACACTGGTAATAACAATTTCGTTGATGCTGCATCTAAAGTTGTCGAGAAGAATAGTAATTATGGGTGTCATTATTTGATAGGTCGAAGTAATGGAACTCCACCAGTTGACTCTGAACGCGAAGGTGATTCGACATCACGTGCATCTGGATTCATGCAATTTGTTGAGACTACAAACGATGTTTATTTTGGAAGTAATGCTAAACTATTACCATCAACTGATGCAGCTAATAAGAATGCGGTTGTTATCATGTTAGTGGGTGATGGTACATCATATACCCAATACCAATATGATATGCTAAATAAATTGATCGCCCATGTAAAATATGTAGCTGGTGATACAGGGGTTAAATTTTTCGTTACGGATAATATGGTAGCAGTTCCAGCATATGAAACGATTGGAGCATTAGATCCATCGAAGGTTAATAAATAATTATGGCTAAATGTATTAAAGATATTATAGATAACAATGTTGCTAGTGGTGGTATTGGAAATGCTTCCAGTGCATCATCGACAACAGCATATCCAAGTGGGTATGGAACATATATAAATGCTCCAATCTCATCTAATGGAGATATAAAATACGCTGATAATTTTGTTGACGCTCTAAGTAGTGCTACGATGAAACTTAGAAATACCGACTGTACTCAAACTGTATTAGATTTCTTTTCTAATCAATTTCCTGCTGCATCTAGCATGGCAAAAAAATCATATGATTGGGTTTCTGATAATGCAAATTTACAAAGTGGAATGTCTGCATTAGGTAATAAATTAAAAGGTGGTAGTCTAGAAAAAATGACAGATCAGTTCTGTGATACAGTGACAACATTATCCAGAACTCTTATATTTTATCTAGACACAGCTACTAAAGCAGCATTTGTATTATTTAAGAAAATCGATGCATTAAAACGAAAAATAGAAAAGGCTTTGCTTGAATTTACCGATGCAGTTAGAAACTGTATTGTTAGTGTTATAGTAGATGCAAAAAATGCAATTAATCGAGTAGTTCGAAAGGTTTTGGATTTTGATATAGTCCTTGATTTAATGAGACATTGCCCTTGTATAACAAAAATAATAGCTAGTTTATTTAATTGTAAACGAGATTCCGATGGTAATAAATTAACAACTCCAGAAGAGGTATTAAACTGCGTCCTTGAAAAGTATACATTAGATCCAACTCAAATCATAAATGCAATTAATAATTTTATTGATAATACAATATTAAGTACTATAAATAAAGGCTTTAATATGTTGGATGAATTCATAAAAACTACTATGGAATTATTGATGGCTCCTTTTAGAGCATTAATTCGATTGTATGCTAAATTATTAAATACGAAAATAAATATGACGTTTATTATTCGTGGATTAGGCCCAGCGGAATGCTTACTTATATATACAAAGGAGCACACTAAATCAGGTGGTTCTTATCTTGGTATGAGTATAATAGATATGGTAAACACATTAAAATCATGGGCTAATTGCTTTGAGTTTGCGTGTCAATCATTCACGGAAGATATGGCAACTAAAATAAAGGAATTAAATGAAAATCTTAGATTAGATGATAAATACTGGCGTGATGTTATGTCAATTGATTTATACCAATCGGCTATTGGCGCAAAGGTGCAATCAAATCAGCCTAGACCTGCTATGATTCGAGAAATATTTACAAAGAATCAAGGTAAAGGAAAAAACGTATTTATTGGTATTATTGATTCCTTTAAGCAAGTTGGAAAAATAACAATAGATACAGGTCTATCAGATAAAACACTTGGAGAAACAGCAGAAGCCGTTAAATTTAAGGATGGGCCTGATAATGAAAGTGCTAATACTAATAATGGAATAAAAACATTAAATTCTACAGTCGAAAATAATTTAATGAGCATGGAATTAAATCTTGCTAGTGATACATCATCTTTTTATGTAGAAAAATTATTACAGCTAGTTGATTGGGAAGGAACATTCAAAAAAAGTGGTGCTCATAATACTCAAATTGATAAATTAATTGCAACCCAACAAACATTAACTCCTGATTACTCAACCATTCAAATATCAACTGCATATGTATCTAATAATGATCGAGTGTATTATGCAGGAGATGCTACGGAAACCATTTCTGATGTAAAGCCTACATACGAAATTACTGATGACTATAATAGTACGAGTATAAACAAAATAAATAACTATGAAACTCCGGTGAGAAATGAATCCGAATCATTAACGGATTACTATAGACGCTGGTATAATGGAGCTATTGCATAATGGGAATAAATTACAAGACAGATACCAATAAAGGATATTATCAGATACTAAATAAAGAAAAATATTATCCTACTGGAAAGGTTCCTATATACAAGTCAGGATGGGAGCTACAAGTATTTCATGCACTTGATGTAAATCCTAATGTATTATATTGGGGTTATGAGCCATTGGAAATATATTATTTTAGTCCACGATATTTAAAATATACCGTATATTACCCTGATATTCTATGTCATATCCGTATGGATAGCGGAGTTGAGCAAAAACTATTATTGGAAATTAAACCAAATAAATTTGTGGTTATGCCAAAAGTTCCAACTAAACCGAAAGAAAATACTCCACAAAAATGGGATAAATATCGAAAGGCGACTATTAATTATAATAATAATTTAAAGGATTATATGGTTAATATGGCTAAATGGGAAGCAGCGCAACAATGGTGTTTAAAGAACAATGTAATGTGGCGAATTCTAAGCGAAAAAAATACCAATACTTTATTTAAATAATGTATAATTTATAGTAAGATTAAATTAAGGAATTATATGTCCTGCTGTAACCAAACTGCACAGTTGGATACTATCTATTTATCTTTACATAAGCGGTTACTTGAATTCGGAAATGAGATATATGGCGAACAGCTAATGGCTTCTCATCCAAGTACCTTCATGTGGATATTTACATTTTATTCAGATGCTGAATTATGTGAAGAATGCCAATTTTCATTCTCTGCGATGAATAAATGGTTTCATGATTATGGTTTATTTAATGATCCAATTAGAAATGTTAAATGGATTATTGAAGATGAACCAGAAAAGAATTTCATTTATAAAGAATTGGGGTTTTCAAAAACTCCAATGCACTTATTTTGTGATAAAGATGGAAAAATAATAGATATTATAATGGGATTTCCTACTCCAGAATGGTTAGAGAAACATATATTACCTTTAATACAAGCGGATATGAATATATTATGAACAAAACCAAACCCAATGCCGTAGTTATCGGCTATACTTTAGATTCGGCTATATTAGCTCGTGAACTTGCTCAAAAAGGAAATAAGCAAGTTACTTATCTAAAGACTGGTAGATTAGGTTATCCACTGGATGACCTTAAAGACTACATTTCATATGAAGATGTGATTAATTTAAACACGTTGGGTGTCGATGTTGAATATAGAAAGCTAATCAATGGATCATATGTCTTTATGCCATATGATGCATTAAAGTTTGTAAATAATCGAAATGGTTTATTGAGTTATCCATTAAATAAGTCAAGTTTTGATTCAGCCGAAGAATGGGAGCAATTAGAATTTTGCCTTCATAAATTATCAGAATTTCGCGAAACACTTGAAGACTCAACTAATTTCATCAATATTTATAAAAACTTCTTCCCTAAATGGTTATATGATAGCCTATTAAAGTATATGGGTATCAATAAATGGGGTAAAATAAGACAATCTCAGTTTAGTAGAGAAGCACTGGCTAAAGAAATTAATCTATCATATCTCGACTCAACCAATACAGGAACCGCATTCAAACCCGTAAATGGATATGAAGATATATGTAATCGATTGCTGAATCATCCCAATATAAAAATTGGAAGTATTCAATTGGATGATATCAGAAAAATACTAATTAAACGACATGTAAATAGCGATATCATTGTATGCGATAATAGAATTGACTATATTTGCAACTACACATATGGTAATTTTGATAGAGTACAGTTTAGGTCAGAACCCGTAATTGAGCGAAATTTAGAGGAATTTATTGATATCAGTGAAGGTGTGGTGATAACCCCCATGAAAGATTATTGGTGTATTTCAGCGGATAGAGGGGATATAACCAAGCTATATAGTACAGCAGTGCAAGATCTGAAATATACGAAGCAATCTGACATTCCAATGACGTTAGCCAACAAGAAAATGTATGCAGAATACAAGAAAATGCTAACCCTATACTCAGGTAAGATACTAGATTTGGATAGTAGAGTGGTTACTATTATAAAGTAGACTATATTAGGCATTGACAAATGAAACGTAATCATCTATATTATAGGTAGAGATAACCAAAGGAGTCGATATGCAGAACACTAACCAAACAAACGATACCGAAAGTCAATCAGCATTTTTGTCTATAGAGGAAGTCGCTGATTTTCACAAGTGGCAAGCGGATAAGTTGAATACTGGAAGCAAATACGAAATCATCCAAGATGGTAAATTACCGACCCCATGAAAGTTGCCTTAATAATCCCATTATATAAGCAATCTATGTATTGGCATAGATTGCTTTCTGGTATTCAGAAACAGTCATTGAAGCCTGATACTGTGTACATTATAGTAGACAGGCCATCGGATGATTTAGGGGCTTTGGACAGCACAGGAAAGCCATTAAACGACAAATGGAATGCTCTGGCTGAGATAAGTAAGCTAAACGCATCAATTCATGACATAAACATAAAATTGATTGTAATTGATAAAGTTCCTAATGGAATTCAGAGAACAAAACCCGACTCGCCTGTATTTTTGGCTGGATATGCTAGAAATATAGGAATTGAACAGGCCATTAAAGACGGTTCCGATATCTTCGTTTTTATGGATGGTGATTGTATACCACAAGACGATTTTATTAAATCTCATGTAGAATTGTGCTCAAATAAATTACCTATAATGAGTATTGGAAGACGCAGAGAATCTAAATTGCGTTGGATGGATCAACGGGAAGTAAGTGCTAATTTAACTCATTTGAGATTGTTTGATAAAATGGGTAGCTTGATTAATAACCCAGATTTATTGAAACAATGTTTAATTGTATGGTCATGCAATATTGCAATGAATTTAGCTGCTATTAAATTAATTTATAAATTCAATGAAGCATACTATCAACGAACTGAGATATTTAATAGTACATTTAATGGCGTATGGGGTGGTGAAGATAGTTTTTTGGGTATAACTGCTTGGTATTGTCGTATTTTTATACATACATTAGGTAATATAAAATCAGGCGTTGAACATATTGATCATCAACGACCAGAATCTATATATAACAAAGAACATAAAATATTTTTTGATGCTCAGTGTGATATGTTACGAAAGAAACTCGTATTAAATCCAATCAATCTAAATTTATTGAATTATACTTAATCTTTATAATATCCATTCATAGGATCTTTTAATTTAGATGTTTCTAATTCAAATGCACTGGTGTTATATTGAGTAGTTCCATTTTTTAACATAGTTGAATCAATACCAATACTCGTATTATCTCTTAATCCACGGAATGCATCATTAAATGATCCTTGGAATGTATTAGGAACATCAAAAGTAACTTTATATTCCATTATATCTTTACTATCATTTTTTATTACCATCGATGATATGTCAGATAAAACCGCAGAATTAAATTCAAACACTTGTGATACAACTGTGTCAATCGTATCTTTTCTAGGTTTATTAAATTCAGTAAGTGCAACATCGTTTACAAATTGTTCTTGTAAAATAGCAATATAGATACCTAATTTCTGGAATGAGCTTTTAGGTTTTAATATTTGAGATGAATAAAATTGATTTATAATAGCATTAAAAAATTGATACCATAGAAGGTGTTTATCCTCTCGTATCTCTAATACAACCTTACCGCCTTCAGTTGTGCCCATTATAACAGGATATTTAATAGATTTAATCGAATCTATATAATTTTCAGTGCTTATTTTTGATGATGTGTGTGGAATGGTGACATTACTACATGCCCATTTTAATTCGATTTGAGGAGGTTCATCGGCATAATAGAATACCTTTTTCCAATTATTAAATGCATCATTGTATACATGACTTCCATGAGATATTTTTTGGTTTTTTGATAATGAATCTGTTTTTGATTCCTTTTCCATTTTTGTGATAGCTTTACCAACATATTCTCCGTATAATCCAACTAAGAATTTATTTGTTCTGTATACACTGGCATTGCCATAGAATTCATCTACACGCTCTTTCATTGTTTTTTCTATCGAATGTACTATAGGCATAAAATTCCTTAATTAGCTATACAGCTTGGTGTAGTATGTTCTTCAGGTGGTGCCATTCGTTCAATTGTTCGAAGCGAATATAAGAAACTCACTGTGAATTTAACTGGATCTGGGCCTAAAAAATTAAGTGTTAATGGTTCTAATTCAATTGGGTAACATCTCTGAAATCTAATAATCTGATGCTTCTGATATGAATCGTCTGCCATGTGAATATCAATAAATGGAATCCAAGTACGTCTATTTCTATAATGACGATCATGTCCATATACACGGTGATTTAGATCTGTTATTGGAAATGCATCAGTTTGTCCACTCTGAATAGTTTCCATATAACGATTTAAAGTCCAATAATTTTCCATTCTGTCATCGCATATCATAGTGATAGTTAATACTTTATCATAATATTCATTATCTTCTGTGATGGGAATATGAACCATTGATTTATAACTACCATCCATTTTATATTTCAATGATAATCCCGGTGCTACGAATGCTGTAATGTTTCCATTTACAGTTTCTGATGATGGCGCATCTGCCTGTGTATATGACACGGGAATCGGCCCAATATTACATCTAGCCGTTCCTTGGTGTAATCTACCTATATTTCTACTTAAAAGTGGGCCGTCCATTATTTACCTATAATTTTATATAAAACTCATCACCTGATCGTGAGGTAAAATAAATTTCATCTATCCTATCAACTAGTTTATTAAAAACGGGTGAATTTATAAATTTATCACATGACCCTTTTTTGACATACGCAATTGTAGCATGAGGAATATAAACATCAAATTTATCTGTATATTCCATATTATCACATATCAATTTATTTAATTCCATCAATTGATCGCTTTTTATATTAATTTTTAATACATCAAATGATGGATTGTTGTCAAAAATATCAATATTACCACACTGGATATTAATAGATCCATATCCATTTACTAATTTGGTTAAATTATTTGGATCAGGATCATGTAATCCATATTTAACCGTAACGTGTGATGTTGTCTCATAACCCTCTATACCATTGTCTAAATCTATATATAAGGCTTCTTCCGGTATATTTTCCTTCGCCCATTCGGTAATTAATTGAGTGATGTAGTCATTTAAATTAAGCATAGCACAGCTAAAGCTATAAGTATGTTCTTTATTAGGTTGTTTTTGACTAGATTCCAAAATTCGTTTTTTCGCTCGTCTTGGTAGATTAGATAGGTATTTAGAGTAGTTCATATAGTCTTTTTATTTAATAGTAGTTTATAAACTATTACATTGAATCATAATTTAACAAAGGACTTATTATGGCAGATCAAGTAGAAACAACCGAAGAACCTATTCCATACGTTAATATGTTTGGTGCTGGATGGGAAGTTAGCGGAGCACAGTATACACCAACTAAATTAGGTGGTGTAGAATGCGATGAAAACGGAAATATAAAACCAATACAATAAAAGGAGCTTGTTAGCTCCTTTTTTATTTATTTGAATTTGATTGGTTTTGGATCTGCCTTTACTTCGGATTTTGGTTTAACTACTCCCGTTTTATCACTCAGTACTGGATTCATTTTAGGTGCATTGGTAGGTACTTTATTATTAGTGGTTGTCTTTGCATCAATTCCATTTGTCTTATTAGTTACATCTGAAACATTCGCTGATTTAGAACCCTTAATTATATCAGTTGGTACATTTTGTTTAGTGAGTGCATCTTTAGCTTTAACAACACCAACTAAATCACCCTTTGGCTTAGCTGCATTGGAATCAACCTTGACTTCGGCTTCTGATTTCAATTCAACAATCTGACCACCATCTTTCTTAATAATAGGAACTCCAATTTCTTGCTTTACAGTAGTCGTAGAGCCATCCCATTTTGTTACAGTCGTGGTGGTAAATGCATTGGATGGTTTAACGATGCCAACTAAATCACCCTTTGGCTTAGCTGCATTGGAATCGACCTTAGTTTTGGTAGTTGTATCTGTTTTTATCGCATTAGCTGGTATATTAGCTATTTTTGGTACTGCTACAGATACAGTCTTAGTTGTTACTGTGTCACCATTTACAGTTGTCTTAAATTCGGTAGTTGGTTTAACTACTCCAGTATTATCTTCCCATTCACCGTGATTTATATTCTTAATGAATTTCTGCATTATTCCCATAATGCTATTGTCTTCATAATCAACTGTAGTTTCCTTTGTTTTATCACCAACAGTCTTAAACTCTGAATTTGGTTTTACGATGCCAGTTTGGTCATTTAATTCCAAATCGCGCTTTTTCTTATCTTTTTCAGTTAGATAGTCTTTATAATCAGTAAAGTTTTCTACACCGTCATTAGCAACAGGAGTCCAGAATGGAAATAGTGCTTTTCCATCCATTAATTTCTTTTCACGCATTTCGAGTGGCTTGGTGTGATCTAAGTTTTGTTTCAACATTTTCTCAAACATATCGTTTGTAGGCATTTCATATCTTGACATAGTATATTCCTGTCGGATTTATCAATAGTTTATAAGATTCACATTATAAACTATAACAAAGAGGTATATATGACCAAAAATAAAAAATTTAATGAATTTCTTGAAAGTATTAAAGATGTTAATCCAACTTTGATAGAATCTATTATGCAGGGATATGAAATTATACATGAAAGTAGTATAAATAAAGTAAATCAAATTAAAGATACATTAGGAGAACCAGAACCAGAACCAGATCAATTATTAGATGATGAACCTACAGAAATAAACCCAGAACAAGATCCTACCCAAGAATATCCAAATATATAAAAGAAAGCAGTCCTATTGGACTGCCTTTTTTAATGTTTAAATGCGTTAAGTTTATCGCCTTTTCTTGTATTTTCTTTTGTTTTTTGTTTTTCTAATTCGCGTATTTTTTTCTTGATTTCTCGATCACGTAATTTATTTTTATCTCTAATTGCTTGTCTGATTTGTTTATTACGATCTCTTCTAAATTCAGAAACATTACCATTTTCAATAAATTCAGGCACATTATCAATTACTTTACTTACTTTTACTTCTTCATCATTAAATGTATTAATAGCATTTTTACGTTGGTTAGTATTTTCTCTATCTGATTTTATTTCCTCGTCAATCTCATCCCAAATTCCATACATCATCTGAAAATTCTGTTTTATATATTTAACTAATGCGCCACCAGTAAGTGGAGTCTTTATAACATCACCATTAGGAACATATCTATCTCCCTTCCATGCCTTACCTTCAACAAATACAGGATCTATGATAAATCTACCATCTGATGCAATTCTAACTAATGTCATATGTTTGCAATTAGCAGCCCAATTAATGCATTTACTGCGTCTAGTACCTGCATCATCATAAAATAATTTTATAGTATCAGGACACTGAAACACAACACCCCAATAGTATGTTCTGGTATCTTGAGGCATTATCTTTTCTAGTGGTTGTGTGAATAAATATCCATTACGTCTACCACCAACTTCTTCCGGTTTTGAATTGGTATCTAATTTCCAGAATGAATTAATATTCGGATTTCCGTGATATAATTGAGTTTCTGCTATCTCTCTCGCTTCTACTTCCGATTTCATTAAATCAACGTACCATTCATCCTCATCTACCATCATTGGATCTGATGTGTGGTAGAATATGTTCAAAGTTCCATTAACAAATTCAATCCAATCTTTATCTTCTATGGTTTGGAAGTTAAAGCTGTTAAACCACGTTTCATAGGCATTTTGAGCCTCTACAGGCAGCTCTTCTACAGTAAACATAGAATCGAATTGCTTTGATACATAACCGCTTTCACGGCACTTAAAAGCCACCCAGAAATCGAGAACGATATCTTTATGATCTTTCCAGTTAATTCCATCCGTGATATAATTAACTAAACGAATTCCTGCTAACTTGACTGCTTTCATAGTTTTATTCTTATTTTCTATTACTAGTTTATAAAAAAGTTCTGACAGTTTCATAGTTTTTACGTATATTTGGTATACACAAATGATAATAGGAGCTAATATGCTACGTAAAGATGGTTTTAAAGGTGTTATGACGAAACATGCGTTCGGTGTGAATCGAGATAATGTATTCGTTGGAGTTGATATTAAACACGTATCTAACAGTCCAGATCAGTATTTCTTGGAATCCTTTGAAAAGGAAGCAAAGATCCCAAATCTCCAAAATCTATTTGAAACACCAGTTGCTTGGAGCAATCAGAAATTCAAGTTGGTTGAGTATCCTCTATTTTATGAAATTGAATTCGATGAAATCGTATTCGTTGCTCGACTAGTGACACTGAATGTTGCTAGAAAAATAAAGGATGGAATCGATATATTCGAATATACTCTTGGTTTCCGTAAAGATGTAGAAGGTGATAATAAAGATGCTATCGCAGCTAAGAAGTATTTGAAATATAAAGAAGAAAATGAAGATGGTAAGAAAGTCTTGATTGAATTCGATGTGAAATTGACTCCAGCCGAGGAGCCAGCAGTCACAACAAGATCTGCTATAACTGATGAGAAAGATACATCCGATAAAGAATCAATGTTTTAATGGATACCTTCTGTGATTGAACGCGAAACATTACGCGAGTTTTCAGTAACATGTAAAACTAAGCGAAACGATACATATGTCATTCAATATGGATATGATGTATCGGTTTCTGGATGTGATTATTATGTAAGAGCATCCATTAATGGAGAGTCGTTCAATTCAGATAGAGATACATTAGATAAAATTTGTAGATTACATATCCAACCAATCAATGAATTGATCTCATTGATTGGCTGTGATGAAACTGGAATATCAGTCGATCATAACCCAAGCATAAAGTTAACTAAAACATACAGACTCGATAAATTAACCTCACTTCGAGCAACTATACAGTCTCTACGGAAATTATACTATAGAGGAATTGATATAGGAAGTACTCATTACGTGGTAAAATTCGAAGGATACTTGAAACATATTCATTATCCTTCATATTATAAGCGTGATATGGATATGCTTAGATCATCCCGTATCCGATTATTTAAGACTGTTTTGCATAAAGATTACATTCCATTAAAATAAACTCAGTGCCACTCTCTGTAACTTGGAATCATTGATTGATTTTTCTTTGTATGCCATACATGATTCAAATCAAAGTTCAATTCCTTTGTATTAGTAACTTCGCTTTTTGGAACCGATACATGAAAGAAAAATACAGCACTCTGGATCGATTTCCCTCTCAATTCTAATACCTTCCCATTGAATGTAGCACGTAGTGGCTTTGTAGTGAACTTATTAAATGTGAGAGTGAAAAACACACCCTTATTATCATTACTTAGAGATGCACCGTAGTCGCTTCCCATTACAATATAAGCTACTGTGTCACTATTGATATCATGACCAATGCTATGTGTGAGATCAGTCCAATACAATTTCAAGTCGGGATACTTAGAATTAATAGCCGAATCTACTTGATTGCTATGCGTATCCATAAACGCCTGATGGGTTACGATGAAATTTTTGAAATTCTGTTTAATGATACGTTCATCACATGAAACCTTAAATCCAATATCAACAATCAATGAATCATCATAATAGGTGCTATCGATTGCATAGGTCTGTTCGGGTGTAACTTCACACCAGTTGAGTGGCTGATCAATAAATACCGATATATCACGCATGAAAGTTGACATATCAGCAGATTCACTTTTATTAGATGAAACCTTAAAGGTAGCACCGCTAACAGAATGAATCAGAACCAATAGCATAATTACATATTTCATAGAAACTCCTTCTTTCTACTAATATAGTAATTAACTTGTATTTTGTCATTAGAAAAAGTTAATTGATTTATTTTTAGCCTTTTTGATTAATTTTAGGCTTATTTTTGGAACTTTTTTAGTTTTTATGCGTGATGGATGCACCAAACCAGACAGCTTTTCTTTAAATTCTGTTTTGGTATCTTGAGGTTGGTCAATTACGGTGGACTCTGGAATCATGTCAGGCAACTCTATCGACTCTGATGTGTCTTCTTGTGCTCGATATGTACTTTTCTTATAACTCTTTTTCGTAGAGTCGTTTGATGGTTTTATTTCGAACATTTCGTTGGTTTCATTATTTGCAGTCATATATAACAATCCTATTATTTAGAGTTTATAAAACTCGATAATTGAATTGAAGTATTTACTCGAATAGTGGTTTCAGTGACTTAAAAACTAATCGATGTGCCTGTACTCGGTTTGCCCATATGAACATATCTAATTCTGGTTTACCTTCCATTTCAGGCATATTTGGATTATGTATTAACGATTGACACTTGAAATCTAAATTTGTGAATTTACTATCAACATCAATTAATGAATATACTTTAATCGTTTTATGTTTTATGGTTACTGTATAAATCAATTCAGATTTAGATACATCATAATAATCACGTACATCAATCCCAGTCTCTTCCATAGTCTCACGAATGGCTGCTTCTAATTCGGTTTCGTTAGCATCCATTACTCCTTTAGGAATTGACCATATAGAATCGTGTGGATTGAATATATAACTAGGTGGTTGTGTTGTGTGTCCTAGTAGATATAAACCATTTGACTGTATTAGAAATCCACATGAAATCACTTTCATTTATTATCCATTGATTTTGGTTTATTACTAGATATAGAATGTAAAAATTCACTCTTTATGAATTCAGATATTGATATTTTTAATTCTAATTTATCCTTTAGAAATTGTGTGTGATCTTCAATAGATGGTAATGTATTAGATGATATCTTCTTTGATACAATCGACATTAATACTATAAGAATAAAACATAGAAATTTATTATCGCCATGATATGCGAACAATTCATATATAGAAAAGCCAAATAATCCAATAGATAGAAATAAAAACAATGTACCCATTACGATATATACATTGTGATATTTCCATTTTACGTTAAATTCATTCAGCTTTTGTATTATTTTTTCGTGCATATTTTTTAGATAGATATGTTATTAATGGAATTATAGCCCACCCTAGTGGTATTATGCATACAAGTACTATTAATATGATTTTATTTCGATTTATCTGCATCGATATGTAATCCGACCATGCGATAAATCATATGGGGACAATTCTACTTGTACCTTATCATCAGGTAGAATTTTGATTTGATTTGTTCTGATCTTTCCAGAGATGTGAGCAAGAACCATAGATCCATTTGCTAACTTTACTCCGAATGTTGCGTTGGGTCTGGCATCAATAACTACACCTTCAACGACAATACCTTCTTCTTTTGCCACGTTTATCTCCTATAGATGGGGCTGCTTTTGTTTATAATATAGAATCTTTTTTAGATCTGTCAATGGAAAATTAACTATTACTGCAATGATTCGCCATCCGAAGTACTCCACGCAGTTCCCTTCGATGGATTTCCTGTATGTGACTTTTTCAAATCAAATCCAATTTCTTGTTTGTTTTTGTTTTGATCTCTCTTGGCTTTCTTAATTACCCATATTTCATATGCAAGTGGATATGCACGTAAGCGTTTGCATTTTTCTACGTATTGATTGTATTCTAATTCATATGCCATACTTATATAGTCCTTAGTATATCGTTAATGTGATCTTCTAAATATACATAATCTCCATGAAAACGTATTATAGTTCCGTTATATTTCATAAAAAAAGGGTTATTATTATACTTTCTATCAATCTCGCCATATAACCCATCATCTGACATTTTTATACTAAATAACTCATCCGAGTATTCTAATCCACTCGTTTCCTTTCCCATTATGTACATGCTGTCATGATGAATTCCACTATGATTTAATATACGAATGACATTTTCTAAAAACATGTTACTATCGATATGTATAATCATAATAATTCATCCGCTATCTGTTGTGTTCGTAATTCAACTAATACGTCACCGTGACATGGCAATGGTTTACATGAACATCCTAACCGCTTACCATCAAGCTCATGCAATGATGCTATAAGTTCGGGTTGGGTTAATATCCATTCTTTATACTTCTTTATGGATTCAGTTCTTGTGTAGGTATCTGCCTTAAAAGGATTACCCCATTTACTGGGGCGACCTATATGTACATCATATTCTTCTTTGTGTAAATTTACAACAATCATATTATGTCTTTTCTACGTATTGATCCCCAACTCTATCATATATTTTATCACCGATTTTAACTTCACCTGATAGACTGTCGGTTTGTTCTACTACAGTTTCAGTTGCAGGGAATTCTAAAATCTCAACAACATGACTAATGTGTTCCTGTTGGATACTCATATTAGATTTAACTGTAATACTCTCATTTGGATACTCCCAATTTTCTGGTAATGTATCTGATTTAGTATTGATACTTTTATTTGATGCATCGCTTATAATAACAGATCCCATGCAATCTTTCTCGACCTCAACAGATCTACCAGTGTCAGGTATTGTTGAACGTATAGTATCATTTAAAGGTTTAGCTTCTTGAAGCATGGACTCAACTGTTGATAAATTACTTATAACATCGGCTACTTCATTACTATCGCGCTCTGCTTCTGTAGGTTCTTTAATGGCTTCAATTGGATCTGGTTTGGTTTCTTGTGGTGGTTCCTTTACCGGAGTTTTTTCCCATGGATATACATCTGGTGTTTTTGGTTTTATATTTAATCCCGGAACCTTTATACCATCTTCTGATGGTTCAAATGACATTCCATCAGGCAAGACATATTCATCATAATGTCCATGATTAATTTTCTTTAATGGTATTTCAATTGGATTATTATATTTATCGACTCCCATGATTACACAACCGCCTAGCTCTTTATAGTGATTATGAATCTCTTCCTGCTTATATCGTTCAACGCAATTTTCTTTGTATGCGTTCTGTTCTATTCGCGTAACATATTTATTTATTAGTTTGTTTTTATGTCGTTTGGATCTAAGCCACAAATAAATGCGCTCAGAAATAGGTGAACTTTTTTTGTATGCATTGAGTACATCAAACATAGTATCAATTTTAAGTGGTGCTGGATTTAATGTAAATGATGTATCTGAATTAATTTTAAATTTTAATTTCTTTAATTCTTTGGCTAATTTACCTGTAAATTCCAGTTTTAAATCAATCTTTTCGCCTGATGGTGTTCTTATTGTTTTAATTGTTGATAAATTTCCGTCTGCATCAAGTCGTAATGCCGATACTGGTGTTGATTCGTGTTGTTTCCATATACCAAGTTCATCTGGTGCTAATCGCATATAAGTATCCATATTTAAATATGAGATAAATATACATTATTTTATCCCGCTAGTTGGAATTCGAATCCAAATCACCGCATTCACAGTGCGGAGCACTAACCAATTATGCTACTACGGGGATGATAAGATGAAGGGGGGACTCGAACCCAACCAATGGGCAGTTTTGCAGACTGCTGCTTTACCAATTTAGCTACATCATCATAGTGACGGAGGTGGGATTCGAACCAAATTCCCAAGGAGCGACCTCGGAATCACATCTTTCTGGATTAACTCCAGTTGCCTCTACCAATTGGGCTACACCGACATATTTACGGAGATGGAAGGACTCGAACCCTCACGCCAGCATACGCCAGCCACTGTTTTCCAGACAGGATGCGTTACCAGTTACGCATTAACATCTCCATTAGAAGAGAGTATGGGACTCGAACCCATAAGAGGCTTTCGCCTCGCAAGTTTAGCAAACTTGTGCCTTACCATTAGGCTAACTCTCCATAGGGTGAAGAACGGGACTTGAACCCGCAAACCTTTCGGCACAGGAATCACAATCCTGCATGTTTACCAATTCCATCATCTTCACCATGATTATTAATTCGAAATATCAGTATTCAACACATCCATGTGATTACTAAAATATTTCTCAATCCATTCATACTTAAATTTCCAATAATTTACTTCACTTTGTAAGGCCGATAATTTGATATTATCTGTTACAACAATTGGATCATTATCATTAGCATTGGATTTTGACATCTTTCTGCCTTCTTCTCTATATTCAGAACCCGTCTTTATTGGTTCCATTTTTCCTCCATTGATTAAGCTCTCGACAGGATTCGAACCTGCATATGACTGTTTTGCAGACAGTTGCCTTATCCATTTTGGCTACGAGAGCATGTTAAAGTTATTTATATTGTTTGTCTCTATAATGTTTCCAGTTGCGTTGGTAGTAATCACGGTGTCTATTACACCCACGATTAGCACCGCAACGTTCACATTTGAAACTATATTGTAAAAGTCTACGATAAACATATGAGTTTGTTGTAGCTTTCATTTCCTGTTTTTCTATTGTTTTCTTCATGAATTAGATCCTTGTTAAAGTACCTAATTCTCCATCGATGTATACATCATTAATCCTTGTTAAATTGTTAGCAGAAGATGAGGGACTCGAACCCCCAAGCCCTTTCGGACGACTGTTTAGTAGACAGCTACCTTACCAATTAGGTTAATCTTCCATATAAAATTCGTCATCTATAACTTAACTTTATTAGTTAATGATCACTTACCAATAAAGCCTATACATTAATGATCAGATGACTAATCAAACTTCTCGTTGTATATACTGCACAAAAACAGGCTCACTAGGATTCGAACCCAGAACTTCGGATTTGGAGTCCAACCATGTTACCGTTACACCATGAGCCTATAAAATTAATAGAAGGCTTCGAACCTTCATGCTTTCGCTCCGGGTCGTATACAACCCAGTATGTCTGCCAGTTCCATCATATTAATATGCCTATGGGGAGACTTGAACTCCCACGCCATTGCTGGCAACAGCTTCTAAGGCTGCCGTGTCTACCATTCCACCACAGAGGCTTAATTCTTACTTATGCCGAGAGAGAGACTTGAACTCTCACGTCCTTACGGACACTGGCTTCTTAGACCAGCGTGTCTACCAGTTCCACCATCACGGCTTATTTAAAGATTACGGAAGCGGAGGGACTCGAACCCCCAAGCCCTTTCGGGCGGTAGTTTTCAAGACTACTGACTTACCATTAGCCTACGCTTCCATTAGTACCAGAAGTGGGACTTGAACCCACACGAGCTTACACCCAAGGGATTTTAAGTCCCCATCGTCTACCATTCCGACATTCTGGCTCACATATACAATATAGAATTTTTCGCGAATTAGTCAATTATTTTTTAGTACCGAAGGTGGGATTCGAACCCACACGGGCACGAAGCCCAATGAATTTTAAGTTCACCGTGTCTACCATTCCACCACATCGGCATATTAAAGGAGGATAGAGGAATCGAACCCCTAACTTTTACATTACCACTGAGTTCGAATCAGATTGCACACCATTGTGCAGTATCCTCCATTAGTACCGAAGGTGGGACTTGAACCCACACGCCCTTTCGGGCAATAGATTTTGAATCTACCGTGTCTACCATTCCACCACATCGGCATAAAATACAACACCAGATTAACAATCAGCGAACATCCGCTAGGGATAATTCTAAATACAAAAAGGGCGAGAACCTTACGATCCTCGCCTATAATGTAAACTTAACTATTAGTTTACATATATCGAGGATATTCAGGGCTGGAGAGCCATGAACATAAACTTGATAGATGCAAACTGAGAGACTTCATTTTATTACCTTTAGTTAAGTAGTTTCGTTTCTTACTATACAATATAGATCATTTTCTTGCATTTGTCAATAACTTTTTTATTTCATCCCGTCTTTCTTGTTTAGACAGTTGATTTGGACGTGGTATTTTTGCCTTATAGTCATTAGATTCTATAAAAACATCATTTTTAGATAGTAATTCATTGTATGGGTTAATAGAAGTCAATTTACCTATGTCAGGTCTGTCATTGATTCTATGGGAGTATTTTTCCATTCGATGTCTAAGAAATTCTCTCATAGACATTCTTAATCTATTTTGTTCTAAATATCTAGGTTTGTCATCCAAGTACACTAATGATAACTCGCCTTCAACGTAAGAACTTTTAGGAAATCCACCGCATGTTAAGCCACAATGATAAGCAACATCACCTAAATGCAAATCCTCCCATCCATATTCACCATCGAATAGATTATTAAATAGAGTATTATGATTTATTTTTGTTATTACTTGTACAGCTTCTCGTCTAATTGCAAATCCGCATGTCCATACATGAGAATCAGCTAACCCATAATTTGGATTATATGTAAAATCATCTGAAAACCATTTACGTGGTTCAATTTCACCTTTTATTAATGTTATATCATATAGATGTAAAGCATTATATACAAGTTGTTCATTTATGTTTGATGGTATTCTATCTCCATCTAGAAATAATATATCAGAATATGGATCTGTGTGTTGTGCTCCTAAACTTCGTGCAGTACCAGCACAGAATCCGATCCCAATATCATTTTTTATATAATGTTCATTTAGGTCAGTTAATACAGATTCGCTATTATCCGTGCATCTATCTAATACAAATATTCGTTTAAATGTAGGAAATGATTTCTTTAATGCATTTACCATTATATGTAATGTATTTTCTTGATTTTTGCTTATAATTACTATATTAATTGGTTTAATATCTGTTGAAGGTCTAATCCTCGATGTCATGAATGGTGCTTGTGGTGCATCTTGTTTTGTTATATGTATTTTAGGTGGCGTATACCACATATATTTATTCAATGGTGTTGTATTATCATCGGTTTGTGATAGTGATCTCGATTCACCTACATGAATGGCATCTGTGAAATTTTTAATGATTGATATTTTATTATTTTTATAACAATGCAATATATAACCACGCATCAAATCAAAAAATATAGGATTATTATGAGATTTAAATGCTTTAGCTAATGTCATCACCCAACTTTTATATTGAGTATATAAATTTTCATCGTATATTGAAGTAAATAATTCAGAATACATTTCATGTAATTCATCCAATGAATAGTCTTGTAATAATTTGTTTTTGTATAAAATATTAGACTTATTTATACCATGAATCAACTCGTTTTTGGTGTAGTTAATATCATCAATATATGATATTCCGTATATATCATTTAGATCGGTAGTTATATTTAGATTTATACAAAATACACTGATATCTATATCGATTCCATTACTTCTAGTTATATCAGTAATTGCAATATCAGACTTATTAGCATAACATGCATCGACTAATGATGTAACAAATGGCTTAGATATGATTACATCTTGTTCTATGTGAATCATGTAATCGTATCCAAGTTCTTTTAATGTTCTGTGTGCCATTGATAATGCGGATGCGTGTTCTATATTTGGTTTTATAAATATATTAGTCGCATTTTTTATACTTATCTGATGTAGTAATCTTATATCAGTCATATCTAATACATTTTTTGAACTTCCATCGACATCCCACTTTTCCGAAAATGATGGATATGATATACTGTAAAATAAATCATATGTGTTTTCATGGGCATTAATTGTGTTAATCCATGAATCAATCCATGTACCTTTGTTATTTGGTGTTACGTAAAATGGACAGAAAATTGCTACTTTTTTCATTATATACCTAAAAACTAAATTGAACTTGTTGTTTATATTTACTAGCTGTGCTTTTTGCTTTATTTAATTCATCTGTAAATGAATCATATAATGAAAATATAGGTAAGTGAACACCTAATTTGGTTAATGATTCACCTCGTCCCCATTCTTTCATTCCCCAGAATTGAATTAAATCGAATTTATTTGCAAAAGCTAGATCAATGAAATCAGACATTTCATTGTAATTATGCTTATTTACCGTATATGAAGTTATTAATTTCTTTATAACGTTATTGTCTCTTAATGTAGATATGAATTCTAAATTAGATAATAAAATATTGAAATCTCCACCTAATCTAATTTTATGATATGTATCTGGGTGTGCTGCGTCAATTGATATAGTCACAGTATCAATGAGACTTCTATTATTTGGATGAATTTCATTCCATTTGGTTTCATTAAATAATATTCCATTACTTTGTAATTTGATTGATGTCAGGTTAGGACATAGTTCATGTAGATCACTTTTCAATAACCCAAAATAATATTCACTCGCAAATGGATCTCCATCTCCAGATAAATACAATACACGAGCAATATCAAAATATGATTTTATCCTACTATGTTGCAGATCTATATACCGTACATTATCATTTATAGGTTCTTTGCGACATGGGGTACAATGTAAATTACAAGTACGATCATATGAAAGTCCTAACGTAAGAATACCATTATTAAAATTTGTTTTCTCTGTAATCGATGTTATAATTGATTCAGCTATATCAACTGGATATGCGTTTTTTATTTCAACTAATGATTTCATTAGATATGAATTATCTGGATCTAATCTATTAGGACAATTAGCTGAACAATATGAATACGAACCGTCTATAATAGATAATCGAAATTTATTCATAATATCAGAATGCCAATATGAACTGATACCAGAGATTGAACTTCTGACATCAGATCCATATTTAACTAGCCATGAGGAACAACATGGATATAAACCACCAACACCGCAATTAAGTTCAGTGAATGGCATCATGCAATATTTGATTGCACTCATGTCAATTTACTTAATATTAAATTGAATGTATTTTCTTTGGTTCCTGTTGAATCGATCTCAATCAATTTATCTGTACCTTTGAATACATCAAAACATGGTTCAGTTACATTGTAATACTGATCAAGTCGTTTCTTTATTCCTTCTTCTGAGTCATCTGATCGACCTCGTGATCTCATTCTATCTTCTGCTACGGATCTTGGAATTATCAACTTTATGCATTTGTCTATTTTATAATTATCCATAACAAATTTCATTTGGCCTTGTGTTCTAGGAAACCCATCCAATATAAATCCACCGCATCGAGTTTCAAGTTCTGGTAGAAATCTATTAGCCACATTAAATAGCACCGTATCCTCGGCTAATTCACCCCTATTGTAGCGTTCCAATGTATAAGGTAATACAAAGGCTGGATCATCCACAAAACACTGTTTTATAGTGTCCCCAAAGGAAATGTGATGGATACCTAACTGTTTAGCTAGATTGCTTGCATGAGTGCCCTTTCCACTCCCCTGTACACCAGTAATTAAATAATTCATAAAACCACCTTACTTTTTTATAAATATACAAAAATAATTTGTGTCAAAGTTAATTTTTGTTGCTATATTTAAATCAAATATCATATGAGATTATATGCAGAATAAATTCCCAGCAAATAGTAATTCAATTACTCGATTAATGATTGGAGACATTGCAAAAACGCAAGTTATTTCATTAGAAGAAGAAATAAAATTATTCAATCAATATCATGCAACTGTCGATTCGGGCATTAAGGATAGAATTCGAACGAAAATAATTTCATCGAATTTGAGATTCGTATTAAAAATAGCAATCCATTATAATAAATTAATGGGAGCTGATTTAAATGATCTAATGACAGAAGGTAAATTAGGATTATATAATGCATTTGCTAAATATAATCATACCCAAGGTATAAAATTTATATCATTTGCTGTCTGGGATATACGGTGTATGATAAGTAAGTATTTAGAAGAAAACGATTTGGTTCGTGTTCCTGCTCATGTTAAGTTAAAACTAAATAAAGCTAGACGTGAACTGAATCAAGGAAAAGATCCCGAAATAGACTTTTACACTGAATTGTTAATGCAACAAAACGGTTCTCCTGTATCATTAGATGCCCATCTTGGATATGGAGATGATGATATGACATTAGCTGATGTATTAAAGGATGAGTCCGTTCCTGATCAAGAAACTGAACATTATAAAGATTATATTAATGATGAACTTAGATCAAGTTTAGAATATATATTAACCAATGAAGAATTAACGGTTATTTCGGCTATGTTTGGTCTTAATAATTGCGAATTTAACATAAAGGAAACCGAACAATTGATCGGTAAGTCTCGTGAGAGAGTTCGTCAGATTCGCGATAGAGCACTTGCTAAATTAAAGAAACATGGTGATATAAAACAGTTGCATGATTTAATGAGAATAACAAATTAGAATGTTCGGATTTTTGAAGAAACTACTGGGGGGATCTGTCCCTGATAATTATACTGATACCCAGTACGATCAGAATGTTGTAATTGATACGGATAAAAAGAATAAATTAGATAATGAGCATTTAGATGAATATTTTTATATTCATAAAGAACCAGACCCAAGTGGAAGGATAAATATGGAAAACGAAAGCAGTACAATAAAAGGTGGTGGTAATATCGATATTTACGATCATCTTACGGGTAAACCTATTAGTCAAGAATCGATATCAATGGAACAAGTATCCGAAGGTGTTAATATACCCGGAATTGGCTTTGTAGGTGCTGCAAAATCACCAAAACAGCAGCAACAGCAACCTAACCGTTCTCAGAATCAACAATCTATACCTGTAAATGGAAATAATAATTCGATTCCGGTCACTGGGCAATCGAAAAATCCACCAAGTGAAGTTGTGCTTACTTCTGAGGCGTATCATTTATATGTCGATTTAGCTGGTGTTAAGAAAGAATCAGTCAGATTGACCTTCTCTGATTCTATCTTAAATATATCAGGTAAACGGTCTAGTATGATAGATGAATGGAAAACGATGTCAAAGGGAAAGGGAAGAAAACATACTATAGTTGCACAAACATCTACAGTTCCTGCAATTCTACTAGGTGCGTTTGAATTTAAGTATCCATTTAAGAAATCTATAGATGAGACTCTCATCGTAGCTGAATTCTCGGACGGTTTGTTACACGTAACTCTGCCAGTTCGAGCAAAGGGTGATAGTGTTGCTATTGCGATAATATAAAAAAAAGGCACTCATTGAGTGCCTTTTTATTTATGTGGCTTTTCGTCCACCACAATTACATCCCTTTTTTATAACCTTTCTCACAGCACTACCAACCGCATATGCAGCTTGTAATCCAGCAATTTTATAATTCGCAGGTAACATCCACATATAATCCATTATAGCAGGGAAATCTTTAGCCATCATTTCAATTGCTGTATTTCCTTGATACATTTGATTTGATACGTTTATGTATTGAAAATCATTCAAATTACCCGAACTAGCAAGAAAATCTAAATCATCTGGTGATATTTTCTTTCGTACAAGTCTAATATAATTGGTACATACAGGACAGGTGCCGTCATATACAAGTCGTGCTTTCATTTTAAATTTCCTTTGGTAATTGATTCAAAAATACATTTTTTTGATATTAATTCACCCTGCTCTTGTAATATATTATAAATAAAATTAGTGGCTTTAATTGGTTCGGTTTTAGAATATCTATCAAACCAGCCTTTATCTAAGTCTTGAATTCCATATTTATGGGAATTTTCAAAAACCACATTTATACATTTATTTATCTCGTCTGGAGATTCATAAGTTAAAATGTGATTTTCTATTTCATAGACCGCTTCTAGCTGGCTCAATATTTTATTGAATTTAGCCAATTACCATCCCTTCTTTACCTTAAACATTGATGTGTTATCTAATACAACGTTTGGTTTTGTGAAATCATAATCAAATTTAGGATCTTTTTCCTTTGATTTCTTTTCATATGATTTACCATACATATTATTAAATAAATCTTCAACCTTTTCAATTACATTCTTCTGACGAACATCGCTTGCATCTTCCATAGGAGCTTCATCGGTAGTTCCATTAAAGGCTTCCATTCGAGACATTTCTTTTTTAATTCCCATGTTCATCGAACCAATTCCCAATTCCAACTGTGGATATGGTTCTTTGGTGGAATCCTCTTCCGGTTTATTTCCTGACGCACCACTTACCTTACCATCAGCTCCCTTCGTATAAGGAGCTGAATCATCTGTAAGCATTGGAACTTCAACATTATCCAATTTAGCGTTTTCTTCATCTGTCATCATTTCTTCATCGCTAGGCACTAAATCAGCACCTTCCATTATGGAAGTTACATGTTTTAATGCATCGATATTATTGAACATCCCAAATCCGTACATATTTAACCTATTAAGTTTTCTATAGTTTATAATATTATCGTTTAAACATTACAGCACCTGTCATACCAGAGTCATCATCCTCATCCTCATCATCGGATTGGTTGCGTTTTTTAGTATGATCTAGATATCTAGCGGAATCTTCGAGCGTTTTTAACTGCTTCTGTTTATTATCCATAGCTTCAAACGCCAATCGTTCCTCGTTGATTTGCTCTTCTGTTTTAAGGATGACATCATCTTCTTCTAATGATTTCAGATTCACTTCAACTACTTTACCATAATATAATGGAGATTGTAGATAAAATGGAACCCAATAGGCTGCTGTAATATGGTCATCATTATTACCACCCAAACCACCCCAACGTTCTTGAGTAACTTTACCAAATGAATGCATCTCATTTATTGTCTGTCTATCTGGTATAGTCATAAACTTTCTTTGTACATATGTTTTAAATAGAATACAGGCATTTTGCTTAGTTTTTTCAGATGCCCATAATCCCATATGATGACCCGATGGATCAAAATGCAATATATTTTCATATTCAACTTGATTATAGAAGAATTTCATAGCAGCAATTCCGGGGCCGTTTTGTTCAATAATTAATGCAGGGTCATGATATTTTTTTAATATTACATAACATTTTTTACAAAACAAATCAATATCCATTTTATTAGATGCAATAACAGCAACCTGATGCACTGTTATATTTGATTTTACTAAGAATATTTGTAAGACAGAATTATCTTGATGCACACCATATCCAGAGTCTAATGATTCTACATATTCCCAACCTTCTGCCTCTAACTTTTCTTTTTTCAGTGGTGTTGAATAAATTCGTATGAAATCAGGTAAGTTAGCAATTTTCATTGGCTTCTTGCTTTCTAATGTTTTTAGGAAGTGATGGTCAATTAACGTAGATACGGAACCCACGAATTCACACATATATTCCTGATTGAATCTGATTTCACCAATTTTTTTCATTTCATCACGTGCCCATTCAGCAGTTCTACCCGGAACTGCATTCCATGGTATTTCACTGCGAATATAACCATTGGTGTCTTCTGCACTTATAGTACCAACATCTGATATATTACAAGCATCTTCCCACATTCTAAAGAAATGATTCATACCACATGGTGTTGATGTTATAATAACTTTGGTTGTTTTACCTGATGAAATGGTAGGGAACACAGAAGCAATAAACTCATCTGCTATATGTGATTTAACGAATGCAAATTCGTCAAGATATAACAAGTTAATAGACATACCTCGAATACCATCAGGGGATGTAGCAGCACAAACGATTCGAGTTCCGTGTGAAAATTGTATGCCTCGTTTATTCCACTGTTTAACTCCCGGTTGCATCCAATATGGAAGGTTAATATATGAATCTCTTAACTGCTGTAATTGTTCCTGTGCTAGATTAAGTTTGTTTGCTAATATAGCTACTACTTTATCTTCATTAAATAATGCATACCACAATATAAATGCACGTGTAGTGGCTGATTTTCCTGCCTGACGTGGATATTTAACTATATTAAAACGGTTTTTATGAAATTCACCAATTAAATCTTCTTGGAAATTCCACATTTTAAATAATTGCATACCTTTATCTTTAGTATTGATATACACATAGTTTTTTATGAAATATATAGGATCTCTTGCACATTTAGCAAGTTCCTTAAACATCCAAGGCTCCATCTGAACCGATTCATTACCATCTCTTAAATTATTAATTCCATTAAATGCCATTTTCTACCCCCTCTGGGCATGGATATACATATTCACGTTTACCATGTTTAATAAACATGCTATCTGGATCATTCCATATATCATCAAATTTTGAATGTAAATATGGATATGACTCAATTATTATTTTGGTATTGAGTCTGTGTGCCATTGTTGGAAATATACCTGCAATGAACTCATATAATATATCATCACCCATAAAGGATGCACCATGCATATATAACTGATCAATACCCATCCCTTTAATACTACATGGACTGCATCTATTAAATATAATATGGTTATTATTTGATAAAAGAATAACCTGCTTGTTACATCTAAGGACTGCGCATTGTAACCAAATAGGCAATGATTCATAATATCCAATCAGTCGAGTTCTATATACATCTGATTGCTTACGTGTTGGTGTTAATATAACGCAAACTTTATCTTGTTGTTTAAATAACAACTTCCATAATAGATGCGTATGTAATAACATCGTGTTATTTGTTTTTGCTTTGGATGCTATTATATTATATCGATTCTCATTTATCGAGTTTATAAACAATAAATCAGATTCGGTTAATTCGATATGCAAATACATAGACATGAAATATTCATATGAATTTATGCATTTAATTATTTCATCAATCTGATACTTAGTTAAAGTGATATTATCAGATTCACTTCGCATGTTTGGATGCTCATTAATTGGCATATAAATCTCCCTTCATACCTTCGTAGAATGAACATTCATATTCCTGTAAGAATCTCTCTAAGCCCATTACTTGTATTGATTGACGTTTCCATTCGCTATCTCTTCCCGGTATTAATGTCCATGGAATTTTAATTGCGTGATAACCATTGAAATTAGTTATAGCATCTGCCCATAATTTAAAGAAATAATTAATACCATTCGGGGTTGATGATATTATTAATTTTAAATTAGGATTATTCTCAGATATCTTATCTATTATTTTCATGAATTCATACACATTTGCTACTGGTGCATATGCAAATTCATCCAGAAATACGAAATCGAAATCAATCATTTTTATAGAATCTGGTGATGCAATTGTGTTAGCATATATTCTAGATCCATTTGAAAATTCTATATATCTCTTATTATTTGATAAGCATCTGAATTTATCTTTGATATACGATGGTAAATGCTGATGCATTTTCTCTATTTTAAATAACAACTCAATGGATGCTGCTAATTTATGCGATGCTAATAGTGTATTTGTGTTTGGATGGGTTAAACAATAATGCAATATGTAGGCGCATAATATAGTTGAAATCCCAGCCTGTCTAGATCCATTTATTATTAACTTGTTGTAATTTTCCAACTTAAATGTCAATTGTTTCTGAAATTCATATAATCTCAATGGTTGCAGTCCACAATCCTTAGTTATTATACTAACAGCATTCTCCATGAAATGTTCTGGGTTATTTATACATTTTTGTAAATCCGAGTTATTATCGGTTTTCACTTGTTCATCTTGTGATAACTCCAATCCTTCAACAAAGTCAGCTATATCACTTGAATGATCCTCTGCGAATTGTTCGATTGCTTGTCGTATTATTTCAGATCGATTGACTTGGAATATCTCAGACAGCGAATCGATTTGTTTATCGGTATCCTCTGTGATGTATATATTTATTCTTTTCATTTTTTAAAAAAACCTGTGATGTATATTGACATTTGTTTATAAGATTCCTATATTAAACATGAGAATATCTCAAAAACACGCAATGAACGATGATTTTTGGGTAATATTTGAGGTTTTTTAGGAGAAATGCAGATATGACTAAAATTGACTGGGCAAAATTTACCGATCCGATGGTTGTATCTGGTGTTCGTTTGATGCAGCGTATTATGGAATTGTCATATGAGGCATATATCGTAGGCGGTGCGGTTCGTGATATTGCAATGGGTGATACTGATGTTCATGATATTGATATTGCTACAAACATGCCAATTGATGAAATCAAGAAGTATTTTAAGACTGTTGAATATGGTGGCGGTGAAAAACACGGTACTGTAATTGTTCATTTTGAAAAGTTTGATTATGAATTGACTCAATTCAGAACAGAATCTGGGTACAGTGATAAGCGCAGACCCGATCATGTTGAATTTGTTAAATCATTTGAAGAGGACACTAAACGAAGAGATTTTACCATTAACTCAATGGGAATTGATGCGTCTGGTGCATTTATTGATTATCATGGTGGTATGCTGGATATTCAGCGTGGTGTATTAAGAACTGTAGGTGATCCTCATGAACGGTTCAGTGAAGATGCTTTGAGAATTTTACGTGCAATTAGATTTGCTGCTAGGTTTGGATTTGTCATTGATACTCATACATTATATGCGATCAAAGAATTGGCCTATACAGTGCCTACTACTTCAATTGAGCGCATTAGAGATGAGTTATTTAAGACTATTGCTTATGGCGGTGTTAAATTCGCATGTGCATTGGAATTATTGCAGATTACTGGATTATGGAGAATCATTATTCCAGAATTAGCATTAACTTCTCACAAAATTGAAGCAATTCGTCGTGCTGATACAGATAAACCAGAAGTTAATTTTGCTATCTTGATGAGTGGTATGGATTATCAAGGTGTGAGTGATTTGTGCATGAGACTGACGTTTACTATTAAGGAAATGAAAACAGTTGCATTTATCGTAACTAAACTACGATCATATGAGGAATTGGATGAAATTCCTAAAGTGGATGCGTTAGCGATTGTGCTTCATGGTGATTTTATGTTGCTTAGAAGTGTATTTATTTCACTTTATGAAAAAGATTTGGATAATTGTGCTGACATTATCCAAAAAATTTCTAAATTCAAAGAAGTAACAGATCGACAGAAAGTTGTGAACCAAATCATTCAGAGTGCTGGTTTCAGTGGTGCTCGATTTGGAATGGCTGTTAGTGAAGTTAGTAAATGGTTATTTTCTGAATTCGAGAAAGATTATAGACCTACTGATAGTGAAATTGAACAATTTGTAAAAGGATTAGTGTAATATGGTGAATTATAAAGAAGATAAAGATTTATTTGATGCGTTAGTTCCTAATGCATCGGCTCCTATCAAAATTGATATTTTTGACTTTGATGGTACTATTTTTAATTCACCTGTTCCTAACCGTAAGTTATGGGATAGTAAAACTTATGGACGCTTGATGGAAGATTCTTCTCGTGGTGGATTAGGATGGTTCCAACATAATGTTACACTATCAAATAAGTATATTCAGGGATCTGATTTCAATTATGATGTCGTAAATGAAGTTAGAAAATCTATGGCTGATCCTTCTGCTGTAACTGTTATGTTGACTGGTAGAGATACCACGTTTACTTCGCATGTGTTGGAAATCTTGGCTAGAGAATCATTGGTGTTTGATGAGTATGGATTTAAGCCAGCTCCAAAAGCAGGTGAGATTCGTACTACTACAATGAACTTCAAGCAGGATTTTATTAATGGATTGATTTCTAAGTATGGTGTGCGTAAAGTATCTATGTGGGAAGATAGACCAAAGCATGTCACGAAATTCAATGAGTTTCTGACTGCGATTGGTGTGAATAATGGCGTTCATTATATTGAAAAGCCAGAAGTTCACATGGAACCAGCTCTCGAACAAGAGTTGGTTCGTCATCTGATTGCATCGGCACCAAGTTATGCACCTCATCCACGAACAGAAAGTGTTGAACGTAAGAGAAAGCCATTATTTTGTGGAGTTTTCTTGTATAACGATTCGCATGATTTGTTAGTGGATGAGTTAGGAACTTATATTCCACATGACTGGAAAATTTTTGCGCATCATATGACTATATGTTTAGGTATGAGTAAAAATCCAACAACCGAACAGTATATTAATGATCACATCGGAATGGAAAGTAATATGACTGCTGTTGCCATTGGGATATCTTCTGATGCCATTGCAGTGAAAGTTGAGAGTGATGTACCAACTGATAATAAAGTTGCTCATGTGACTATTGCTACGCCTCCAAATGGCAAGCCATATAACAGCAATAAAATTACGGAATGGAAGCCACTTGATACGCCAATAAAACTTTCTGGTCTAATTGACGCATTTTATCCGTAAAATAAAGTATCTTATTATACATGAAATTAGGTGCTGGTTTTTTAATATTATGTCCTTCAACGTGTAGGATACTGACGGTTTTGCGAAATGATCCAGAACCCACGTGGTCTATATTGGGTGGTGGTTTGGAGAAATTCGAAACACCAATTCAATGTGCTAAACGCGAATTAAGTGAAGAAGCTGATTTCATAGAGAACAGAGACTATGAAATCGTTTCTACACGTCCTATAAACATAGGTAAATACACACATTTCGTATATAGAACCTATCTAGCAGTATCAAAAACTGAAATAATTCCTAAATTAAATTATGAACATGCTCAATATAAATGGGTTGATATTGATAATATCCCAGAGCCGAGACATTTCGGTCTTGTTCAATTATTGGAAGATGATAAGTGTATTAAAAAAATAAAATCAATGTATCAGGACAAAGATGGGTGAGATTATAGTTCTTAAAGATCCTGTTATTAATGATCCATTTTCTAAAATTAATAATTTTACATATGAATGGATTAAATGGTTTCCTTATGTAAAAATTGCTCCTGTGAATTATTCATTTTCCAATGATGATGTGATAGTAGTAAATATATGCGATGCACCAGATCCATGTGCTCATTATAACATTAATCCGAAATGTAGTAAAATCGGCATTGTTCATAAAATAAATGAACAGAACCTAAAAATAATGAATGTATGTACGTATTTAATTTATTTAAGTCCGGTGATAGAATCAATTGCTACCATGGCAGGTATTCAGAAACCACATCACACATGTCCTAGATATCCATTATATGATTTTAATGGAACTGAGGTAACTCCCGTTGATTTCGCATATTTTGGTGGTTGGTTCAATGACACTGAATATGATGAGATTCATGATCATATAGTTAAATTAGATTCAAAGATTCCAAAGAAAATTATTTTTAATATAGCATATACATGGGGAAATTCAGATGCTAGATTTAAAAAAATCAAATCTATTCTGGATACCGTAATAACAAAAAAAGAAATAAATAATAGACATATAATAGCACAAGACACACCAATGTCATTCCCTGTAATGCTATTTAAAACAAGAATTTCAAGTTATGGTGCATTGTATTCTAATTTACCTTCGATAGAAGAAACCCAAGATTTAATAAGTTCTAAGGATCTTAGCATATTAAATTATTCTATTGGTGAAAGTTCGATGTTGGCTGCTATGCAATCAAGCCATACTAATATTATATGTGATGATCATATTGATTTCATTTCATATTATAATGAAACACCCAAGTATACATATACAGATTTCGCAAAAGATTTTACATATATATCTAAAAAATATTTACTCAATTAATATGTAATTTTGTATATTTGTAGTATGAGTCAAATATGCATACTATTCAGAGGTTCATCTACTTACATTAAGCTCAATTTTGAGCATAGTGAAATGGGGAATCAGGTATTTGCTGATTTGCATAATGCTAAATTAAATAAAAAATCTATACTGTTGCTAACAGGAGCGAATGGATATTCAAGATTCATTGAACCTAGAGCAATAATAGATTGTTATATAACACATAACATTAAGGATTAACCATGAATAAAAATAAAATTATATCCGTGCTTATTGATATAGCAAAAATTATATCATTTCTGAGTTTGGTAATGACAGTAGTTATAAAAACCCGAATACTACTTGGATTGCCAAATGGTGTCAAGACAACGGAGAAGGCAAATGAAAATTAATCATAAAATTGTTACTACAGTTCTTAGATGGACAACATTAACTATTTTTGCTGTTGCGTTGGGATTTAAGTTATATAATATATATAAATACGGTGGAACTAAAGCATCCTCACCTGTAAATCCAAACGAAGAAGAACCAACCCCAGACTATCCAGAAAGCGTTCGGGATTATGATTATACACAGCCAGCACCTCCAGTAACTGGATATGGTGAGGCTGATGGTGATTGGAATGAAAATAACGCCAGTGCTTCTTATGATAGATAAGTTAACAATATACTCTAGGAATTATACATGAAAATGAATGAATGGAATTTTGGTGATTCGTTTCCGTCACTTGAGATAGACACAACATATTGGCAGACCTTAAATGGATTTGAGAAATTACAATACTTAAAACGATTAGTATTCCAAGAAAAAGATTTTGGTAATCGAATTAATGTTATTAATTTTATTTTGAGTAACTCAGCTAAAGTTGGTCGTAGTGTAATAAAAAATCCAGCAGCTAGAGAATACCTTGATATAGTTGAAAATTCTGCCAATTTGATTTCTATATTGGCAGCTACTGGTAATATAGTTAAAGCTAAGCAGAATCATAAAACCATCAAGAATAATGAAATCGCTAAAATGATGGGATTTCCTAATGGTACTTTTGTCAACGAAACTAAATTAGATATTACAAGTGCTATGAGTGAGGCATTTGTTGATATTAGTGAATTTAATAAGAAAAAATACTTGTTAACTATTGATAATTTAGTTTCCGATGATGATAAAAAACAAAATGCATCACAAGCAAATGATGATAAGCAAGTATCTATATATAAAACCGTTAAGATGACAGGTACTATTGAGGGTGATACCAAATGGGGTATGATTATCAAATCAAGTACATTAGCGATGGATGAGGAAGATACCACTACTCGAAGTGAGTGTAAATTATATTACGCTACGTCTGGTAGTAAGATGCATTCAGAAGTTCTTAAAGATAAATTACAGAAAATTTTATATGCATTGTATATTGATAAAGTTGATACATATAAAAACTTTGTAAAGATAAAGGGCACAAAACTTGAAATATGCGAACGAAAGGAGATTGATATTGAAATAACGAATATCGATGTACCTCATTTGGTTCGTGGTATGCGAAAGGTTCTTAATGAAGGTTCTAGACGAGCAGTTACGTTCATCGGAGAACCCGGAACAGGAAAAACAATTTGTGTGCATAAAGTAACTAACGAATTCAGAGATAGATTAGTATTTTGGGTAAGTCCAGATTCTATTAATAGCGTTGCTGGTATTCGTAATGTATTCAAAATTTTCAAGATGTTTGAAAATTCAATTATGGTGTTTGATGATTTGGATTCTGGCCCATTTACAGGTAAGGATGAAGTCACTGGTGAATTCATTGCATATCTCGATGGCACAAACAATAATGATCTTAAAGGATTTATTATTGGTACTGTAAATGACCCATCTAAATTGCATGCTTCGTTAATTAATCGACCAGAACGCATTGATGATGTTATCTTGGTTAAGAATCCACAAAGCACTGGGGAAATTGCCACTATTATATTCTCTAAAGCAGCTATGAAAGGATACTATCCAGAAAGCGAAGCTGATGTATTTAGAGATGAAGATGGATTTGTTGGTACACTTAACTTTGAAATGGATAATGATCAATTTATTGAAATTTGTCAGAAAGTACTTAACGCAAAATTCACACAGGCTCAAGTTGCTGGATTGATAAATTACTGCCATGTGTACTCAGAAGATTCTGTTATAACAATTAAACTTCTCGAAGAAAGTCTAAGTAAGAGAATTGAATCGATTCAGAATGCGAATAAAGTTGCTATTAAGGGTGGTAGACTATCGGATTCCGATGCTATGTCCGATGAAGCAATGGCTAATTTGTCCAAGAAGAGTCGTAGCACTTAATATTGTGACCCGTGAATAACGGGTCATTTCATTATGATAAAATTAGCGTTACAACACTACTTAGCTGATTTAGGATTGGGTGTATTATTCGATAGAATTTCTAAAAATTTTATTGATACTATGCTCAGTCCAATTATTATGCGTAATGGAGATCTGTTATTTACTGTTAGTAGAATATACAATGGTGGTAAGAGTATAAAACGTATTCATTTTACAATAATTGACTTTCCACCTGATATGAATCCAGAGTTATTTGTTGCTGAGATGTCAAATATTAATGTATTTTCTTATTTTTGTTCTGAATTTTTTATAAAACAACTGATCGAAGGTAAATATGGATTTACTTGCGATGTATCTATAGAAGTCGATAACATATGATTAAATTAGCTTTACGTCATTTTTTAACGGATACTGCATTATCTGTATTTTTTGATGCGTTACAAACCAATCTCATCACTACTACGCTAACTCCTATAGTTGAGGGAAGAAATGTTAGAGTTGACACACCAAGTTACACACTCGAAATTATGAATGTAGGTGGTGATACTACCGAATGTATACGATTTGGAAAAATTCTAATTGCTCAAATAATTTATATGGATATGCATTCAATCGTAGATTTTCTCGCTAATAATTACAATCTAGAGGCTCATATTTATTTTAAGTAAAAAATTATTGACAAATTTACTAAAATGATCTATATTGTTATGTATGAAGCAGATAAACACAAATATCATTAACAGCATGGATACGGTTCTCGTATCTTCATTTGCTGCGCTTCCACCGAAAGGTGTATAAATTTAATTTCACATATATAGTTTAAAAACGTACCGGAATGTAGCTCAGTCTGGCTAGAGTGCATGATTTGGGTTCATGAAGTCGTGGGTTCGAATCCCTCCATTCCGATTAACTGTGTGTAGGCTAGTGGTAAGTCGCTTGATTTGGGATCAAGAAATCGCAGGTTCGACCCCTGCCACATAGATAAAAAACATTGACTTTTTACTATATTATTCTATATTGTAGCAAGGAATAAACATTATGGCAAAGATTCAAAAGAAAAAGAAAAAAATAAACGTAAATAAGTGTCCTGTTCTTAAATTGAACAAGGGATATATGCCTATTGATGTATGCACATGGGGTGATGCTATTCGTGACTGGTATACTGGTCGTGCTGAAATAGTACACTCATATGCAGAAGTATACTTACATGGTGGTATGGATGCACTTACAGGAGAACAATTTGTTATGAATTGTCCATCTGTTATACGTATGTTGGATTCTGATGTTACTGGATATGGGATGGTTAGTGCTCTTCCATTAACCAGAAAAAATATTCTTGATCGAGATAAAGGTAAATGTGCATACTGTGGTTGTGCATTAACTGTTAGCACAATGACAATCGATCACGTATATCCTGAATCTAAAGGTGGACTGTCTGATTGGGCAAATCTACGTGCTACATGCCATAAGTGTAATTCCGATAAAGCAGATAAAACATTAAGTGAAATCGGATGGAAACTTCGTAGTCGAGTTGGTATACCTACTCTTACTAAAGATGCGCCAAAAAGTATCATCGGTAAAATCGGTGGTAGAATTGGTGATGAATCTTGGAGAAAGTATATATATTGGAGTGTAGAGACAACCGAAAAAATTCGAGATGTTTAAGGAATATAAATATGTCATTAATGAATGCACAAGAATTTAGAGAATTACAAGAGATGAGTAAGAATATTGCATCTCTTGCTAAATCAATGGATAAAACCAGAACAAGCAATGAGAAATTGGCGAGTAATACGGATAAAAAAACCATAGAACGCCAAAAACTTGATGCTATGACGGAATTATCAAAAGCAATACGAGAAGCGACTGCCAAGATCACATCATCTATTGACGCATTGACTAAAGAAATTAAAAAGAAAGACTGATATAATGTTTAAAATATCATTATATCATAAATTGGGAGAGATTTGTATAGATACTATATTCTATCAGATAAAGAAAAACTTTTCCGCACATAAACCCATGCGGATTGGTAGTAGATATGATAGAATAACAATCGTTAGAAGTACTCATACAGGTCTATCTCACATGGAAACTTTCACTAATTGCATAATAACACATGTATATGAAGGGAAGTATGGGGGTAATCCAGTAACTTTATTTAATTTCAAAACTCCTGATGGTGATATGTTAATGGGATGTGAATTATTTGGTTCGATATTAGAATAAGGACACGTTAAGTGTCCTTTTTTAGTATATTATGATAGATGATAAAAATATTATTACATAATATAATAATTGATTTTGCTATCTCTAATTTTTTTGAAGTTTTAAATAAAAACTTTCCACCTAAAAGAAAATTACATTTAGATCCAAATGAATTATCTATCGGAACCTTTGTTTCATTTTATGTAGCAGGGACAATGCGCCAAGTACACCTAGATGCGCGGGTTGAATATATCAATAATGCTGATGGTATGATAGCATTGCAGAGTGTATATGATAGTCTTCCTATTTTTATTTTTGTTATGAGAGATTCTGTTTATAATGTGATGGGTGCTGGTTCTGAATCTTTATATGATTATGTCGGAAGATAGTTAATGATAAACTATATAAGAATCATTAAATAGGTTGGTATATCGTGATAAGTATTGCATTAAAACACTATATGTATGAACTCGCAATTGATACATTTTTTGATAGACTATCTGCAAATTTCCCAAAACAAAGAATACTACCAGTTATAGGAGAATCCTATAGTAAAATTGTTGACACTGATTTAAATGAAGCATTTTATGATTGTGTCATAATACCTATAAGTGAATTATCATATTATGATGAATTAATTGATCTAAGTAATGATGATGGTGCTGATTTGAGTGACTTGGCATTCGGAATTAGATATAGAGGATATGAAGATCTAGATGATCCAATGGAATCTGATAGATATGAAGAATATGAAGAAGCTCATTTTGAAAAAGATGAACTTGATTATTTAGTTTTTTATAAATAATTGTATATTTACTCTATGTCTAGATATTACGATAAATCCAAATATGAAATTGACTTTCCTATTGAAGGTGATTTCAATTGGGTGCAAATACACATAACTGATGAAAGTGATATACATTATGGTGGTAAACCAGCAGGTGTGTTACTTCATGATGGTAATTTTGTCGTAAATGGCTGTTATTATGAATCAGATCAATTTGAAATACTTAATCTAGATCCATTCGGGTTAAAGGCTTTTTGGGCAGAGGTGGAGTTAAAAAATGGCAAGTCTGCGTGATTATGATGATTTATTGACGGCTGATATTAAAATAGACTATTCTAAGTTGGATGATTCGTTTTGGGATGAAGTTATCAAAATGATGAAACGAAATGATAAAAAATTCGATATTTTAGAAAAATCATTGACTCCTACATGGGATGATATGCATAGGAGATTTGATTTATGACTACGAAGTTAACATTAAAAGATTTTGAACATCTTGCAAAAGTTCTTGATGAAAATCGAAATGCAAAGATTCCTGATTCGCATTGGGTCGAGTTTGCAAAAAATGTAAAACGAAATAACGAAAGGGCTGAAGCGAATGAGAAAGCTATAACTCCAACATGGGAAGATATGAATCGACGTTTTGACCTGTAGAATCTTTTTTTACTAAAAGCAAAAAAAAGTTTTGACAAATACTGTAAAATAACCTATATTGTATATATAACAAAAACTTGAACTATGGAATTTAATATGACCTTTACAACTCTTAATAATAATAATGAAAGAGAATGTCGCTCGACCGAGACGATATAGTAAAGGGTTATAAACCAAAAACTATAAAGCCTCGGTGGAAACATCGAGGCTTTCTTGTTTATGTTAGAAATGATGGGTGGTACGCAAATAGGTAAGCGGTTTGGCTGTTAACCAAATGATGTGGGGGTTCGAGACCCTCCTACCCAGTAAAAATGATCTGAGATGGCGAAATTGGTAGACGCACCGCACTGTTAATGCGGAGCCGAAAGGCAACTGGGGGTTCGAAGCCCTCTCTCAGAGCTAAATGATCCACTCTAGCTCAATGGTAGAGTCCGTGACTGTTAATCACGTGGTTGTTGGTTCGAGTCCAGCGAGTGGAGCTAAATATGTCCGTATAGTCTAAATGGATAAGGCATCGCACTTCTAATGCGACTTATGGGGGTTCGACTCCCTCTATGGACACTAACTTGTTTTTAAAGGAATGATATTATGATTATTGCAACTGTATATGAACGTGAAGAGGAACGAATGCGCTATTGAACATGCGTAGTAAATAATCGTATTCGATTTTTACCTCATGTTCAGAAGAACGTGAGGTTTTTTATTTGTCTGATTCGACTAGTGGTTAGGTCGCGAGATTTTCAATCTTGAAACACCAGTTCAATTCTGGTATCAGATACTATGGCATCATCGTCTATTTGGTTAGGACATCTCCCTTTCAAGGAGAAAAATTGGGTTCAATCCCCAATGATGCTATTATGACTGTGTTGAGTAAAGGTTAGCTCACCTCCCTTTCAAGGAGAAAATGTCGGGTTCGAGTCCCACCACAGTTACTATGCTCGTATGGACTAAAGGTTAGGTCGGTTGATTCTCAATCAGCAAATAGGGGTTCAATTCCCCTTACGAGTACTATTATAAAGGAGAACACAATGTATAAGATAAGTGATGTTATTAACGCAGAAACCAAAAATTATAAAGCGATTTTTTCGTTTTATCGTTCTGGTAAGTTGTACTATACTGTGATTGATGATAACGGAAAGGCTATATGGGAATTTCCAGTGGATATCACCGATACGCATGATATTGGGGATGCTACATTTTCATCGGAATTTAAAGCAATCACACTAATGAGATATATCAGAAAGGCAATAGATTCTGAATCTCTTATTAAGTTAGCATAAGTATTATGGTCGCATCTTCACTAATTGGTTAGGTAGCTAGACTTTCAATCTGGAAATACGGGTTCGAGTCCCGTTGCGACTATTAAAAACCTATTGACATATCTGTCATTTTTTCTATATTAACAACATAATGGTGTATATAGTCATATGAATGACAGTTTTTGTCAGTGATATTGCTATATATTAGTAACATAAAACAGGAACTTTATATGGCAACACTCATCAAAGAACGTAGATTCATCAAATCTGATGTGGCAAAAAACAACAACAAATTTTGGTATATTGAGCTATATGACGATTGTAGTGTAGTAACTAAAAATGGTCGAGTGGGTGATAGCGCACAAGTACATCCCAAGTCATTTACTTCGATGAGTGCTGCCGAAAGTTTCTTTGATACAAAGATTCGAGAAAAAACCGGAGATCGTAAGGGTTACACAGAACTCAAGGTTGTTATTGGTGCATCCACGGAAGTAAAGCAAGTTGCTAGTGGTTCCCTTACTGATATTGCACTGAAACAAATTAATACTAATAATTCAGTGACTGCTAAACTTATTCGTTATTTATCGCAGAAAAATATTCATAATATTGTTAGTGCTACCACCATCGAATATGATGAATCTAAGGGAACATTCTCAACTCCATGTGGAATCGTTACTCAGGAAGGGATCGATGATGCCCGTAATCTATTGAATGAAATTAGTCCATTTGTTGAGACACATAATTTCAGAGATTCTAAATTTATCACTGCTATCCAAAAATATATTCAATTGATCCCTCGTAAAACTGCGAGAAAATTAATTCATGAAGATATCATTCCTAATATGGAAGCACTTGATAAAGAAACTCAAATTCTTGATGCGTTGACTGCTTCATTGCAACAGGTTATTACCTCACCTACCTCGCCTACATCCGATGTTGAAGCACCAAAGGTATTTTCTGTCTCAGTTGATTTGGTTGAAGATCCTACTATTATCAATCATGTTAAAGATTTCTATATGCAGACTAGAAATCAAATGCATGTATCATCTAACTTGAAGGTTAAGACTGTATACGCAGTTAAGATTGATACAATGTATAATGCATTTGAAAAGAAAGGTCGTGGTATCGGAAATATCATGGAATTGTGGCATGGAACTCGTGTTGAAAACGTATTATCCATTCTAAAGAGTGGACTCGTTATTCCTCCTGCTAATGCCAGCTATTGTTCTGGTCGTATGTTTGGAAATGGATTGTATTTTTCTGATCAAAGCACAAAGTCACTGAACTATGCTCAAGGATATTGGGGCCATGGTGCTCGTGATAATAACTGTTTTATGTTCATGGCAAATGTTGCAATGGGTAAATCATACGTACCAAATGGTTCTGATCAGCGTTTACATGAAAAAATTGACAAACTTGGATATGATTCAACCTTTGCTAAAGGCCGTCAATCAGGTGTACAGAACAATGAGATGATTGTGTACAATCTTCATCAGTGTAACTTAACATATTTGATTGAATTTTCTGATAAAGTATAATTTCCGTTGACAGTTAAGTTAAATTTTTCTATATTATAGTACATTAAAAAGGAGATACCAAATGCGTAATGCCAATACACGAGATATCGAAGCGGTGATTGATAGTTACCTTTCAAGCAATCGTATGTTCACTGCATTCGATGTAACTAAACGACTACGAGCACTTGTTATGCATGTACTACATGCTGATGTCAAGAAAGTTCTTGATTCTTACAACTGGAGAAGCAAGTATACTCGCACGTTAAATGCACAGGTTGGTGCGTTTGTATATCATGATCCATCCGCTGATCCAAGCGAATATGATATGAATTCAATTCCTAACATTCCAGTTACACCAATGGCGATGGCTTCTCATACAGGAACTGTTGTTGCTCAAACAGGAACTGTTGGTATGGGAACAGGAACTATTGTATCTCCTACTGGACATGTTATTCCAGCACCAGCGGTCAATGGATTGCTCGATAAGCGTGGACGTTTCACAATTTCGTCTACACATGTACGCTCTGCTGGGTTTGCTCCATACACGATGGTACGATTCGAGACCGGAACTCGTAAATTGGTAATCAGCAAAGTATCAAGCGATTCCGATAAAAACGCTACTGTTGATATCAAGAACAATATCCGCATTCCTCGCAGTGCATTCATGGCTGCATTCGGACGTATTCCTTCTGATTCGGAATTGAAGATTGGAACCAGTCGAAATAATATCGTACTGTTTATCTAAAAAATGAAAAAATAATCAAAAGGCAGCTTGATAAAGCTGTCTTTTTTTCTATATTATAGGTAGAGGAATAATTATGAAGAAGAAACTAATAATTGCATATTTTATAATCGGATGTGTTTGGACTATTATACAGCTCCCAAACCTTCTACAGAAAACAAATTCAAATCCAATTAAAGCAACATTGCTTGCGATATTTAGAATCGTAGCATGGCCTGTATTATCTGGTATGGATTTGGTAGCCAAAATTAAGCAGATACGGCTTGAAAAACAGGCTCAAGATGAAGAATTAGCTGAAAGTGCTCATGATGATTCTGACTCGGATGAGCATGATACCGATTCTGAATCAGATCCAAAAGAGGACTAATCAAATGGAAAATATTGATAAAAATTCGGTTGGTGTAAATGTCACAATGGATAATAATACAAAACACGTGGCCTTTGGGTTTTATGTAGTTGTTGTTTTTATTGCATTCGTGAGATTGATTACTTCATTTAAATCAAAGGGAATTAAATGACTAAATTAGAACGTGCTATGTTGGTAGCTGAAAAAGTTCATATGAATCAATCGTATGATATTTTTCCTTACATCTATCATATCAAACAGGTTGTAAAGGTTGCTCAGCATTTTGGATTTGATTCATCTATTCAAGAAGCCTGTGCATTACATGATTCAATGGAAGATGGCAATTTATCATACAATGATATTAAGAAATATTTTGGTGAAGAAGTTGCTGAATTGGTATATGCAGTTACTGATGAATTGGGTAGAAATAGAAAGGAACGCAAAGCCAAAACATATCCTAAGATCAGAGCTAATTGGAAAGCGGTAGCGGTTAAACTATGTGATCGAATTGCTAATATGCAACATTCAAGTGAATACACACCTGATATGATGAATATGTATAAAAAAGAACATGATGGATTTAAAACTGCTATATATAATCCAGATCATCCCGAAACTGAATTGAAAAAGTTATGGGAACACATCGAAGTAATTTTGAATTCAATAAAATAAAGAGCATGTAATGGCACATAAAGAACAAAAAGATTTCATTGATCGAGTAAAATCTATACATCCAGTATATTTTTCTAATACTAATGTATTGGAAATTGGTTCATGGAACGTAAATGGAACTGTCAGGGATTTCTTTTCATCTACACAAAAATATATAGGATTGGATATTGCTCCGGGTTCTTGTGTTGATGTAGTATGTTCTGGAGATGAATACGATACGACTGATAGATTTGATGTATCGTTATCATGCGAATGTTTTGAACATAATCCTAAGTGGGTAGAAACATTTGCTAATGCCATTAGATTAACAAAACCAAATGGATTAATTTTATTCACTTGTGCTACAACTGGACGTAAAGAACACGGAACATCTAAATCAGAGCCAGAGAATTCGTTGACTTCAATGGTATCTGATTATTATAGAAATTTAACACAACTCGATTTTGAGAGTCATTTTAATTTTTCTGAAATATTCTCTGAATATGTATTTGAAGTTAATGATGATACTCATGATTTATATTTTTATGGTATAAAGAAACCAGCCACTGTATCTACTGGTATAGTAAGAGAGTCTATTGATGATAATATTTCAATTGGGGCAATATATTCGACATTTGATGGTTTAAATTTACTCGAAACATCATTAAACTCTATACGCAAGAGTGTTAATTATGTAGTTGTCGTACATCAAACTGTCGATTTTTATGGAAACCAATGTGTTGATAACTATGAATCGATATTTAATCGATTGATTGAACGTAAATTAATTGATGATGTCGTATATGTTAATGACTTGGGTAGTGATAAAGAATCGGGTATGATTGAAAAACGCAACATTGGATTGCGCATGTGTGATAATAATTTATGTACATATGTAATGCCAATGGATGCCGATGAATGTTATGATGCTAATAGTATAGTAGCAACCGCATCTGATATGAAAAAAAATAATATCAATGTTGCGTATTCACCTATCATTACTTACTATAACGATGTACATCATTATTTTTATGATTTCTATTATGTTCCATCTATGTATAAAATGCGTAGTGGATTGCAGTTTGGTCATTATGCATCATCAGTGATATGTGATCCTCTTAGAAAGATGGAAGAAAGTACATTTAAAGTATATACCGGATTTCATATGCATCATCTATCCTATGTGCATAATAATTTACGAAAGAAATTCGAATCATCAATTTCAAGAAGTTCTGAAATGATGATTACTTCAATGAATAGAGTGTCTGAATATTTTGATACATGGACTGACACTAAACCAGCTCTTGTATTTGGTGAAAATGGTAAATTAATAACCAAAGAATTGACTTATTGTGCCGAATTCATGAATATTTTTGGTAATATACTCGATGATTTAACTTTAATCACTTGCTCATATGAGACACCAGAAATTACCGAAACTATGCTAAAATCGTTTAGGTATGCTAATAAAGAGTTATCCAATATGAAGATCATTGTTATGGAAAACTCGATTAAATCTGATACCCGTGACATGTTGGATTTGAATAATATACCATATGTAAAAAATCCAAATGGTAAGCATTCACAGTCACTAGATACAGCTCTTAAAATGTGTCTTACTAAATATGCACTTGTAGTTGATACTGATATCATATTTAATAAACCTATTAGCTCCTTATTAAATCACTGTAAGGTAAATGCTATATCATTGGGTGGATATAAAACATTCTATCGAGCTGGATACAATTTAAAACCTAGAATCAATCCATGGTTTATGATTATTAATGTTGATGATATAAAATCACGACATATATCATTTCACGATCAATCACGAATTGATAAAACTAAATCAAATGTATTTTTCGCGTCAATTCCTGTATCTGATGATAAAACAACATTGATGTATGATGTTGGTTCTACATTCTATGAAGATGTAAAATCGGCAAAGTTATCTATTGAGTGTATTCCAACGGTTACAACTTGGTTTAAACATTATGAAGGTGCATCGTGGAGACATAATTCTAATGATTCATATCTGATATCAAAACATGCCGATCAGATGTTAAAATATAAAACCGAAATCGAAAAAGTTAAGCACGTAGATATCAAGAATTTTTATTATCGAGGATTTTAATGATAGTTCATAATTACAAATTAATCAAATTTGAACATGTGTGGCTTTCTGTTGTCAATAACCCATATTTTCAGAATGTCATCAACTTCATTAAGTATAAATTTGATGTTAAATTATTGAACAATACTATTATAGTCATCGGTGGTGATTATAGTAAAGTTATACCTGAATACAGAAATCTATATCCAGAGAAAACTATTGTTGTATATAATTGGGAACAGTTATGTGGTGGAAATCAGTGGTTGAATGTTTCTAATTTATGTGAAACAGCAAAACTCGCAGATGAGATTTGGGATTATGATGACTTGAATTCTACCTATTTTAACTTGTTTCATCAAGTTGATGTGGCACATGTGTATCCATTTGAATACTATCCCGGTATTGAAACGTTGAACAATAAAGAAAATCCATCAATTGATGTATTATTCTATGGGTTGTTGAATGAACGTAGAGCTAAGATAATATCCAATATTCAATTAGAAATGTATAATAAGTTTTCTATGGTTGTTGCACTAGGTCATAGTTATGATGAAACATTGAAGTATATTGAGAATAGTAAGATAGTTATTAATCTACATGCATTTGAACCATACCATCGACAAGAACAAGAACGAATTGGATTTCTTGTTAGTAATAAGAAATGTGTGATTAGTGAGCCTAGTCAAGAAAACTATTTCAATCCTGCTATTATTGAATGTCCAGTAGATAAAATGGCTGGTGTCATTTCTAATATTCTCGCTGGTAGCTCATGGAAAGCCATCGGTGTATCTGGATATGAATCGTTTAAAAACGGAAAATGCTCTAAACGGGTTAACTATTAAGAAAAATTAGAAAAGATGAAAAAAGTTTTGACAAATGGTGAAAAATAACCTATATTGTATTTATAAGAGAAACGAAACACTTTAAAAAGGATTAGTCATGCAAGTCACAACCATTACCACAGCCGATACAGCAGCGATCATTGATCGCGGTACAATCGCAATGGGTACAGGAGTACATGCATAGCGGGGTCGTCTTATAATAGAGACACAAACCCCGCAGGAAACTGTGGGGTTTTTCTTTTTGTATAGCAAATGGAGTCGTAGTCCCTGTTGGTAGCCCAACAACTACAATATGGAAGTGTAGCTCGAATTGGTAGAGCAGATCCTTTGCAAGGATACGGTTAAGGGTTCGACTCCCTTCACTTCCACTAACATAACGCTTGCCGTTGTGTGATGATTGATAATTTGGTGTGAATTTTTCATGCGATTATGTTGTAATGGTAGCAAATAACTTTGCCGAAGTTAAAGTCCGAGTTCGAGCCTCGGTAGTCGCTTGTACTATTAGGAAAGACTAATCGTGTAAAGCTACTCCGTCAGCCACGTTAAACATATCGAAGGAGCCAAGGGGATATAGCTCAGTTGGTAGAGCACTTGATTTGCACTCAAGAGGTCTGGGGTTCGAACCTCCATGTCTCCATAGCGGGGTAATAGCAGTTGGTAGCTTGTCAGGCTCATAACCTGAAGGTCGTGGGTTCGAGTCCCACCCCCGCAATACACTCCAAAAGCAGATTGTCACTGCCTTTGAGCACGTAGCTCAATGCACAACAAGTAACAAGCGTTACTTGATAATAACAACGACAGAAACGGACTTGCGGTTGCAACCGCGAAGGCAGAAAAGTCCTGTGATGATGTTTCTTTTAGTCATCAATTATGCATCTATCGTATAAAGGTAATACCAGTGATTTCCAATCATTAGCTCTCGGTTCGATTCCGGGTAGATGCTTAACATGTTTTGTTCATTTTAATGTTTACAAACTATCTTGAAAATATGTTTGCTAAAAATGAAACCGCCATCGGAACTGAGGATGGGTAGGACGGATGATCCACATCGAGTAATAGTTAAGCAAGCCTATTGTGTTTCTATGAGGGAATGTGTGTATCAGTTTCATTTTTATGCGAAAGTAACTCAATGGTTTAGAGTCCCTGTTTTCCAAACAGATTGTTGTGGGTTCAAGTCCCATCTTTCGCTTATGCTGGTGTAGCTCAATAGGTAGAGCACTTGATTTGTATTCAAGACGTTGTGGGTTCGATTCCTATCACCAGCTCTCGGTTCGGTTGTATGTTTGCTGTCCACTTCCACAGACGTAACATTCACTTTTTATGCTAGTGTAGCTCAATAGGTAGAGCACTTGATTTGTAATCAAGCGGTTGGGGGTTCGATTCCCTTCACTAGCTTTATAGGCACGTAGCTCAATTTGGTTAGAGCGTCACTCTGATACGGTGAATGTTAGTGGTTCAAGTCCACTCGTGCCTACTAATGTATAACCAGAGGCACAGGTTTAACTCCTGTTTACGGCATATGACTAGAGATCAGAACCGTTGTATATTAACGTAAGATTACTGGCTCTATACATTTTTTGCCTGTGTAGCTCAACTGGATGTAGCACTATACTACGAATATAGAGGATGTGTGTTCGAATCACATCACAGGTACTCGCAGAATGAAGGAACAATAGCTGACACAATACTAAGGCTATCAACTAAACTTACCCCGCTATTAATGGGGATATCCGAGGCATCGGTGTTGTAGGTGAAAGTCCTACTTCTGCAACCAATTAATATGCCTGTTTAGCTCAACTGGATAGAGCACACGGCTTCGAACCGTGAGGTTGAGGGTTCGAATCCCTCGATAGGCACTAGACAATAAACTCGATGCGGGGTAGAGAAGTGGTTAACTCGCTTGGCTCATAACCAAGAGATCGACTGTTCAAATCAGTCCTCCGCTACTAATTTAAAGGAATGTGTTATGCGTAAAACTAAAAAAGGATTTAATATTGTTGCTGTAACACCCGAAGGTGTTGACGTAGTTGATGGTGTGTTTAGAGTTTTTGATAGTCTAGGAATGCCATTGGATGAAATTTTTAATCAATGCAAGCAGCGAAACTTAATGCCTTCATGGACGCATTTCTATGATGATGCTAGAATACAAGGATGGAGTCATGAAACTATTATGAATAGATTAGAGACAACCATTCCTGATATATATGGTAAAGAATTTTCGGATGCTGTCATGTATAGATTACAAATTTATTCCGAATTGTGTTAAAATTCGGGCGATTAGCTCAGTTGGTTTAGAGCAACTCCCTTACAAGGAGAAGGTCGTAGGTTCAACTCCTACATCGCCCATACAAATATGCTGTAATAGCTCAGTTGGTAGAGCACTTCATTGGTATTGAAGAGGTCATCGGGTTCGAATCCCATTTACAGCTTAACTTAACAAGGATTTATATGGGAATTATTATAAAGATATTTATTATAATAGCTGGTATTACAATTGTACTTGGTATTTATAATAAAGTACGTGAGTCAAGGGAAAATAAAAAAATTATGGATGATGTTAAGAGACAAGTTGAAAAGAATAGACGACCTTCATCGGATTATACATTTCCTGATGAAAAGAGATTTTGATTTATAGATGGATACTCGAATTGGTCTTCAGAGGGCAGTCTGATAAGCTGTTTGGTGCAAGCCTTATGTGGGTTCAAGTCCCACTCCATCTACTATAAGGACACGTTTCCCAGTGGTTAAGGAGCCTGACTGTCTATCAGGATTTCGTGGGTTCGAATCCCATCGTGTTCGTATTATTAAGGAGCCGTAACTCAATGGTTTAGAGTGCTACACTGTCTATGTAGATGTTGTGGGTTCGAGTCCCATCGGTTTCGTTTTTGCCGGATTAGCTCAGTTGGCTTAGAGCAGATGCTTCATACGCATAAGGTCACTGGTTCAAGTCCAGTATCCGGTATAAGTTTGAGAAGGGTTATTCTGCGTTCAACAGAGAAAACCTAAAGTTTTGACGGACTTACTTAGAGGACGATCTGAATCAAATACTAGTCACCATTCAGTGAGTCACTCTAGCTTCTCAATTCATTTGCCCAGATAGCACAACTGGTGGTGCGCTCGTTTCGTAAGCGAGAGGTTGATGGGTTCGAGTCCCTCTTTGGGCTTAAAAAAATTCACATCAAATCAATAAATGACGTATATTTATGTCATATGGAAAATATTTTCTCTACATTTAAAGATCCCGGTAAACACTGGGCAGACGATCCAACAAAATCGATGCTTTCTCATTTTTTGATAGAAATGTCATTAAATGATATTGATATAAAATATTATGATTGGTTTGATGGATCAGAAATTACATATGATGAATTAGAAACAAAATACCCAGATAAGCCATATAAGACTCGATTTAGATGTATATTTACTAATTTGAATGGTAAAATCGATTTATTTTTTGCTGCGTTATTGGTTAAATCGGTAAACATATGGAAATCCGAAAATATAATTCAACTAAAATTAATTCAATTAGTCGATACTGATTATTCACTATTTTTTCCATATATGAGATTGAGTCCAATATTAAGTAAACCTGATCTTATACTTTCTTATTAATATGCTATATTTATTGCATGAGTAAACAATATGTAACATCGATAGATTATATGAAAGAAGTTATAATAACTTCTGATATGAGAAAAACAGCTAAATATATATCCGATCAATATAAAAATAATTTAACTGATAGTATTAGGAACGGTGAAGGAACTTTCGCTGGTTCTCTTGGTGAGGAAATGGTATTAGCTGAATTCCCATTTGTACAAAGAGCAAATACATATAATTTCGACTGTTTATTTGGTGATAAACGATTAGAAGTTAAAACTAAAGAACGTAGTGTTATGCCTCTTCCCCATTATGATGCAAGTGTGAATAAAGTACATGGAAAGCAAAAAGCTGATTTTTATATATTCACATCAATATTAAAAAATTTTGAGCGTGGGTGGATTATAGGATATATAAAAACTGATACGTTTTGGGAACTAGCTGAATTAAAAACTGGACATGAATCTAATATGAAAAAACCATTTGCTGCAAATACGTATAATTTGCCTTATTGTCAGTTACTTAGTTTTAAATAATTTTTAATATAAACAACATATATGAAATTCGGTAAATTTATAGCAACCAAGCAACAAGACTTAAATACAGTCCCTGATACTAATATCATGGGTAATTATGCCTTCGAACAGTCAAATAGGCATATTTTAAAACGAGAGTCTGATAGTTTACCCACTCGACATGAAAACAATTGTTATACGAATTATGGTTCACTTGATTCACTTTTTGATATTAATTAGAGTGTAATTTCATTATATAAAATTTATATTTGTATATATGAAATTTAGTATAATAACACCAACACATAATTTTAAATATATCCGTGAACTATATGAAACAATAGTAGCACAAACATATACAGACTGGGAATGGATAGTATATGTAAACGGAAAGGCTATACATGATAAATTGCCTGATGTAATACTTACCGATAATAGAGTAAAGGTATATAAAGATAAAACAAAAAATACTAAAATCGGTTATCTCAAACACGAAGCATTCAATTTAGGGACTGGTGATGTTCTAATTGAAATGGATCATGATGATTTGTTGCTTCCGAATTGTTTACAGCGTTTATATGATACATATAGTACAAATCCTGACGTTGGGTTTGTATCATCAGATGATGCGAGATTACAAACCAATTCTGAATTTGTGCCATTTTCTCCTGTGTTTGGTTGGAGACATTATAATTTAAAGTATAAAGATACCGATTTGATCGTTATGGATGGGTTTGATATCGATGCTGCTACAATGGCATTTATATGGTACGCACCAGATCATGTAAGAACATGGAAATCGGATGTATATAAATCATTAGGTGGTCATAATATTGATATGAAAGTATTAGATGATCATGAATTAATGATTCGTACATATCTAGTTACCAAATGTCATCATTTACATGAACCTCTATATGTATATCGTATAGATGGAAATAATACATATACAGAACCAGAAACATATAATGGAATTCAACGTGATACCGTTCAATTATTTTATAAATATGGGTATCAGCTTGCCGAAAGAGATGCTGAATTAAGGGGATTATTAAAGGTTGATATTGGTGGTGGTATTGATGGAAAACCGGGATATTTGACTATAGATCAAGAAGGTGGTCAAATTACAGCGGATTTGAATGATGGGATTCCATTACCTGATAATTCGGTTGGAGTATTAAATGCGTCTCATATTTTAGAACATTTACATGATAAAACGAAAATAATGTCTGAAATTTATAGAGTTTTAGCTGATGGTGGATGGGCTATGATAGACGTTCCATCAACTGATGGAAGAGGAGCTTTCCAAGATCCTACTCATGTGAGTTATTGGAATCAGAACTCTTTCTTCTATTATACCCGTCAGGATCAAGCTAGATTCATACGGAATACAACTATTAGATTCCAAGAATTTAGGCTAGAAACCATATTTCCAAGCCAATGGTGGCAAGATAATAATATTCCAGTTACTGTTGCATGGCTTCGTGCAATTAAAAGTGATACTAGAAGAGCACACCATAAATTAATATAAAGTCAAACGTATTAAGTTTATAAAAATCGTGTTATGATACTACATATGGTATATAAAATTATTTTTATAAACATCATATACTTTGAATAATAAAAATCAATTTAAAGTTTAATCAAAAAATTATTTACAAAATTACTAAAAAAGTAATGATTATTGTTATATTTATATAAAAGGAGTTATAAAAACAATGTTACAGGAAATATCAAAAGAAGTATGGGAACACAACTATCGTGCGACTGGTGAAAATACACTAGAGGATACATGGAATCGTCAAGCAATTGCTGCTGCATCGGTTGAAAATGATACCAAACGAAAGCAAATCGAAGATGATTTTAAGTGGTTATTGAGTGATTTTAAGGGAATTGCTGGTGGTAGAATTACTGCTAATCTAGGTGTTGCTGGTAGAGAAGGTACTACACTGATGAATTGCTTCGTGCATAACCCACGAGATATTGGTTATAAAGATCCAGATAGTATTGCTGGTATATATGATATGCTGAAAGCACAAGCCCTTACATTAAAGTCTGAGGGTGGTTATGGAATGAATTTCTCGTGGATTCGTCCTGCTGGTATGTACGTTAGAGGTATTGCTTCACGTACTCCCGGTGTTGTTCAGATGATGAGTCTATGGAATCAAAGTTCTGCTGTTATTACAATGGGAAGTGATAAAATTTTAGGCGATGTTCATCCAGATGAAAAGAAAAAAATCCGTAAAGGTGCTCAAATGGGAGTACTCGAAATCTGGCATCCTGAAATAGAATCATTTATTGATGCAAAATTAGTACAAGGCCAATTAAATAAATTTAATATTTCAGTTGGTATTACAGATGGATTTATGGATGCTGTAATGAATAATGCTGATTGGGATTTGAAATTTCCTGATTCAACTGCTCCTCAATATAATGATGAATGGAATGGAAATATAGACGATTGGGAGTCTAAGGGATATCCTGTCACAGTGTATAAAACTGTAAAAGCTACCGAGCTTTGGGATAAGATCATGATGGCTACATACACCAGAAATGATCCGGGTGTGTTGTTCCTCGATTTAGCAAATAAATTAAATTCACTATCATATGCCGAAAAGATAGCAACTACAAATCCATGTGGTGAAATTGCTATGTCTACTGGTGTATGTAATTTGATGTCAATTAATCTTGTTAAATTTATCACTAAGGATGCTTCCGGTAAATTTGTATTTGATTATGCATCATTCTCAAAGGCAGTTTCGATTGCTGTTAGATTCTCTGATAATATTAATGATATTAGCCGAGCACCATTGGATGAATATAAAGCATCCATGACTGAAAAACGCAGAATTGGTATTGGTATTCTTTCTCTCGGATCATTACATTATATTCTTGGTGTTAGATTTGGGTCTGCTCAATCTCTCGAATTGATTGAATCTATCATGAAGTGTAAAGCCGAAAGCGAAATTCGTGCAAGTGCATTACTTGGTGCCGAAAAGGGATCATTTAGTTTATTCACGCCAGCCGAGTATTTTAATACATATTGGTGGAAGAATTTAGATTTGTCGAATGAATTCAAATCAGAAATTGAAGCCATTGGTGCAATGAGAAATTCACATAGAAGCGCAAATGCACCTACAGGTAACATGAGTATATACTGTGGTGTCGTTTCTGGTGGCATAGAACCCGTTTTCATGCAAGAGTACACCCGTTGGGCAATCGTACCAGAACATGACCGTGCAGAGCTTAGAAAGCAGGGTTTATTGTTCCCAGAAGCACCTAAAGGTGAATGGTTTGAAACTGATATTTTCAAGTTTACTAAAAAAGGAACTGATGATATTCTAAAGGGTAGCTTCAATGGAGTTGATTATGAGATTGATCGTGGTCGTGGACTCGTTAAGGCATCTCAGGTAGTTGATTATGGTTGGAAGTACGTTAAAGAAAATTTCAGTGAAGCTGAAATAAATGAAATGAAAGATAATGGTATATTCGCAACCACCGATGATTTGACAGTTTCTGATCACATCGAACCTTTGAAAATCATTGCTAAGTATACTGACATGTCTTCATCGAAAACTGTAAATCTTCCTGCTGATTATCCTTATGAAGAATTCAAAAATCTTTATTTAGATTCATGGAAGGCTGGTATTAAAGGTATCACCACATATCGTGCTGGTACTATGACTGCGGTTCTTGAAAAGAAGCAAGAAACCCAAGAACAGCAAGCAGTACTGGAAACTACATTCTTTGGTGCTAGTGAAGGTGTAATTCTTGAAGATGTTAAACTTCCTAACGAATATGTTAGTAAGGGATATGTTATCAAGGATAAGAATAAGAAGAAATGGTATGTAAATATTGCATTTGCCGATCAAAGCATGACTCGTCCATTTGCATTGTTCGTTAATACCAATAGCAAAGAAAGTAGTGAAGTAACCGAAGATACAATTGAATCTATGATGAAATTAGCAAAGGCTAAAGGAATTAAGAAACAATTGATTGGTGATCAATTAGAAAAATATATTGGACAAACCAATGTTACTAAGATTGCCAGAAGTATCGGTTTCTTGCTTCGTCACAATATTCAAGTTATCGACATTGTTGATATATTGGATGAGGGTAACTATCCAATCTCATCATTCACATTCCATATTAAGAGACTGTTGAAGCAGTTTGTTAAGGATGGAACGATGGTCTCTGGAAAGAATGGTACATGTCCTCATTGTGGTGGAACTATGATCTTCCAAGAAGGTTGTATCCTCTGCAAAGATTGCTCATACAGCAAGTGTGGATAAAAATAAAAACCCTCTCGATAAGAGAGGGTTTTTTGTTAATCATTATATAGATCTCTATTAAACATTCCACAGGATGAACCTACGTCTCTTCCGGGTGGATCATAGAATTCTACTATGTTATTTTTAAATATACTGCGGATTAATTCATTATCTAATTGAGTTTTCTTGCATCCATTATATTCACTTAGAGTTAAGAATTTAACTGTCGCACCATCGTTACTAATGAGTGCATTGAATGACTTTAATTCATTTATGCTATCATTAACTCCATCCACTAGAGTGTAATGATATTCAATCGGATTTTTAGTATGTCTATGAAACAGGTGCATGTAATCAATAGCACTATATGCATTTACACTGAGATGTATAATTTCTTCTCGATTAAAAATACCATGTACAGATAAATGCAATTTAATTCTAATATCAGGATGTTCTAATGACCACTTAGTCAGGCTAGTTATAGCTGATACATTTGGTAGGATTGTGGATATACCAAATCGTATATTATCATACTTGTCGTATAAGGATTCTATAGATCCAAGCAATCCTGTGAGATTCATTAATGGCTCACCCACTCCCATATAACTGATTAACAAATCTTTAGATCTATTGTGGAGGTGTTCAATATCGATTAAGTGATCTACCACGGAAACCAACCACTCAATTGATAGATTCTTTGATGGACGAGTGGTTCCTTTAAGATGACAAAACGTACATCCCATTTTACAGTTTGTTTGAGTTGGTATGCAAAAAACAATTTTATCGTTTTTGCGAATTACGGAAACTTCATTTTTTCCGAATACTTCATCCTCTAATATATACTTAGTTACATCATCTATGGATGAATTAATCTGCTCAATCGTTGTGAATTGTATATTTGTCATTATGTTTCCTTCAATCCTTTGTCCTATTAAGTACATTAATGATAGCATCTCGTAGATTGATATCTTCGTCTTGTAGGGCTTCGCGTAATGTATCCCTTACCTCTTTCATGCACATACTAGCCTTTGGTAATATAGTTGATATATCAACATCACCATTTCCAGTTACTGTATTATTGCCAATAATCGCGTGGTAACTCTTTTTCTGATATATAATAGTTTCTAATGTATGATAGTCTCCCCAATCCCCATCATAATTAGATACCTCTTCAATTAAATCATTGAGTTCATCCATATCGGCATTCAATCGACGAGTAGATACAATATCATTATCCCTATTGGTTACAATACAGATTATATTTGTTTCTGATGCTTTTACTAGTGCATCAATATCCGAATCATCACTACTGAGATACTCAATATCACAAAAATGAATATCAGGATACTCTTTACTTAGATCCTCTGTTGATGGATCTGTTTTTCCTGATCCGTTACAGATAGTACATGCGATTGTACATCCGCGCTTGTCCTTTCCGTGATTACCAACACCATCACAACTTGCACAACTGACTTTTTTCATTTCATATTTCCTTGGTTGTATTTATTTCATCTATTACTATATAGGGTACTGGCTGAACAACATGAAATCCAACACTTTTACCATTTATAATAAGATGCTGTAGTGGCATATTGACTCGTTTAGTAATTAGTTCTTCAAGTGAATCACAACCAACCTCGTGGTGGTTCCATGGCTCACCTGTACGCCAAAACATTCCAATGTGTGAGTAACTGTCTAGCAGTTCAACATGGTCTCGTTTGAATAGCATCCAGAGAATGTTGTAGCTATGTGTGTTTTCCTTATGTGCCTGTGATACATTAGGATACTTAGTCTTGATAGTATCAAATGATAGGCGATCCTTTTTATCATCACTTTTAAATTTCTTGCGTAACAAGAAAATCGTAACAATCAGAAGCACAAATCCTATCAGTGTGGTTGTTAAGTCACTCATATATTCATTTCCTTATATTCAGCCTAATGTCAGCCCCAAGCGATTCCGGTAAAATCTCGCGGTTCTTTTTGCAACTCATATATAGAATTTTGGGTTTCCGCAATTCCAAGTTCAAAATCAATCTTTACAATACGACTCGTCCTTACAATTCGTCCTTGTTGATACTGATCGCTTACTCCACATACAGAATACCAATACTGAGGCTGTCCTGTTGGATTCATTGATAAGGGAACCGCATTTTTTTCAATTGTCCAGTTCCAAATTTTATACTTTGTTTTTTCGCTTGTCATATATTCTCATGTATGTTAGATTGTTACTCTAGAAACTTAGCTATAACCTATATAATGTAGAATTATTGAATTGAAATGTCAAGTGAACTATGTTATATTGTCTAAATTACTATCATATAGCCTAAAAAACCTAAAATATGAAACTTTTTTATCAAAAAGATAAAAAGTTATTGTCATTTTGAAAAAAAGTATCTATATTAGTAGTAAGCATTAAACAAAGGTGGTCATAATGAGTGCTAAGAATACAGTAGATAATCTAAAAAACGTGTATGTCACCAAACCCGGAGAGCGTATTATTCCGAGTTTGACGTATTGTGACTTATACAAACTCACAATGCTTCAATTCTATATCAACAACTTTCCTGATATTCAGGCGGTATATGATTTGAAGGTTCGTTCGGATTTTGATTTCGCTCCATTTATTAATGAAATCAATTATCAACTTGATCTACTTTGTGAATTGAAATTCACTGAGTATGAATTGACACAGCTTGCTGAGATTTATTTCTTCAAGAAAAACTTCATTGATTTCCTTCGTGGATTTAGCATGAATCGCAAGTACATTCATGCATATGTGGATCAGATTGATGGAAAGTTCAAATGTTATTCCACTGGCCCTCTTACTCAGGCAAGCATGGCTGAGATTTATACACTTACAATTCTTCAAGAAATTCGTACTCGTGAAGAGTTGACTGATGACAATTTCATCAAGGGTGAAGAGATTCTTACTGACAATATCAATAAGATTAATGAATTCTCTAAGCATAAGCCATTCAAGGTATCTGATTTCTCTTGCCGTCGAGCAGCATCGGTTCGTTGGTTGGATCATGTGATTGATCGCATGCATAAAGAAGTAAGTAGCCGTAATTTTACGGGAACCTCTTGCGTTTATTATGCATTGAAGTATAATATTACCCCAATTGGTACAATGGCACACGAAGCCATGATGCTAGGCCAAGCAATGACTCATCCATTTGATTCCCAAGAATTTATTCTGGAAACATGGGCAAAGGAATATCGAGGAAATCTTGGTATTGCATTGAGTGATACCTTTGGTGCAAAGTATTTCATTAAGAAAGTATTCCATAAGGGATTTGCATTGCAGTTCACTGGTGTTCGCCATGATTCTGGTGATCCATTCCAGTTCGGTGAAGACATCATTGAAATGTATCAGCGATATTCCATCAATCCAATGTTGAAAACCATTGTATTCAGTGATGGATTGACTGTGGAGAAGGCATTTAAGTTGTGTGAACATTTCAATGGACGCATCGATACATCGTATGGCATTGGCACTAATCTTGGAAATGCAATGGGTATTCCTGCATTGCAGATCGTGATGAAGATGGTTGAAGCCAATGGCAAGCCTGTAGCGAAGGTTTCTGATAGCACTGGTAAAGGCATGTGCCGTCAAGAGATCTACGAGAGTTTTATTAAGGAACATATCAATAGCATTATTGCTGATTAACTGACGAGGTATTTTGTGCTTACTAGATTATATATAAATACGACAAATAAATGTACAACGAATTGCAGTTTCTGTTGCATGAGTTCTGGGAAGCACAAAAATACTTTCATGTCATTTAATACATTCAAGGATATTATTGATTCCTGTTCAAGTGAGTTCGAATTGCAACTTGAAGGTGGCGAACCATTATTGCATCGAGATCTATATCTATTTTTGTGGTATGCTCACTCTACGCAGAGATGTAAGCGTGTAATTATTACAACTAATGGAATGTTGCTTCGTACTCACATTGAACCTCTTATTTGGTTTGCGTCACATACAAATATTAAGGTATTAATTAAACGCAGTATTAATTATCATCTTATTAATGAAAATAAGAATCTATTGAAAGAATGCCGTGATATGCATTTGGCTACTGAGTTCATTGATATTTTTGATATTCGATTTAACGTTAGATTGCGTCATGGTGACGAAGAGCTTATTGAATTATTGAAACTTAATAAGATTTTTGATCAATCAGATGTGTATTACTTACAGTCATATGGAAAACTGGAAGATAATACTGAATACGAAAAGCCTGTAATTAAACAGAACGTGGATGCGTGGTTCCTATATTCATGTGATGGTGCAAATTTTGGAACTGATTTAGTTGCTCGTGCAAATCACGAAAAGGATCTACAATGAAAACTCTAAAATTTCAACCTCTCAGAGAACGCAGACAGGAATGTCATAATCTGGAAGATTATACACTAACTCCATTCACCTTTGGTGATATATCAAAGAATGTATATAGCAATGTAAACCTATCTATATTCACGGATGATTTCTGTAATGCGGATTGTAAGTTTTGTGTTGCGCAACTTCGATATGAAAATCGTGGACAATTATATAAGAAAGATAAAATTGTATCTGATGATGAATATTTCGAACGATTGGATTATGTGTTGAAATATCTACAGCCATTAAATCCAAGTGTGTCTATTACTGGTGGAGAGCCAACCAAAAGTAAGCGTCTTCCTGAAATCCTTCGTCTTATTAATAAATATAATTATCGTAAGAGAACACTTACGACTAACGGAAGTGGATTGTTGGATAAGATGGAAGATAAACTTGTTATTCAGCATATTACTGATAATAAATTTTCACATCTGAATATCAGCAAGGCTCATTATGATGATACTATTAATAATGGGATTATGAAGTTTGCTACTGGTTCGTTTACTAACGCAATGCTGGAAACTATCGTACAATACTCCCTTGCTAATGGGCTTCGTCCACGTATGAGTTGTGTCTTGTTGGAATCTGGTATCTCCAATATCGATGAGATGATTAAGTACATGGAATATTATCAGGATATCGGAATTGATAATGTTATTTTCCGTGAACTTATGGATTATGATAAAGATAAGACATTAAATAAAGAAAAGATGGATTTCTGTCGTGCTAATAAAATCAAATTAGCTGATGTATGGTCGAAGATTGATGAAGATCCTCGATTCACACCCATTAGAAATTTGATGGGATACTATTATTATGTAGAAGTCTACAAATATCAGAATGTTGATATGTGTTCGGAAGGTGCAAATCTTGTTAAGCTATATGATGAAAAAGCTAAACATGCTGATACTGTATATGAAATGGTGTTTCACCCAAATGGAAACCTAAATGGCTCGTGGGTTGAAGATGAAGATGTGTTGCTTAAATATATGTGAGGATATATGATTACGAAAAAGATTCAAATTCCAACTGGTTATTTGTTAGTAGGTGATTATAGCCGTGGTCAACTGGAAACTCTGTCAATTGGTGATTATGGCAAGGGTAAGAACGTAAAGGCTGACTTCCTTGGTTATACAAATATCATTGAAGGTGTTCCTAATGGAACTTGCATGCCTCTTACTGAAAAATGGGTCATTACCGTATCTACACAATATGGATGTCCAATGAAGTGTACATTCTGTGATGTTCCCAATTTGCAATTCAAAGGAAATGCAAGTGTTGAAGATCTCAAGAATCAGTTATATTCTGCAATTGCGATGTTTCCTAATATTCGATATACGGAACGATTGAATTTGCATTATGCACGTATGGGTGAACCTGCATTCAATAAGAGTGTATTTGAATTCTCCCGTTGGTTGGCTTCTAACAAGCGTCAATTGCTAATTGATACTGGACTTCGGGTTGAAGTGATTCATCCTGTCCTGACCTCTTCTATGCCCCGTGCGCTGGGTGATTTAGGTGATCGTATTCGTGAATGGTGTGACATCAAGAATAATGTATATAATGGTCAGGCTGGATTACAGTTTTCTATCAATAGCACAAATGATGATCAGCGCAATGCAATGTTTAATAATCGTGCATTAAGTTTGGATGAAATTGCTATCATTGCCGAATCCCTTCCTGATCCTGTTAGTCGTAAGTATTGTTTGAATTTTGCATACTCTACGGATTTTGAAATTGATGCGGAAAAACTAGCCAATATGTTTGATCCGAACAAATTCATGTGTAAGATTACGCCAATTCATAATAACAACGCATGTACATCCAATAATATCAAAACTCTTGGTGGTTATGATAGCTGGATGCCTTATCAGAAACCAGAAGAAGATCTTAAAGCTGCTGGATTTGATGTGTTGGTATTTGTTCCATCGATGGATGAAGAGAATGGCTTAGTTACCTGTGGAAATGCGGTTCTCGGTGGTGGAACTCTAAAAACAACCGATAATACAATGAAAATCGAAGGGATTTAATCATTTTGATAAAAAGTATTTGACATTTCATGAGAAATGATCTATATTATTATCAAAGTGATAAAAATAGGAGTTCTTATGGCTGAAAATACGAAGATTCGAATGGTTCAAATGGAAGTTGTTCCGGGAAATCCACGCATTAATTATTCTACTTGTTTGTCTCATGTTAATAAGGCCAAACAGGAAGGTGTTCGTGTGTTGGTTTTCCCAGAACTTTGTATTTCTGGTTATTTGATCGGTGATATGTGGGAAGAACTCGCATTTTTGGAAGATTGTGAGCATTTTGGTGCTGAACTTGCCAAGGAATCCACTAAAGATCTGGCTATTGTATTCGGAAATGTATTTATTGATCGTGATTTGCATGGTACTGATGGTCGTGTAGTTAAATTGAATGGTGCATTCGTCGCAATGAATGGGGAATTTCATAAGGATAGTCAGCGAGGTATTGTATATCCAAAGGCATTGTTGCCAAACTATCGAGAATTTGAAGAACCTCGCCATTTTAAGGATTTGCAATGGTATTGTGAACGTAAATTCGGTAATACAAATGTAATGCAGATGTATGCGCCTATTACAGTCGATACAGACTTGCATATCGGATTGACTATCTGCGAAGATGGCTGGGATCGTGATTATGATATTAAACCAGTAAAGAATGCCATTAAGCGTGGTGCTAATCTAATTCTGAATCTTAGCTGTTCGCCATTCACATTAAATAAAAATGTATCCAGAGACCGTGTATTCTCTGCTCATGCACGAGATAATAAAGTCCCATTGTGTTATGTAAATTCGATTGGATTGCAGAACAATGGCAAGACTCTTTTTACATTTGATGGTTCCACTGTTGCCTATGATAAAAATGGAAATACCATTGCAAATGCGAAATGCTTTACTGATAGTGTATTGGATGTAACATTCAATCATGATACAAAGGATCTGGAGCCAGTAGTTGCTACTGTATACGAAGATGAAACCGAAGTAGAACAAATTCATAATGCGTTAATTTATGGTATTCGTACTTACATGAAGCAATCCAAGTTGGCACGAGTTGTTATTGGATCTTCTGGTGGTGTTGATTCCGCTGTGGCTGCTGCATTGTATGCGGAAGCTATTGGTAAGGATAATCTCATGTTGGTAAATATGCCAAGTAAGTTTAATAGCAAAACCACGATTGGGTTGTCTGAACAACTAGCATTGAATATTGGTTGCTATTATACAATTATTCCTATTAGTGATTCTGTTGAATTGACTAAAACTCAAATCAATGGCCTTACAGTTCAACAATTAACTACCGATTCTGACTATTTAAATGATGCAATCAAATTAAAGTTATCCAGTTTTGATTTGGAAAATGTTCAGGCTCGTGATCGGTCTTCGAGAATTTTGTCGGCAGTTGCTAGTGCCTTTGGTGGTGTATTTACCAATAATGGCAATAAAACTGAATCGACAGTCGGCTATTGTACCATGTATGGTGATTTGGCTGGGTTCCTTGCAGCGATTGGTGATTTGTGGAAGAGCCAAGTATACGAATTGGGTAAGTATATGAATCGAAATGGTGAAGTTATTCCACAAGGAATCTTTGATATCATTCCTTCTGCTGAATTGAGCGAGGAACAATGCCTTGATAATGGTAAGGGAGATCCTATCATTTATTGGTATCATGATAATCTCTTTAAGGCATGGATTGAACGTTGGGATCGAGTTACTCCAACAGAGATCATGGAACACTACATTGCTTGTGACTTGTTTAAGTTCCTTGGAATTAATAAGCCAGAAGAGCAACTGCGTATTCTATTCCCAACTCCTGATGCCTTTGTAGCTGATCTGGAACGTTGGTGGAATCTGTTTAAGGGTATGGCTGTAGCAAAGCGTGTTCAGGCTCCACCTGTACTTGCGTTGTCGAGACGTTCCTTTGGATTCGATTATCGAGAAACACTTAATTGTGTTTATTATAGCGAAAAATACCTAAAACTGAAACGTCATCTAGGAGTGCAATAACTTTTTGTCTTTTTGATAAAAAGTTATTGTCAAAACGCTAAAAATAACCTATATTATTATCAGATTGATAAAAAGGAGTTAATTATGAAAACCAATCTATTGCTAGTCGATTATCAGAACTGTTTTACTCAACCACCCACCATTGATGGGAAGCCAAATCCTCTTGCTGGATCTTTGTTTGTTCCAAATTCCAATGGTGATATTGATCGTATTATTGATTTTATTGTTAAAAATATTCAGGAGATTAATAGTATTGCGTTGACTGGTGATTTTCACCCAACTCATATGATTTCTTTCCCTAATTGGTGGACTAATGATAAGGGAGAACAACCAGAACTATTTACTGTTATTACAGTAGATGATGTTGAACGTGGTATCTGGAAGGCATCCAATCCAGAAATGCAGGAATGGAGTTTGTATTATGTTCGGCAACTTGCTGAAAATAATAAGAATAAGAAAAATAATTTCTTTGATTTGCGAATCTGGCCTTATCATGCAATTGCAGGAACTACTGGATGTAATTTTGAACCAGATCTGCTTAATGTACTTGAGCCATATATGAAAGACCTCGTGACAGTTGTTATGAAGGGAACCAATGGTAAGACTGAACAGCAAGGTGCATACGAAGCCGATGTTCCAGTACTGGAAGATCCAGAAACAAGATGTAACTCTGCTATGAGTAAGTGGCTTGATGATGCATTTGAAGATGGTGGGATTGTGCTTGCATCTGGTGAAGCCCTTGATATTTGCTTTGCTTATACTATTTATTCTATTTTGAATGCATATCCTAATCATAAAGATCAACTTGTTATCTTGACTGATTGTGCATCTCCTATCTATCCAGAACTTGGTGCTAAGTTCCTTGATGATATGAAGGCTCTTAATGTGAAGCTAACCACCAGTACAGAATATTTCGCAGGTAATGAATGAAGCGAATTGGAATATATGGAGGTGCATTCAATTCACCTACTATCGGACATAAGCATGTAGTGACTTCTGTGCTTGAGTCTGGTATGGTGGATGAAGTTTGGATAAATCCAAGTTATTTGCATTTCCATGGAAAGAAAATGGTTTCATATGCTCATCGGTGTATGATGTGTGAATTAATGATTTGTGATATGACTGATAAAGTTTCGGTTATGTTGCTTGATCGAGTAATTGCAACCAACTTTCCAACTTTCAATGGTTCAACAATTGAATTCATGCAATACCTGCGTAAGTTATTTACTGATTTCAATCATGAGTACAGTATTATTATCGGTCAAGATAACGCTGAAACTATCAGTACGTGGAATAAAGGTGAAGAATTAGTGAATAGTGAACGATTCATTATTATTCCACGTGATGATTATCAGTTGACTGATCAATGGTATATGAAGGAACCCCATCATTTGTTGCGCAATCTGCATACTTTTAAGGTAAGTTCTACTGAGGTTAGAGAAGAGATTGCCAGAATCCCAGAGAATGATGTAAGTGATACTTTGAAACATTTTTTAGGCCATGATGTATTGGCTTATGTACTGAATAAAAATTTATATAAGGAGTAAAGTATGGAAGAGGAACTTAAAGACGATCTCTCTAATTACAATGAGAAGATTTACGAAAAGCCATCGGTGACAGTTGATATTGGTATCTGTCGCATTGTCAATGATAAACTTACCGTGCTGTTGATTCAGAGAAGCAAACCTCCATTTCGTGATATGTGGGCAATCCCCGGTGGATTCCTTGATGTTGATAAGAAAAAGAATCCCGATCCTTCCCTTGAATTTGCTGCGATGCGTGAATTGCGTGAAGAAACTGGTATTACAAAAATTCCGGTGCATCAATTGGCTTCGTATGGTGATATTGATCGTGATCCTCGTATGCGTGTTGTCACTGTAGCGTATTTCGCTGCTGTTAATGATGATATGATTTCCAATGAAAAGGTAGAAGCAGCCGACGATGCTAAAAAGGGAAGTGCTATCTGGTGGAATTTACATAAATTACCAAAGATGGCATTTGACCATAAGAAAATTTTGAAAGACTTATTGACTCGTATTCAAGGTCGAATTCAATATACCGATTTGGCATTTTCATTCATCCCTAAAAAATTCACATGGGGTGAGTTGCAGAAGGTGTATGAAATTGTTCTCGGTCGTGAATTGGTTGCATCTAATTTCCGTAGAAAGATTAAGTCTATTTATAATATTCAGGAATTGGATGAATATAATCAACCAATTACTGGAAGACCATCGAAATTGCTAGTCTATAAGGGAATGAAGCCTCAATTCTAAAAGTAATCAGTTGATTTTTATAAACTATGTATTATGAAAGATCCATATTTACATAGTTTTTTAGAATCGTTTGATGAGGGCACTGAAAAAGCTCTTATGGAAAGTATCCGTAAGGGTTATTCATGCATTTTTGAAGGGTATGAAGATCCTCGTGATATAGAACGCGAAGATGCAGTTACTCAATTTAATAGAATGGGTGCATATAACAGTAATTTTGGTGTAAATCCAATTATGGCGTTTTTGCAACAATCAGGTGAACGATTAAGAGATAGATACAGCGAAGACCCAAATCCTGAATTAGATTCTGTTACAATGACAGTTCATTATGAACCAACAGATGATCGAGCAAATGATGGATATGATGATTATGATGAATACAATACACCAGAGACTGATGATTCATATGATACTGGGTTTGGTTTAACTAATAGAGATTTATCGGAATTATCATAATGGAAATTGGGTTAATATTTAACTGCGAGTGGTGTGGAAATAGAATTGATAAAGCTGCTGCTTTGTTATTTTCAGCTCCTGTCAATAATATGACTCGAAAACATCACATGTGTCAAGCATGCTATGAAAAAATCGAAGCGATGAGAATAATATCTAATCCTTAATAATAGTTCTGTCATCAGGACAATAAAACCATTTTTCCCCAAAATAATCCATATAATATATAGAAAATCCAATTGGTTTTGTATTTGTATTATACTTATTTAATATTTGAATGCTTTTCTCTGTATTCAATTTATGTTGACCTGATTTAACTAATGGATGATATATCAATTTATGACATGTTGGACATAAAGGAATTGTTACTTTATTAAGCGGTGATGGATTTATTTCTTTTGGTGTAATATGATGAAATTCAATAAGCGATTTTTTATTTGTTTCATATTTACATGTAGGAAACCAGCATTTATATACTACATTAGACATGTAATAAATAATAAATTTTTCCCCAAAAAATTACCATAAAAACTTATATTTATCTTAAACCGAAGGATAGTATGGGTAAAAAATTTGTTATATCAGCCGTATCAGCATCAGGGAAGACTACACTAGTTAATGCATTATTATCAATTCACCCTGAGATATATAGATTGAAAACGTGTACGACACGACCTATTAGACCAGAAGAGAAAGGCGACGAATACTATTTCTTAACTCCTGATGATGCTAACAAAAAAATAAAGTCTCATGAATTCATCGAACATTCTACGGTTTATGGAAATTTATATGGTTTAACTAGAACCGAAGTTGATAGTCATTCGGCAGTAAATTCAGTTGTTATTTTAGATGTTCAGGGTGCTAAAAAATTCAAAAAGGTATATCCTGATGCTTTGACTATCTTTTTGGAACCTCCCTCAATGGAAGTTCTTGAAGCCAGATTAAAAGAACGTAATACATCAGATCTAGATGTATCAAATCGACTGGCTGAAACTAAAAAAGAGCTAGAATTCATGAAAAAGGCTGATTATATCGTTCCAAATGGATCATTGCTTCAAATGAAACGAAAGCTATTCAGATATGTAGAATTCTATATTAATGATAATTCACATTGACATAAACTAAATTAGTTTCTATATTAGTGGTATGAAAAATATACTACCACATATCAATGATTTTCTAAATCGCGCAAATCTTACGGCTCAGCGTAAAGATGGCCTTATCTTGTTTGATTACAATAAGACTGTTTCATTCGCATTTGATTGGGATATTGTGACCCTCAATGCACGTGGCATTGTATTTGAAGAATCTACTGGTCGTGTAGTTGCGAGAGGATACCCAAAGTTCTTCAATTATGAAGAATTGATTGGTGACAATACTCGAATGAATGAAGCTCCAAACTTCCCTGACTCGTTTAAGCCAAATTTCACTGGTAAGTTTAGAGTATTGGAAAAGGCTGATGGTTCTTGTGCCATTGTGTATTTCTATAATGGGGAATGGAGAGTAAATACTCGTGGATCATTTAATTCAGATCAAGCTGTGTGGGGAAAGAAGTACCTTGATAGCAATATTAAGACTGAATTGATGAATCGCGCCCATACGTACATTTTCGAAGCTATCTACCCAGATAATCGAATTGTTATTAATTATGGAGATAAGGAAGCTCTTGTACTTACTGGAATCATTGATACTCAGACTGGCGATGAGTTTGGTGTTGAGTATCTTGAAGCAGAATGTGCAAAGATTGGCTGTGAGATGGTTAAGGTTCTTGTATTTGATAAATTCGAGGATTTATTCAATGTGCGTGATACTTTAACTGTAAATGAAGAAGGATTTGTTATTACTTTTGATAACGGATACAAATGCAAACTGAAAGGTGCTGCATACTGTGCTGTTCATAAGAAAATGAATAATCTTACTCCATTGGCTTTTTGGAATGCATTTGATGTTGAGTCATTTAAGATGCCTGAATCATTCTTAGCGGAATTGCCAGAAGAATTTCGTGATAGTGTAGATGAATTGACTGAGATTACCGAGAGAATGCATAATGAAAGTTATGCTCGATTGATTGATCTTGCGTCAACCATTCCACCATTTGAGAATGATAAAAAAGGCAATAAATCTCGATATGAGTACATCACATCTCACGTAGATCATGGTGATGTTGCTTTGGTGCTTTCTATTCTTAACGGAAGTGGAAAGAAGACCAAAGAAGTCATTCATCGAATGGTACGACCATTTAAAAATTCGTATGATGGAATCACACTTAACAGCAGATTACAGAGAATTTTCAGCGAAAGCTGATTCTCTGTTTTCTTTTAGGAATAAATATGGATATCATTAAATTATTAACTGAAATGGCTAAGTCAACAGATCCACAGGCATTTATGGACTTAACGTTTAAAAAAGAAAATTCAGATCCACATCCAGATGCTGAGTTGCTTATAACTGACATGCACAATCATATGATTAGTGTACTTACCAAGTTTGATGAGCCGTGGATGACGGATAAAGATCGAGCAGAAGCTAAAGAAATGGTGATAGCTGAACTTGAATCAAAGGGTGCTATCATTGAAATGCGAAATTCAATCAACGATGCAATTAGTCGTAATTATGATATGGTTAAGTTTTGTGAATTCATGAAAACTATGACAACCATGATGTCAAAATAATTATGACAAATGAGTCAAAAGTTTCTATATTAAAAGAGAATGGATGGCTTGAGTATTATGGTAATACATGGATACTAAAGGCATGGGTTATTGCTGGATTGCCATATGATAAAATGTCAGTATCACTTGACGAAGCATTCAAATCAGTAGAACCCCATCCATTTGATAAATTTCATGAATTGGCGTTGAAAGAAGGAACTAAAAAATGACTGAACAAGAAATTGAAGAAAATAAAGTATTTATGTTTGTGCGTGGTTCTCATGCATACGGTTTAAATAATGCTGATAGTGATGAAGATCTTGGTGGTATTGCACTTCCAAGTCGTGATGTAGTGCTTGGATTTGATGAATTTAAGCAGAAAGATGATTATGTAGATGCTACTGGCACTAAGACTGATACATCTGTGTATAACATTCTTAAAGCATTAGATTTGATTGCCAATAACAATCCAAATATGCTTGATTTCTTGTATGCTCCTGATCGCTGTATTCGGTTGCTAAAACCTGAATGGGAACATATCATGGAATACCGTGATCAATTCCTATGTAAGAAAGCTAAATGGGCATATCAGGGTTATGCAACGGATCAATTGAATCGGTTGGAAACACATCGCAGTTATTTGTTGCATCCAATGACTCAACCAACTCGTGAAGCGTTTAACCTTCCTGCTAAGAGTATTTTTCCTGAAAATCAGCTTGCTGTGATTGCTCGGTTGTCTAGTGAATATGTACCAGAAGATAAGCAAAATATGTTCTATAAGGATATGTCTGCTTTATTCGATCATGAAGGTGCAATGACCTTTAAGAAATATGTATCTCATGATATGTGTCCATTCGCCATTGCTGATTTCAAGCGTAGAGATGATGAATTTTTGCGGATGATTGGTAGTGTCTCTCAGCATTTCCTTAAAGATGAATATAGAAATATGGCTCATCAGGAATTGAAATATTTGGCTGCATGCGACCAATGGGTTGCATACAAGAGATGGCAGAAACAAAGAAATCCAAAACGAAAGTTACTTGAAGAAAAATGTGGATATGATGCAAAGCATGCTGCTCATTTAATTCGGTTGCTACGGATGGGTTGTGAAATCATGCAAGGTAAAGGTGTTAATGTTGATAGAACCAATATTGACCGTGAGCATCTTTATAAAATTCGTATCGGTGATGTAAAATTTGATGATATGATGGCAGAATGTAAAGAACTCAATGACGTGATTGATGATGCGTATAGTAACAATAATATTCTTCCATTGGAACAGAATACTGAATTGTTTACTCGGCTAAAAAGAGAAATCATTGAACAAGCATTAACTAAAAGGTAATTTATGGACGGTATATTTTTTAATTCTCATCTACGTAAAATCATTCGACAAGGTGATCGTTCTAAAGCATACCGTAACCTGATAAAGAAAATTGTCAGGATTCATAGAGAATTCTTTACGGAAGAGAATATTCCAACAGCTAATGGATATTTACAAGAGTTGTTGGATGATGCATTTCGTGAAGAATATATTAATGATTGTGGATTACCGCTTGAAACTCTGAATAGATTTACAGCAATAAAATTGATTGAAAATTCAAATAATAGCTGGGATGAAATTAGTGAGTTATCTGAGAAAAATGCGAGATTGATATTATCAACTCTACAGGCGTATGAACCCGATCATATTAGTATCAATGAAAATGGTGCTTTTGTGATTCGGTTTATTCGAAATACGCATATTGTTGAGTGTATTGTTGGTGGTAGAACTGCCAATAGAACTGCCAATAGTAACTGGGTTGATGTTTCTATTGAAAAAGCGGATCATTGTATGATTTATAGAAAATCAACGATTACAAGTGAAGCAATCGAATTTATTAGAATGAACACGAGACATACTTAAAACGATTGACCCGCTTTAGATTGATTAAATACAAAATTCAAACAATCCATGCCTTCACTTTCTAAGTGGAGGCCACTTTCATTACAGCATATATTCTTACGTTTAGGGCCATTACTACTCAAATTTTGAGTGGAAGGTATATATCCCTTATCAACAACGTCACATCCACCCTCGACAAAAAATACAGCTCTTTGTCTTCCGTGATTGATTTCATGGCTATCTGCAATTCTTCTAGTACCCGGAATTTCCGAATTAACACATCCACATCCACATGAACTTGTTCTAATTGGGGAAGGTGCCTGTCTAGGTTTAGGCATAGGGGTTGGCGCACATGCACACCCGCATCCATATGCTGGTGACGCACAGGTGCAATTAATATTATTACATGTAGAGCAAGCCATAATCTAATCCATTTGTATACCTATAGTTTATATAAACTATTTAAAACAATGGATATATTTATGTGGAATTTTATAAAAACTAATTTTATAAGTATAAAAAATGCTCTATTCTATGAAAATGGCAAATTATCATCAGGTAGAATGATGATGCAAGTCGTGTTTGTGATGCTTGTTATTTTTTGGATTGTTGGGGCAATTTACCCAGTAACAGTTCCAGCATCTATGGAAAATGTGTTTTATTCATTATTGGCATATGTATTTGGTACTAAAGGTGTTGAGGTAGCAAAAACCGCTGTCACTAAACCTACCACACCTACAACAGTCGTTCAACAACAAAAAACAAGTGTGGTCGATTCACCAGACTAATTAAAAGGAAATATTATGAATTATTTAAAAGATCCAAAAATTATTACAATCGTTGTGTTATTAATAGTAATTATAGGTGGTGGATTATTTACACAAAATAAAATTACTGAAATTGACAATACATATAAAACCGAAAAACACTATTTAGATTCCACCTACAAAGCTGATAGTATATCCATGGCAATGAAATATAGTACACTTGATAGTCAATATGCAGTGGCTTTATCGAAAAAAGATTCATCGTCTTATAAAGATAGCACAAATTCACATACAACAAAAACAATAATACGCACAATTTATAAAGATAGTATTAAAGAAGTATACGTTGAAAATAATGAATATATAACAACATCACAAAAAACAATAGTGTCTTTACAGGATTCTGTTGTTAATGCTACTAAGAAAATTACCGAATTGGATTCTCGTATAACTGAATTAACGAAAGAATTATCAGTTAAAAAAATAGATACAATTACCGTTACAGAAATACATGAAAAAACAATTACACCAGTTGCTAAGAAATTTAGTGTGTATGGTAATGTATTTGGTAAGTCAACTCAAGCAATCAATTTAGCTGTTGGTGCCGAAGTTGGTGGTGATTATAAAATTTATTCTCCTGTATATATAGGAGCGTCTATTAGAAAGGATGGTATATCCACATCTGATGGATATAATGCATTAATTAAAGCTGGTGTTAAATTTGAATTTTAAGGAGTTATTATGATTGCATTAATAATGAAACTAATATCGCTATTTAAATACGCTAAGACAATAAAAACAACGGTAGAGACTGTAGAGACGGTCGTGGAGACAATAAAAACAACCACACCTACACAAACAGCTACAGTCGAAACAACGCCTACAGAGGCTGTTATAGAGAAACAAACACAACAAGAGGAAACTCCTATGAATACACCAAGTAATGCATGTTACGATATGATAAAACAATTTGAAGGGTTTAGTGCTAAACCATATAAATGTCCAGCAGGAATTCCAACTATTGGATACGGATCTACGTTTTATATAGATGGAACTAAAGTTAAGATGACAGATGCTGAGATCACAAAAGATAAAGCAACTGAAATATTATCGGCTGTAGTGAATAAATTCTCATTGGAAGTTAATAAATTAATTAAAGTTCCAGTTAGTCAAGGCCAATATGATGCCCTAGTTGATTTTGCATATAACTTAGGCGCAGCAAATTTAGCAAGTAGCACGTTGTTAAAAAAACTTAATGCTAAATGCTATACAGAAGCAGCCGATCAATTTCCTCGATGGAATAAGGCTGGTGGTGTTATATTAGAAGGATTAACTAAGAGACGAAATGCAGAACGATCTTTATTTTTATCGTAAAGAATAAATTCCTTCCCTATATGCTGCGTTGAATAATGCAGCATAATTTTTTATATTATCCGAATCGTTACACTTCATAAATAGACCCCCGCGATAATTAATGACCTCTGTGATATACATAAATTTATCAACGATAGCAATCGTAAATGGAGAAATATCCATCAAATCTGGATATGTCATTTTTAGGTTATTACGTTGAGCAAATTCAATCCCAGCATTAAATGCCTTATTTAAGTGATTAATCAACTTAGTTATCGTGTGTTTTGATGAAAACAGATTTCCGAAAGTACATTGGAATTCATATATTGCCGTGTCTTCATATACAATATACATTGATCGCTTGTTAGTGTCAAATGTGTATGGATTATACACCAATTCTTGTACAGTATCGTTATGCATAGTAACTCCTTTTCTATAATATAGGAATATGCATTGATTTTGTCAATGGATAATTTGAATAATGCGTAAAATCAATAAAAAAATTATATTACGAATATAATTAATTTTGTATATTTAAAATATGGAACTAAATAATACACGCGACCTTTTACGAGATGATGTCTACTCCAACATGGCAAAAGAGATCTCTCGATTATCTAAAGATGAAAACACACATATTGGGGCAGTTATAGTTGCTAATGATGGTACGCCTATTTCATGGGGTTATAATGGTACTATATCAGGATTTGATGATTCCATTATACCACATTCACGGGAACAGGAAGAATTAATTTATAGTATTAAGGATGATGATACAAATAAATCTGAAATTCATTTCTTTAAATCCAATAAATATCCGTATATGTCGCATGCAGAATCGAATGCAATTTTTTACGCAAACAAAGATAAATTAGTTGGATCTACTATATATGTAACTGGATTCCCATGTGATGGGTGTGCTTTACAAATAGCAAGAGCTAAAATAGCACGTGTTGTGGTTATATCAGATTCTAATGTTGATAGCGAATCATCATTAAATACAAATAATCATAATGCATTATTTATATTTGCACAACAGGGAATAAAATTAACGGTTAATAAAACCAATTACACACTAAAATGTCATAAATCAGAAACAGAAAACTGATTCATTGGAAAGTGTGTTTATTATAAACATTTACTGTAACGCCCACAACAAAAGAGAGATCCTAATGGCTAATACTCCTAAGTTTCATGGAACGCCAATCATTGAAGATAAAAACGGAAAAACACTCAGACCTATTACAAGAGGTCAACAACAATTACTCGAAGCGATAGAAACAAATGATATCGTTTTCGTAAATGGGCCAGCAGGTACAGGAAAAACGTGTGTAGCAACTTGGTATGCGATAGCTGGCATCGATGCTGGCTTATACGAACACCTTGTTCTTACACGTCCGATTGTAGAAGCTGGTGAAGAACTCGGATTTTTACCGGGAACTTTTGAAGAGAAAGTTGCTCCGTATATGCAGCCTCTATATGAGGCAATCGAGATGGTTAAAGGCAAACAAAAACCAAAACCACCTATGGAAATGTCCCAAAAATTTCCTCCACAAAAAACATTTGATAAACGAGGAAAAAAACCTATAAAGAAGGGTTATTCAGATGAAGCTGAAGCTCATCTTTATGAATTCAAATCAGATAATGCTGATTTCTATTCCAAAGTAAATGTATGTCCTCTTGCATATCTTAGAGGATCAACAAAAGCAAAATCATTTATTATTTTAGACGAAGCACAAAACGTAACAAGCACTCAGATGAAAATGATGCTTACTCGTCTTGGTTATGGTTCTAAATTAGTTATTTGTGGTGATATAAATCAATCCGATCTTGAAAGTAGAGTTAAGTCTGGATTCAGAGAAGCTCAGAATTTACTTAAAAAAATTAAAGGAATTGGATTTGTAACATTAAATGCTGATGATATTGTTAGACATCGATTGATTAAAGATATCATTCTCCGATATGAAGGAAAGGATAGCGCACGTAAATCAGAGATTCAGAGCAATCGCAATGACATCGAAAATGTGCGTGATTTGAGAAACTATGATTTCTCAACTGATGATGAGGATGATGATGAGGAACCTACTGTTGATGCAGATGGTACTGAATCAGATAATGTAACTGATATTAACGATAAGTAAATACATATCAACTTCAATATAAACTAGTTGCATGGACACAAATCCATGCAATTTTTATTTAGGTATTAGTATGATAAATGGCGGTTCTTTTATATTAATGTTAGATCCAAAGAAACACAAAACGTTACTTGGATTGAGATCTCGTGAAACTGAATGGAATCCTAATACGTGGTGTCCATTTGGAGGAACTATTGAATCCAATGAAATTCCCACAGAAACAGCGATTCGTGAGTATTTAGAGGAAACCAATATATCGAATGACATGTACGAAATGTCTAAAGAACCAATATTCGTTAAAAAAAGTGTAGATAGTACTGGACAGATCCATCAAATGTTTCTATATTTAGGATTATTGCAATGTGGAATAGACCCAGTAATCAACGATGAACATCAGGATTTTATGTGGTGTGATATAAAAGAAATTCCAACTTTAGAATTACACCCCATCATGGTAGATGTATTTACCGATGAGTATTCTCTAGAAGCAATTCAATCAGCATTAGTGACTAATATGATTGATATGTGAGGATGTTATGAATGATATTAATTCATGTGATGATGTAAACGATTTCCGAAACTTCCTTACTGTACAAGCGGAAGAAATGTGTAAGCACAAATGGATTGAATCTGAAAAGGTGGGGTATGATTTAGGCAATGCTGCGATCCAAGATTGGATCAAAAAATATGCTAAGAACTTTAGAGAAACTTATTATAAGACACCTAATAAATCATAATAAAACAGTTTTATATAATAATTCATATTCTCTAGGCAAGGTGTTATAATTTATAGATGTTAAATCAGTCGGCATATGATTTACTATTCGATCATCTAAAGGTGAATTTTTAAATTCCCATTGACGAATTTTCTTAGCAAAATTATACATTAATATGTAGGCATTTGATTCTTGACAGTATCTTTCTATATCTAATTGTAAATTATATTTAGTTATATTTTTAATTGCCCTTCTATCACAATCTAATTCACAATCTCTTGATAACCCAACAGCCGATTTTACTGTAATTGGTTTGTATGTGTTTCCTCCAAGCCATTTATCCATAATATCATATGATTGATATCCACCTCGCAGTCTATGTGTAAATACGGGATCATTTTCGATCCATTGTTCCATATGAGAAAATTCATGCACTAAGGTACTGATAATCCAATTTTCTGCACCATTTGATACAAATAATTCAATAGTGTCAAAATATCCACCATATGTCTGGTTATCTACTATGAGTCTATCCTTATCGGATAATATTAATTTGATGCCATATCTACGACATTCGCGTTTTACATGTGTTATGAAATCAAGATGATTCTTATGCATATGTATAAATAGTTTATACTAATTTACGAAAAATTGATATATTTAAGTTCAAGGAGTTAACCATGCTAGAATATCAAAATTTATTAAAAACAGTCCTTTCCGAAGGTAAATTGACCGATAACAGAACAGCAACCGCAGCACATAGAATGACTGGTGCTATGATAAAGTTCGATTTACAGAAAGGATTCCCTATCTGTACAACAAAAAAGATCAATTTCCAGACTATCGCAACCGAAGCAGTATTTTTTATTCGTGGATATAATGATAAAAAATGGCTACAGGATAGAAATTGCCCTATTTGGAATGAATGGTGTAACCCAGAAAAAGTTCCATATGGGCATGATGAAGAAACTCTTAGATTAATGAAAGAAGAAACTGATTTAGGTCGTGTTTATGGGGTTCAATGGAGAGATTGGGGTGGAGGATATACAAATACATCGAAATCTGATTCATCATATGAATATACATATAATCCCGGTATCGATCAATTAAAAATTGCACATGATACACTAAAAAAGAATCCTAATGATCGTCGTATGATCGTTATGGCGTGGAATCCATCTGATTTACAAAAAATGGCATTGCCTCCATGTCATTTTGGATTCCAATTTACATCTGATGGTGAATATGTTGATTTGACATTCTTCATGCGCAGTGTAGATTGTTTCTTAGGAATGCCTTTTAATATATCGTCATATGCTCTTATACTTGAATTGATGGCTAAGACGGTTGGATTAAAGGCAAGACAACTAACTGGTATGTTTGTTGATACTCACATATATGAGAATCATATGGATCAGGTTAATCTATTGCTATCAAGAGAACCTTATGCATTGCCACGATTAATATTACCAGATGATACAAATATATTCACATGGGAACCAACTCAATGGGAATTACAAAACTACCAGCATCACGCATTTATTAAAGCTCCTGTTGCTGTATAAAAATAAAAGAGTATGATTTGCGTCATACTCTTTTTCATTGACATGCTTAATAATTATTTCTATATTGGGTTATACAACAATAGAGTTCGGGGTATTAATGTCTAGAGATTATAAATGTACAAATCATAAAATTTTATCAACAGCAGAAGAATACAAACTATTTGAAGAATATTCACAAACAAAATCACTCGCAATTAGAGATAAAATAATAGCACATAATTTGAAATTTGCTATGGGTAGTGCTCTACTGTATTTACGTAGATACAAGCATGTCGATCCAAATGATTTAAAAGGCTATGCGGTAATGGGACTAATAGATGCCTTTGAAAAATTCGATCATACACGAGGATTACGATTTACATCATATGCCTCTTGGTGGGTAAAGTGTTCCATCAATCGAAATGTTGCTGATAATGAGAGTATTGTTAGATATCCAAATAACATACATCAAGAAGTATATAATCACTATAAAACTAATAAAGGTGATTCTGATGAATTAGATGCTAGTGATTATTCTGTGATAAGTAGTAATATGGCGGGTGGTATTTCAATTGATCAGCCGATTGAAAATACTGACTTAAAGATAGAAGATGTTTTAGTATCACCGGATACTACAGATGCATTAATTAGCGACTCACTTGAACAGGCATTAACATTATTGCCACCGCAAGAACGACATATTATTGAGTCTATATATGGATTCTCTACAGGTGAACGGCAGTCCATTAGAGAAATTGCAGCGGAGCTTGATATATCACATGAAAATGTTAGAATAATCCGAAATAAAGCTCTCGCTAAATTAAAAAAATATGCAGTTAAAGCTGATCTTTATTAATTGAGTATGAAATGGCAAAGAAAGCAAAACTAGAATTCATCACTCAATGCGAGTCACTTAAACCAAGTATTGAGTGTAATTCGATTCCTCAAGTTCTATTGCATTTTAATTATCTTGAACGCTGGGGTGCATCTCCAACTGTACAAGAAAGTTTACCAGAGGATGCAAAAAATATCAAGGAATGTTTTGCGCTGATTCGTAAGATGAGTGATAATGGATTTCAGGCGAAAAAATTTAAAGAGTATTGGACTAAATATAATATGGAAGATATATGCGAATATAATGTTATAGTCGCCTCCGATAGTACTTCCGATGGAGAATGATATGGCTATTGAACATGAAGATAAATATTTATTGACAGGACAGCCTGTATTTAATGATGACTTACAACTACGTAATATTCATCATATTGAACAATTTTATATGACGCTAGATCGCGATAGAAAATATGTAAGTAGAGCAAGATGTGAATATGTTATTGAATCTATGAAATTCTATAAGGAATGTCATAAAGTCGGTAGTGGCCCCACCACAGAAGAGATTGAATACAACATCACAGATACTATTTATAATCAATTGAAAGAGTATTGCCGTATAGGAAATATTGTCACTAAGACTAGGTATATTGCTGTTGATCGAGCTGGGTTAAGATGGGAAATTGATGAATACCCAGATGGACATTGGATCGCTGAATTAGAAAATCCTCCTATGTTTTATTTATTAGATTGCTTCCCCGGTGCAATTAATGTGACTGATGATTTTAACTATAAAAATATATCTATTTCATTAAATGGCTTTCCAAAATCATAAAAACTTTCTATATTACTACAATGAACTATTATACAAGCGATTTGCATTTTGATCATGCTCGAATCATCGAGTTTTGTGATCGACCATATTCATCCGTTGATGAGATGAATAAGAAATTAAAAGACAATTGGAATTCAAGAGTAAAACCAGAAGATCATGTATATGTTCTTGGGGATATTTGCATGAATGAAAAGGGATTCATCGATCATATGAATGATTTGAATGGATTTAAGCATATTGTTCGAGGGAATCATGATCCTAAAAACATTCAAAATAAGAAGCTGAAAAACACCCACTTTACAGAACTGATTCATACAGTTCGCGATGGCGAAGCTAAGATAGTCTTATGCCATTTTCCTATAATGGAGTGGAATGGATATTACAATGGGGTGTATCATTTCTATGGACATGTACATAACACTCGTGCAGAATTTCATCCATGTGCGTTTGAAGTTGGTGTGGATGCACATAACTACAAACCAAAAACTTTTTATGAAATAGTAAATTCAAGGATTGCAAATGTTCAATAAATTAATATTGCTGATAGTAGGAATTCTATTGGTATTCCTTGCATTCAAACTAATGATTGCAACTCTGATTTGGGCAATGTATAAGATATTGTTTGGATTAGCATTAATTCTATTCATTTACATCGCATTCAAAACAATTAAATAAGGAGTCGATATGAAAATCGAAGTAAGTAAAAATGATATCACCAAGTTACTAAGCGAAAAACTTGGCATTTCCGCTGATAATGTGGAATTGAAATTCGTTGACATTGAATTCACATCAGAGGTTAAATCTGATATGGCACCTATTGCACCTGCTGTGGGTGAAGTTGATGATGGAGATGATGATTGTGGAGGCACTGACGTAGATAATAATACTACGCCAGCCGAATTGGTCACTGCAACCACTATCAAGAAAGTGTTGGAGAAGGCATTAACCGATATTGGCTATGCAAGTAAGATGCCAAAAAATGCAGATGAAGTTTGTCTTACTGCAATGACTGAATTTGTTGAAAAAATGAGTCGCAAGGAACGCAGAATATTTAATAACTTTGTCGCTGAATGTGATTTTAAGAAGTTTGTTATTCTATGGCAGGAATTGCAGACGATCATTAACAAAAAGATTAAGTAAGGAATTGATATATGGGCATTATGTTGCCATTTGATGATGTAGTACTCCCACATCATGTTTCGATCTCGTATGAACGTGACACCTATACGATTTATATCATGGGTGTGGCGGTTGCTACGCATCAATATAAAGTCCATATTTATTC